TACATGGCACGTCTAGCAGCTTTGTTACAAGCATCAATGATCTTTTGCTCATTATAAGGCTCTATAGTACCATCCTTTTTTATTACATTGTACAAATTTTATCTCCTTTCTCGATTCCACAAGAAATCAACCTTTCATTTAATATTAATTATTTCTCTTCAAATCCAATAATCTTACCATCATTAATAATTACTCTTGTATTCTTGCGTTCAAATAACTCAATACAATCACCAACAGTAATATTATCCATATTAATTTTTGTAGTTTCTCTTAACATAATTAATCCTCCAATTCTGCTTTATATATCTGATAAATCATATTCCAATTCCAACAATGTTTACCATCCCAATTCTTATTCCAAGGATAAATTTCACCAAAACAAATCTTTATCTCTGCATTAGAAGTCTCAAGATTATGTGCAGAATCATCAATAAATAAGCTACCACTCATATCTATATGAGACTTATTCTTATATTCTTTGAGATTAACTCCTATGAAATGACAAAATGGGAGAATTTCTTTACACCATTTTTCCTTTGCTCTGAGATTAGGACTATAGCCAGAAGAAACAATAGTAACTTCATCTTGTAAAGCAAATTTTCTTAACACCTCATAAGCTTGTGGCATAAATTTTAACTTATCAAAGAATCGTTGCTGATTGAAATATGTATTTATATATTCCCTACTTGCACAGTTAAGTTCTTCAAAGTTCCAAGTCTTAATCTGTTCTGGGAAAATATATTTATAACCACTGTAATATTTAAAATCTTCATTATATAAATCACATATTGCAGCAATTGTATCTACAATAACTCCGTCAAAATCAACAAATAATTTTATATAGCATCACTCCAATCGGTTAATTTATATTTACATTCACCATTTTTATCAAAACTATAATTTTCTCTAAGAAATTGAATATTGAATGGTGTGTTCTTGTTATGTCTTACACAATCTATATGTGGACAATTACGATTTCCACAATAAATTCTTTCTATGTTTTCTTTTTTCAATTTCATCTAACTCCTTACAGATACGAGCGGTATCATAAGCGTCTCTACATTCATTACTAACTACGTAATCAACATATTTTTTTATATGCTTAAAATCTTTCTTATCAGCCTTATATCTACGTTTATTTTCTTTAATATCTTCAACAGAGCCATTAGAACGTACAAACATTCTTCTTTTAAGCTCTTTATTGGATACGTCAAGATATATAGAAACAATAGGCAAATAAGGATATTTTTTCTTAATATTTTTAAGACCTTCAGGCGTTAAAATAATGACCTTATTAGATGCATACTTATAATCACCTAAACGACTGCCATATAGCCATATTCCTTTTTCTGTTTCATATTCTCTATATTCTGCAAAATCGCCCTTTTCGATCATATTCATAAACTCGGACTGGCTAATAAAATAATAATCAACACCATCAATCTCACCTGTTCTCATAGGTCTTGTTGTACAAGTGGCAACTCTTGAATATCCCATAGAACATAATATTTTTGCAACGCTGTCTTTTCCTGAACAACTTTTTCCAATTAATATAATCACTCGAAACCCTCCATATCTTTTATAAATTTTTCAATTACATTACTATCATCACAATACAGACAAACATTTACTAACTCTAATAGGTTAAGTGAAAATATTGCCATGATAGATTTTGCATTAACTTCATACCTATGTGATTTAATTGTTATTTCTTCATCATATTTAGATACAATATCAACAAAATCCTTTATTCTTTTAATATTGTCTAATCTAATAACCGCTGTTGTTTCTAGCATGTTTCGTTCCTTTCTAATCAAAATACATTCTTATATAAGATATCTCACCTTCAAAAATGCCACCTAAAGTAGATACATCACCTGTATTTCCCCAACGATTTGAAATATTAGGGATTAATGTAGGACTATGAACAATAAACTCCACAATCGAATCATTACTTATAGTGTATTGTCCTAAATTATCAGTATGTTCATCTGCCTTGCAATCAGCAAGAATACAAGGAATTACCTCGCCTGATTTCATAACAACATCAAATTTTGTGCCTATTTCAGTAGTGTAATAAGAACCGATAGCACAAGCATAACGTCCATCAATCATATAGATACCTGAATCATCAAGCTCATACTCAGACTTAAGCTTATATTGTGCTGAATTTGTACTTGCTATCAACCTTGCATCCATATATGATTTGAATGGTTTACTTCCTGGCACATCCATATCAATATAGTAAGTTTCTTCTATAATGACAGGAGTTTTATCGTCCACTTCATTATTCTCTGTTGCTATATTTTTTTGACATTTATTTATTTCTAATTGTCGTTGAAGCATTTTTTCTCTGGTTTTTACATAAAAATGCGATTCATAATAGTTAATCTGTGCTGCACTAGCAGTTATAGCTTGTATGTTTTCTGCCCTCAAAGGGGCGACAAGTGTACTTACTAATACAAGAGATATAGCCATATTACTTATCTTGTAAATCTTAAACACCCACTTCCATCATATTTATTTGTATATAACTTAATATATACTTCGTTAGAATTACTAGAATCAAATCCGACAGATTTTATGCTCATATCAACAATGCCAGATTCTTGTCTAATTTCTTCTATTTCATTATTCTCTCTTGTACCTACAGCAACATAAGAATTCGAAGGTACGTTTTCAAGAAAACTTCTTAGTTTACCTGCGTTTATATAATTCACGTTTCTTTGTCACCTCCCTTCTATAATAAACAAATCTAATGAATCATAGAAAGGAATTCTTCTTCTAAAATAATTGGAATATTAAGCGATTTTGCTTTCTGATTTTTGGATGATGTCGAATTGATATCATTATTTATGAGATAAGATGTTTTAGAACTTACAGATCCTACGACTGTACCACCATGAGAAACTATATCGGCTTTCAATTCGTCACGATTCTTGTAATGATGTACTGAGCCAGTTACAACGAATGTTTTTCCTTGTAATGTATTTGGAATTTCATCTAAGACTATATTAGGTGTTTCAAAAGTAAACTCTTTTGATAATTCATAAATCATGTCAGAATGTTTAGACCAATAATTGTCAAGAGAAGATATAATTTTGTCACCTATTCCTTCAAGTGAATTAAAATAAGAAGCTCCTTTTGTTCCCATAATGACTATGAATTCTCTTATACTATAATTAACTCTTTCCGCAATTAATTTGCTTGCAGTCTTTCCTATTAGGGAAATTGAAAGCGAATAGATAAATCTATCTAACGTAGTATTACGTGATTCTTCAATAGAATTGAGAAGTTTTTCAACAGACCTTTTTCCAAAACCATCTAAGGTTTTCATTTTATTTTCATGGTCTGATAAATGATAAATATCTTTAATGGAATTCAGCCAGTCGAGGTTAATGAATTTTTCTATTGTAGATTCTGAAAGATTTTCTATGTCCAACGCATTTCGGCTTGCTGCATGAACTAATTTGCCTAAAAGTTTACCTTTACAGTCTGAATTTTCGCATACAAGTACCTCAGAGTCGTTCTCTTTAATAATTCTTGTAGGCTGACCGCAAATAGGACATTTACTAGGAATCTTAAAATTACCACTCTTATCAATACTGTCATGCACTTTAGGAATAACCATATTAGAACGGTAGACTCTAATTCTATCTCCTATTCCAAGCATCATATCTTTAATATATGTAATGTTGTGAAGTGTTGCTCTTGTAGTAATTGCACCATTTAAATCAACTGGCTCGAAGATTGCCACAGGATTAATCAAACCCGTCTTTGAAGTATTCCATTTAATATCTGTAAGCACCGTTTCAAATAATTCATCTTCATATTTATATGCCATTGAATGTCGGAAAAATTTATCTGTACGCCCCATTGAATCGGCAATTTTATAATCATCAACTGCCATAACAGCTCCGTCATAAGGAATATTATGTGAGTTTGCTAATTCTCTTATTTGATTTAATAAGATTACTAACTCTTCTTTCTGATTAATTCTAGGTGATTTTAATATTGGTATAATCTCAAAGCCAATATCTTTAGCCTTGAATAAATCTTCACTAGGAGTTTTATGTTCAAAACCTTTAATAACTCTCCAAGCAACAAATCTCATATTTCTAATTGCAGCTTCTTTACTATTAAGTAACTGCAATGAACCAGATACAAGATTTCTCGGATGTTTATATTTCTTATCTTCTGGAAGTTTATCATTAATCTCTCTGAAAGTGTCCCATCTAATAATTGTTTCGCCATCAATAATAAGCTCATCCTTATATGGAATTTCTTTTGGAACATTCTTCATTGTTAATACGTTCTGAAGACATTCAATACCTCTTACTCCATCGCCCCTAGTTTCTGCGCCTATTAACTTGCCATCAATATAATGAAGCGAAGTTGTAAGACCGTCTGCTTTTACAGACAAGAAACAATCTTTATCTCCAATAAACTCAACCAACTCATCTACTGATTTTCTTTTATCAAGTGAAAGCATTGGATGATTATGTTTTACTTCCTTTAGTTCATCTGCGACTGAATAACCAACATTATGTGTTGGGCTATTTGCTAACACAATACCTGTAACATATTCAAGTGTCTCTAACTCATCATACATTTTATCCCATTCATAATCAGACATAATTGGAACTTGATTATAATAAGCATACGAAGCATTATTCAACTCTTTAATGAGTTGTTTCATCCTTTCTAATTTATCCATTTACTTCCTCCTTTCTAATTCTTATAAAATGAACATTTATTTACAGTCATACATAATCAGCTCTTCTGCATATGGAAGTGATTCTACCCACTTTATAAACGACTCTGACCACTCTGTAAGCTTATGATTTTTACGCTGAAAATACATATTACGGATATTTTCATAATTCATTGTAATTGTACGCTTCTGTAACCAAGATTCAGGTAAAAATCTAATCAATTCTTTCCAATATCTTTTATCCTTTGTCTCAAGATATTTCTGACGTAAGTTCTCAAGAACCATGATTACGTCTTCTTCAAATGCTGAAATATGGTTAAGTTCATTATCGTCCTCTGGATTATCAGCAAGAGATAAATTCCTATCATAATCATCAATCTCAAAACAATCTAATGTAATTGGTGTCGTGGCAAGCTTGTGCATTGTACTCGTTGAGTTCGCAACCGTCCCTACCTTATATGTATCAAATTCTTTCCACCAGTAAAGTGGTGCTGTAATATCCACTGATACAAAAATCTGTCGCATAAACTTTCTATGCTCATTTCCTGCTTTAATTAATCTCTGTGCAAGTCCAAAATCATTTTCACCGATAACATAATTATCATTATCATAATAACTGTCACTTTTAATGTGACTATTCAACGGATTTCTCATTCCACGGAGACTGTGTTCAAATCCCCATACTTCTGTATTCTCAAATTTCATTATTTATTTCCTCCTATTGAAACTCTGATTTAGTTGTCTTATTCTTCGTTCTGAGTTGTTGCATTAATTAGTCCTAATACACCTGCAACATATCCAACATAATATTTACCATCACATTCTTCTGCCCATTCAAGTGATTCGTTTAATATAACAATACCTTCTTTATAAATATCGTTCTTATCTATATATATATATATATATATATATATTCTCTCTTTTAAACTCCAACATATCGTCTTAATCTTTCAACATCTGCTACTTCAATAAATTCATTAAGATAATTTATTGTTTCTATTATTCTGTCATATTCTTTTTGATAAAATCTTTTTTCATCAACAGTAATCCCGTCTCTTGTTGATTTGATGTGATTTATTTCTCTGAGTGAAACTAATTGAGAATATTCGCTGGTAAAATCTAATTCTTCTACATTTATAGTAATTTTCTGTCCGCAGAATGGACAGAAGTTGATTGCATAATTGTGCTCTTTCGTATAAGAGTCAAAACCGTTAGCTACTCTTTCTGTTGTAGTTAAACATAAGTGAGGTATGTTTAAATCTGTGTTTGATGCTTCGTCTTCATTACGCCACATCGGCATAAATTCATCTCTAAATTTTATAAACTTGTCGAATTTTTCTCCAAATGCTTCTTTCATATTTTCACAACAGAAGTCAATAGGTCTGTATTTCCAACTCCTTCTCAATACAGAAAGTCCGCATATCCCACCGTGAGGATTGTTTAACTTAAGTTTCAATAAGTTTATCTCCATTACCCATTTCTCCTTTTTACATTATTAATTCTTCCATAATTATTTGTTTAGGTAAAAAATTCCAACAATAATAACTACTACTAAATGTTATTTTGTTTTGAACTTCTCCGTTATTCATAAATTTCATCCTTTTATCGAACATTAAAAGTTGTAAATCCTTATTTTTAAACAACTGTTTAGGAGCAGAATCATTTAACCAAGTATTACTCATTATTAGTGCAAATGGCTTATTAAAAGATAAAGCTCTTTCAAATATTTTTCTCTTATTAGTAAAAGGTGGATTACTTATAATACAATCCCAATGTTCATTGGGTTCATATGTATAAAAATTTTCTCCGTTATCAATATGAGTAGCAATTACTTTATGACCTGATTGCCTTATTTGTTTAACAAATTCACTATCTTCTTTATCAAACGGACACCAAACTACTGCATTTTTTGGTATATATTTTAAAATTGGTTCAACTCCATAATTTGGAGTCATACACTCATCATTATTGCCTTTGCTATATAAGACTTCTTTACTGTTAATCATTTTTTAAACAGAAAGGCACAACGTTGTTTATCTTGCAAGACCTTACTTTATCCTTTCTATTTATTTTTATTCTTTTTACTTATTATTTTTTGGGGGATTTTTATAAAAATTTAGATTTTTAAGACATAAGTTTTTACATATTATATTTTTATTACAAATATGTGGGTAGGGATTTTCACCCTACATATACATTACTGTACAAACAGAGGTATTATTAACGTGACCGCTATGGGAAAAGAACTTCCGTACTCCTGGTTAACAGCCAGGCGCATGTTCAGTCGTACACTTAAATACATTTCTCGCTACACAACGGATATTTTGTGTCTACATATTCCACCACCACATATGTATTCTCTATTGCTGCATAGTTGTTTGATTGTTTTAAAAATATTTATATTAACAAATGTAATTTAATGGTTTTTCATCTTTACATTTAACGACTCTAATAAACATTAATCGTTTTGCACTCTGTGCCATTTTATTCTCCTATTTTTTTATATTTTAATACAGTTCCATCTTTTATCTTTTTATCCATATCTAGCAATGCATCCTCTATTGATGGAAAACGACATGGACAAATATGTTCTTTTGTTAGATTAATAAAAGAATATGTTCCATCAGATTTATTCTTCATTATCGTCACAATAACTTCATCATATGGGCGTTTCACCAACCACTTTCTCATAGATTCATCTCCTAATATTGTTATAAAATAATGGTTTCTTATTATTTTAATTTCTCCAAGGATCGTGTTTACTTAAAACTTCTCTTATTTCATCAATCATATCGTTCATATATCCGTCAGACTTAGCTTGGATATAATCTTTTACCGAATCAACATCTAAACCTATATCAATTGCATCATTATGATAAGGTTCACCAGTTAATTCTTCTCCATAACTAATTTCATCAAATGGAATATCATACCATTCACCTGAATTCCCATCTACACAGCTAAAAGTCAGCTCTGTGTTTTCGTCATATCCAATTTCATTTAATTTATTAATCAGATTTACTACTTTCATTTCTACCTCCTCAATTTTCGTAAGAATTTATCGCTTAACCTATCTCTCATCAACCAATTCTTCTAACACACCACCAACCTCAGCAACAATAATTCCTACTGCTAATGGAATAATCGAACCATTCACTAATGCTACAATTCCACCAATTACTCTGACACCTGATTTTCCTAAACTAATAAATAAATGTCCTTTACTGTTCATCTCTAATTTCCTCCATAACTTCTTCCACTATGTATTCACAATTTAATTCTGTAGAAGCAATCTCTTCATATTTAATATTGTACTGATTTAACTTATCAATAATTTCTTTTCTCACTTCTTTTGCTTCGTCTTCATTCTGGAATCTTCCTTCGTTCTCATAAGAATGGTGTCTTGTGAGTAGATAATTCCTATTATTATATGAATTAAATACATTCAGTACAGTCTTATTAAAGTCTTCTCCCAACACTTCATCAGTGTTATATACGGCACATAAGATTAATGGTGAATCAACAACCATAACCTGTACCTTATTCTTAACTCTACCCATCTTGAATGATTGTTTGCCAAATAAATATTCCTGGTGTTTAAATACTTCACCATTATTTTCATATACCTTATCCTTAGCAAACTCCGAAACATATTCAGCATTGATACCGTGTCTTTTTAATTGTGCTGTAATATCCATTGCACAGGTACTCTTACCTACTGATGGTTCTCCAAACAAATTTACAACAATTGTGTCCATTTTTTGTTCTCCTTTTTTGTTATTACTCTCCTTATCTTCTACATCTCACACTTCCACCAGCATCTATATCACCTGATACGTTACCACAAGTTACAGAACCACCTGCGTCTATATCTCCTTTGACATCCCCACTGACTTCACAACTACCACCGCAATCAATACTTCCTGAATTGCCGTGAACTTCTACTGATCCACCACAATCAATTTTGTTTACATCTCCTTCGATAGTGACTTTAATATCACCACTATTACACTCTTGAATTGTTTTACCATCTACAATAACCATTCCATTGTTGATGACAACATTAGTTCCTGAACATGTGATTGTTTTACCATTAATAGTTATTCTGTTCATTTTTACCTCCTTAATTTTCACAAGAATCTACAGCTTAATTGTTCTTTTTACTCTTTAACTTATTGAATATTTTTGAAAGATATTTCTTCTGCCATTTTGAAAAATTAACATTGTACATTTTTTCAAATAGTTCTACACCATCTCTTTCAAACATTCTTTGATAAGACCATAATTTATCTTTTGCGTTTACATTCTTGTTATCTTTAAAATCATCACGCATTACTACTCCATCTTCACGAATAATTTTTATTCTTGAATTTGGACAACTCATACAATCGTCTACATAACATAATCCAAACGGATCATATTCTGCACATTTTTTTTGGTCACAAATTTTTATAATTAGCTTATATTCTGTACTTGCTCTATCGTCCATCATATATAACCTCCAAATCTTCCAAAGAAACTGTCGATTCTTGTTTTATCATTTTAATAATTTGATTTATTAATAAAGCCTTTTTTCTGGGCACATGATAAACAATAGTTATATCTTCCATATATAGTTCCACCACATTTTCTACATTTATGAGGTCTTTCTATTGCTTTTCCAAATGGTTGTCCAAGTTCAAAATAACATCTCTTACAATATGTATAATGGTCTTGGCAATATTCACCACATCTCTGACAATATGCCATTGTTGTCACCTCCTTAGAAGCTGTTGATTCTTGCTAATCTTAATTATTGTTAATAATTACATTTTCATAATTTCTAAGCACATCTTCAATTTATTAAAAATTTTTTCATCATCAAAATGGAAATCTTCACTTTTTATCTTTGGTAAAAATTCAGATAGACCATCTATAAAAAAATTCCTGAATCCAGTAACAGAATTAATTCTTTTAATAAATTTTAATGCTTCTTCATAATCAAGACCGTCTTTTTCTATATCTTTTAAAACTTCTACTCTGACTTCTTCTTTCAATTGTTGTGTTGTCTTTTCGTCAAGAATTATTTCTCCTGTTAATTTCATAATTCATCCCCCTTTTTTTTATTATTTCAGGTACAATATATAGCGTTTTTAGTTGTTAATTTTGTACTATATATTGTGTCCAAAGTAAATCCGTCTTTCCTTGGCTTTTTGAGTCTCTGAAATGCCCTATTTATGGGCATTCCAGAAATCTAAATTTGTTATCTGATTCTCAAACTCTCTCCCTGTGGCTCTAAATGACACCATTCACAGTTAAGTGAACCATCCTGACCTTCAAGACCATTCTCTTTTAAATATTCTCTTAATTTATCTCCATTAACTGCGTCTGGCTGCTTAATGCGATACTCTTCTGGAATATTCTCTACATCAACATCAATTGTAAGCTTTCTCTTACCACCATTCCTCTGAATATTGAATGAGAATAAATCAGTTGTAAACTTCTTCTTACCAGTTGCTCTCATGCACATTTCAAGATTCTGCTTTAACCACTTAATTCTATTCTCATATGTCTTTTTACGAGATGTAAGTCTATCATTCTCCTTCTGAATTCCATCCACATCTGCTTCAAGAGCTTTGATAATCTTTGCATATCCATCAGCCTTGTCCTCAATCTCATACTCAACTGATTCAAGAGTATCCATAATTACCTGCTCGTCTACTTCTTCATCCTCTAACATATCTAAAAGCTGAAGGAATTGTCCTGTTAATTCATAAATGTTCGCCATATATTTATTCTCCTTTTTCGTCTTCTTTTAATCTATAAGCGTTTTCAAGTAACATATCTTTTAAAAATGTCTGCTTTGTTTTTACCTCTTTTGTTTGGATGGCTTTTGTAATAGCATAATTGTTACCAACTAACACACAATATTTCTTTGCTCTTGTGATTGCTGTGTAAAGCAATTCTGAATTATTCATTATGTAACTTCCTGTGTCCATACCAACAATGGTTGAAGTAAAACCAGATCCTTGCATTTTATGAACTGTACAAGCATATGCAAGTTCAAGATTTTTTGAATCACCTTTACTGAATAACACTTCACCAATACCAACAAAATCAATTGTGCAATATCCGTTATCTTCGATTGCTTTAACAATGCCTATATTTCCATTAAATACAGGTGTTACATCGCCATCAGGATTTGTACACTTATAATTATTTTTTGTGTTAAGTACCTTATCTCCAACTCTAATCATATATTTCTTAGCTTCATCATTCTTTTTCTCTAAGAAAATTTCAATCTCATTACCATCGTTGAATTTTGGATTATAAAGACTTTGGATTTTTGTGTTAAGATTATAACAAGATAGTTCCCCTTTTAATCTCATAGGAACACATACTTGAACTTCCATGATGTCGTTGAATTTTTCCATCTCTATTTGGAAGTGTCGAATAATACAATCTGCCATAGACTCTTTTGAATTTGATATATCTAATTCCATATCTTTTAATTCACCAAGAATAGCATTTCCTTCAAATTTATTATCAAAAATCTGTTCCTGATTTGCTACTTTAATTGATGTTGGAATGATACCACTCATAAGTGCCTGTCTATGTGGCTTTGTAAGTTTTACAACTGGGAGTACATTACTATCAAGAATATCAGCGAATACCTGGCAATTACCGATTGGAGTAAGCTGTTGAACATCTCCCATAATAATTACTTTTGCGCCTGTTGGAATTGCTTCTAATAAAGATAAAAACAATGTACCGTTTATCATAGTTGCTTCATCAATCAGAACAATATCTACTGCTAATTTATTCTCTTTATTGAACATAAACTCGCCATTTTGATATCCTAAAGCTCTATGAATTGTACTTGCGGGTAATCCAGTCGCTTCTGTGATTCTTACACTTGCTTTACCAGATAACGCACAAGCTAAAATATTGTAATCGTCATATAATGAACAAATACCATTGGCTGTGCTGGTTTTTCCTGCACCAGCCAGACCAGTCAAAGCCATAACATGATTATCAAGACTCAATTTAATAGCAGCTCTCTGTTCTTCTGTAAAATCAAAACCCTGCTTTTCTTCTACTTTTTTAACAATTGATTCCCAATTACCAATATTAAATGACTTTGGAATATAATCATCGTGAATACTTACCTCATCCGAGTCATTTTCTACTACTTCCACAAGTCCAATTTGAAGTCTCATAAGTTCTTTCATTATGTAATTCTCCAAATTGTAAAACTTTTTAAGTGCAATTTTCGATCCATTATCAAGTACAATTACATCTTCATTGTCAATCATCTGTTTTGCAGTAGCATTTACAACCTCTTCTGGTACAAATCCCAAAGTATCATATAATGCTTTCATAAGTTCCTGATAATTAAGATAACTCTTACCTGCTTCTCCTTGGTCATTTAAGTGATGTAATAAAAATCCTTTTATTCGTCTAATGTCATACTGACCAATTCCTGCTTTACAAGCAACTTCATCTGCCTTCTTGAATCCTACACCATCCACACGCACTAAATCGTATGGATTATTCCTCACGATATCAATTACTGTATCTGGTGAATGATAAAAATCTACTAATTTTTTAATGAATGTATGAGTCAACCCTAACTGTCCAAGTTCCATGTAAATAGAACTATAATCTTTTGATTCTTCGTATTCATCAATCATTTTTAAAGCTACCTGATTACCAATGCCTTTGATTTTCATAAGAGATTTTACATCTCTATTCTCCAAAAGCTGAATCACATCGTCATATTCGTCAAATAACTTATCAACAAGATTCTCATTTAATACATTTTTGAGAAATTCTTTTTGCTTATCCTTACTTGAAATATCAATACATTTACTGATATATACAATCTCATATGTATCACCATATTGTTCGTGTGTTTCGGCTAATTTACAAAACACCTTATATGTTGTTCCATATTCAAGCGTACAACAATTTCCTTTCATCTTAATTGTATATAAATCGTCTATCTTATTTTCAAGCCATTTTGTTATAATGGCACTGAATATGGCGAATTCACCAGATTCAACTTTTTTACAATACTTTGGATAGAAAATCCTATCCAAAGTACATTCAAATTTTAAAATCTTTTCCTCTTCCACTAGCATACCTCACAATCCGTTAGAAGCGAATTTCCTTTACCATACTTTCTATAAACAATGTCATATTGAGTAATTACATCATATTCTTTGTCTATATCAGCAACTACAATGTTTTTTCCTTCATCGTCCTTACCTACAATCTTCATACCAAATTGTTTCTCTGAGTTTTTAACATCAATGATGTCACCATCTTGCAAAGGAAGAATTTTAAATATCTCTTTCTTAATCTTCCTATACTGAATTTCTCCGTTTCCCATGTTATAAAGAATTAAATTTGGAGCGATGATATTTCGAGTATTTAGCACAAAATATCTATTGATAAGTTTTGAATCTTTATATCTTACTGTTCCAAACTTATTAACCTGCATCTTCATAATTTCATATGGATCAATGTGTTCATCTGGAATATAATCGAATATTTCTAAAAGAGCTTTTTTAGAGTTTAGATTGTTATAAGACTTTCCTGTTTTCGACAGTTCAGCATTAGAAATGACAATTGATTTGATGTTTTCATCAGAGATTTTTTTATTCAACGTAGTTACTGTCATTTTATCTTTTCCATATAACATAAGAAAATAATCTCTAAACAGTAACAATTTTTTTGTCTTTCCATAATTCGAACAACAATCTGCAATAAGATACTGTTCTAAAACTTTCTTCGTTATATTATTCTCCGAACACTTTTCCAAAAACTCATAAAATGTAGGACTCTCACACATACATTTGAATAAGATATTTGGCGTTTCATCTACTTTTTCTTCATCTTTGGTTAAAAACATCTCGATTCGTTTTTTTGCTTCATTGATGTAATACTCTTTGTCTAAATATTCAGGAATTTTCTTTTCATGAATATCTTCATTATCTATAAATAAATGAGTAGGTGTATTTGCAAACTGTTCATAGGATTTAACACCTTTTTCAACTTTCAATTTATAAATAGATCCGTCTGATGTTCTTTTGCTGGCAAACACTCTATGTACTTTACCCTTTAATAATTCTCCATTTATTGAAGTAATCTTTCCATCTTTTGTAGCTACACCATTGCCATACCAAATCTCTTTGTATTTTGCAGACAATTTAATGACCTTTTGGAACTTGATATATTCTGTACATTCATTGATTGTCTGTTCAACTGGAATTCCAGAGGCAAGGTAATTTCTAACTGCATCATTGAGAATAGGTAAATCATTATCAATAGGTTTATTGAATTTTACCATTGCACCTTTACATTCCAATTTACCATTCTTCATAACTGCAATGTAGTTATTTACATCCTTTTGAATTAAGTTGGTGTATTCATCAATCTCAAATTCCATTTTAAGTCGTTTACCTACATCATTTGTGATTTCAATTACCTTATTCTTCATATCTTCATTCTCACAAAGAACGAAAATACCATCTGTATTTGTTTGTAATAATCTACAATAAGGTTCAAGCTTATCAATTAAATCAAGAATGAACATCTGTCCAAATATACAAGTCAAATTAGCCATTAACGGATCATAAGATGGATTATTTCTATCTTTTCCTGCTCCATATACACCATTTATCATAGGTTTTAATGCCTTATTCTTTGAATTACCTTCAGCTTTAAGTTTCAATCTGAAATTTCTCATCTGTTTAAAGTCATTAGGATTTTTAAATTTTCTACTCAACAATCCATACTCAATATCTGTTGTAGGATACATAGATGCAACATCGGCATGAAGAATAATTCCTTCAAACACAGCCTGTTTATCATCTGCACCATGACATCCTCCCCATGCAAATACATGAGGAATTTCTGCAACTGTACAGCATAACTGATTGTTATGTTGATCATCTTCGGAATGTAAATGTTCTTTATATCTCCAATTCTTAGGATTGAGATACCATTCTGGAATAAATTTATATTTATCTGATAATTGGATTGTTTCAGGAAGACGAATATCAAATTCATCATCGAGAGTGTGCTGGTTCACAGCATTTAGAATTTTTGGAGAAACTGCCAACTGAACTTTTGTTTTTGTGAAGTATGACATATCTAGTCCATACAACTCGATAATATCTAACTGACCTTCAAAATCATCCCAACAATAATCAAGAACTCTTAATACCTCGATTACATCATGTCTGTTGTAATATAATGTCTGTCTTATTTCTTCGTCTGTAAGTGGTCTGTCGATATTGAAGTCCACTTCTGTCTCACGAATATCATCACCCATAAATGCTTCCAACTGCTTTAACGATTTATCTTTAAGGATAGCATCGTAATCATTCAGAGGATAATTTTTTGCGTTTTTCACTACTTGAAAAGGTTTCTTACCTTCCTTGATGAGCTTATCATTTACATATCCGACATTCATTCCATCAAGAATACCTTTAAAAATTCCTGTATCATATTGTCTGCCGTTATATGAGATAAAAATATCATTCTTATGTTTGTTATAGAAATCTGTTAATTTTTGTTTATCATTTACTACTACAATTTCATTTGTTCTATCCTCATGATTAATAAAAGTTACACAAAACCAATTAATCTTCGAGTACACCTCGAAATCGTAGCCCCAAATCTTACTTTTATCTATTATTTAAACCACCGCCTTATCCGAAAAATCCTTGTACTTTGTTACTTTTATAAAACATCCAATCTTCAATTAACACTTGAGCAGCTTTACCAGATTTATAGTCAATCGAAAATCTACCAACAATATCAAATTCAAAGTTATCTCCAATAGAAATAATCTCTTTGTATAAGGAAGCTAATGAACTACCTCTTGTTTGCTTTACAAATTTAATATTGTGATATGTAAATTCAATCTTGTTCTGTTTTGAACCCAATAGATAAAGATTATATTTATTACATGGAATATTCTTAATAAGAAAGATAGGTTCGCTCACTGTGTTACCCCAAATCACATCCCATTTTGCAACATTTTTAATAATTTGATCATGAATCTGATTTGCATCATACACGTTATATACATGATATGTTGGTTCATCAATCTTTCGCATTGTAGAAAGTAATGAGAACAGCTTATTTGTGTTTTCAAAATTAATCTCACAACCAAATGCTCCTGGGTGTCCTTCTACCTTATTGAACAATCCTGTATCTTTACACCACTGATTAAAGTCTAAAATTTCACATTTATCATTACCACGACCACTTCCTTTACAAATATCACCTTTTCGTCTCATCAGTAAACATGGTCTTTGATATTGATCTGCAAGTCTATTTGCAATAAGACCAGTAGAATTACTATCAACATCATCTCTTGCATTACATACAAGAATAGGTAATTTGTCCATATTAAACTTCTTAATTTCCTCAGATAAAACAGCAGCACTTTCCTCTGTTATTTTTTTCTGTTTTCTATTTGATGATTGACAAGCTTTTAGAACATATTCTTGAATAGTCATATTGACTATACCTTTTCCTCGTACTTTTCTGTCAAGCATCTCATCTGAATTACATAATGCCTCAAACATATAACACTTATCTTCGTACTCTCCCAATCGAATCATTGAGTTCATAAGAGGACATACATAAAATCCAATTCCGTTTATTGTGATTTTATTATTCATTGAATACATTTGAGCATCTACTAGAACAGATATAAGTTTATTTTTATTAACTTTATTTCGTATCTGTTCCAATCCTTTTAATATAAGGTATCTTGTTTGAAGATTAACTGTATCAGCCCTATCTCCAATCATCCCCAATGCAACTAAATCCAAATAATCATCTGCATAATTCACACCATAATACTTATCCAATAGCTTTGTGAATTTATATGTAATTCCAACACCTGTCATAGCTTTGTCAGTTATTTTATCTGAAAGCTGATTATTTACTACTATTGCTGGATTACCGAAAGCATCAATGCTATGATGATCTAAAATAATAATATCTTTTCCGCTTTCGATAAGTTTCTTACATTCTTTTGAATCTCCTGAGCCTGCATCTGGAACAATAATGAGTTTTGAATCATCTTCACACATTGAATCCACAAATTCAGATAATCCATGTATTTTACCTTTATGAATGAAGCATCTTATTTCAATGTTTGGATTTATTCTCTTTATGTATTGATAGATATTAGATGCTGATGTAAATCCATCAACATCACAATCCACCAATAAATCTATCACACTTTTATTTTCAATATGTTTTACAAACATATCTCTTGCTTTTTCAATATTATCAAAGAGCAATTCACTCTCTGTATTTTTAACAGTAGGATTCAGGAAGGAGTTTATATCTTTGATACCTTTTAATTTCAAAATATCTTCCAACTCATTTCCGAACCTTACGTGACCTAATACATCGTATTTGAAACTCAAATCTACACTCCTTCCTTATTGATTAGTTCCTACATATATTTTCTTCTCCATCAGTTGAAGTAAAGTTTCTTTTCCTCTATCTGTTGGACTATCCTTATATTCAAGTAAATCATTTGTGTCCCAAAGAACCGAAACAGTTACAAACGGACTCAATTTATCAACGATTTTATTTTTTATATGTTTAGCCCATTTTTTACATTCATCAGAATCAATAGTCTCATATTGCTTGTCTAATGCGACTATAACCTCTCTCACACCAAGCATCAAAATCATTCCTTTTTGATAATCAGTTAAGTTACTTCCACATAATGCAACTGTAAAATTATCTTCTCCAAACATTGTATCTGTCTGGAAAACAGATTTTTCAGCTTCTACCAGCATGATTTTTCTTTTTTTCTGAATAGCTTTGAGGTTATGATTTAATCCAAATAGATTCATTCCAAGTGAATGATTATAAAATCTTCTTCCAACTTTAAATGGAGTATATTTACCGAACAATTCAATATCTTCATCTATTAAGGATCTTCCACGAACTCCTATCAATTGATTATTCACATCAAAATGAGGGATGATAATTTTCTGTTGCCATGTAGAATAAAGAATATTGTATTTTTCCATAGTCTCTATGGATATTCCCTCTTTAATCCATTCATCTGTATACATTTTTTGAAATATATTCAAAACACTTTTATCATATGGGACTAATGGTTTTTCTTTTGCTTCTTTTTTACTACTCTTCTTATACTTCCTAATGAATTCCCAATCAGATATTTGTTCTTGTTTTCCAAATCCATATTCACAATTATCAAGATTAAGCTTTATGCATATCCAATTAATTGCTTTCTGAAATTCTTCTTGTTCATAATCTTTATATCCCATTACCACACCGATAATGTCCAACTGACCACATTCTGTATAGCAATGGAAAGACATTGAATCTTTATAATAATACAATTTAGGTTTTGTGCCATGATGACATATGGTATCTGTAATCCACATATCATCATCTTCATAATAGAAAGTCGCCCCCATTTCTATGAGCAACTTTCTAATATCTTCTTCTTTTAACTTCTCTTTTAACTCTTGGGCGGTCATCGTATACCTCCCTACTTAGATACTTTTGATAATTCTGTCGCTAAATCTGAACCTGAAACATCTACATCTGTTTCAATAATTCCAACATCACCTACATCATCGAGCTTAAAATCAATAAGTGTTTGTTCAATATCAGTTATGAGTTCATAATTGTAATCTGTTACAAAACAATCAACTTCTCTCATAGTTCCCATATTAAGCTTTGTCCAAATAATAATTGTCTTCCACTTACCACCACGATTTTTAAATATGTAATATGACATATTCGGAATTAATTTTCCAAAACTTCCATCACTTTCAAGAATTGGTTTTAGCTTTTTCAAATCCTTATGAGTTACAGGAAGTGCTAAAATACCACCATCGGCTTTCTCAATAATAGCCTTTGAACCCTTTAAAGCACCTGCATCCTTATTGTTGTCTTCTTTATAATTGTCATTTAACTGTGTTGCTGAACCCAAATATATACCAAACTTATTACATACAGACTTTAATGCTGCACTGAATAAGAAAAGAATCTGATCGGTTCTTAATCTTGTGTGTGTTTTATTGTAATAATATTCATATAATGAAGGGGAATCGTTGATATAGTCAAAAAAACAAGCGACTATTCCATGATTTAAGATATATTTTTCGATTGTTTCAGAAATGAGGTCAATAGTAAAATCAGGTATATACTCAACATAATATTCATATGTTTCAATATATTTTGCTGACTCTTCAAGAATTTTTTCTTCTTCTGGTGTAATGTCATCCCAAGTTTCAATTCGATCCTGTTCAATGCCACTTACATGAGCTAAGATAATATCTTGAATTTCGTCTTTTTCCAACTCTGTAGAAATAAACAATACTGGTTGACTCTCACCTGTTGATATCCATTCCTTTTTACTCCAATCGTATATTCTGTCGGATACCATGTTACATCCATCAGCTAATGAACTTCTTGACTTTCCACCACCTGATACAGAACTTCTTAATATATATTTCTTAGGACGCATACCTCTGTATACAGTTGTTAAATATCCAGATTGAAATGGATAACCATATACATTCTGTTGTTCCTTATGTTCTCTTAATCTGTCTGTAATTCCATCTCCTGCTTTGAATGAATAGTTATCTCCAAACATATTCTTCCACATAGATTTGAAATCCATAAATTTGTTATTTATTTCATTGAGAACATCAATACTTGTTAATTTATTAAACGCTTCGAGTTTTTCATCATCGTTTTCATCATATAGAAAACTAATATCCATTTTCAAAGATTCTACAGCATTTCTCACAATTGAATATTTACGAACATCATCATAATATTTACCTACGTTCATAATTTTATCAGAAGACATTTCGATAGCTGATTCAATATATCCCCAACCATCATTATTCTTCCAAAGTGAAATTGCTGTATCAAACTGAGAAATCTCATTCTCAATATCAATAGGTGTAATCTTTTCTACATTACCTTTTTTAGCGATGTTTACGATTGCTCCCCATATCATCTTATGAAAATTCTCAGGATAATCATTTGTATTTGTTGAATATTTTTCATCTAGTACATATCTTGGATTCAAACAATAACACCCAAATAATAAGAAAATAGCCTTTTTATCTACCTGTTGATTAAAATTAATTTGAATCACCACCTTCTAACAAATTTCCCAAATCTATCAAAGATGCTGATTTTTTATTGGAGTTCATATAAGTACGTTTTACAACTTTAGTCTTAACTTCCACATCTGACAATTTGTTGATTTGTTCTTTTAGTCTTTCTTGCTGTGAATAATAATCTTTTGCTTCATCATAGTAATGTTTGATTAATGCAACACCATACTTTTCAATCAAGGACTTATTTAATATTTCTTTGCAGTACCAAAGCGTATAAGTCATAGCTGCATATGAATATCCGTATTCAGTTCTAAGTTCCTTAATTTGTTTAAGCATAAATCCCGTTGGTTTTTCCAACTCGTAGTTATTACAGATAAATTCAATCAACTGCTTATATTCAGTAGATTCTCTCTCAATTTTCTTAAAACACTCTTTGCAGTATGTTTTTGAAGAGTGTATGTATTTTTCTTCAGGTTGTAATTTCTTCCCACAACCTTTACATGTTGATAATCTAGCCATATACACCTACTTTACAAAGAACAGGAGGGAAGAATCCCTCCCTTATATCTGTTACGCCTTAATTCCAAACTTCTCAATTAGCTCTTCAAGTTCCATAACAATAACCTTTGTGAGATCAAGCTGTGTATCTCTAAGAGTATCAAACATTTTGACATTTCCGTTATCATCAAGACCAAGATTTCTCTGAAGAACTGCTGTGGCTTCTGCAAGATGACCATTTGATGCAAGTAATCCACCAAGCTCAACGCCCTTTGCTTTAATTGCTTCAAAGTCCTCAACTGGTGCTGTCTTATCAATTGTCTTTTCCTTAGTTGTGAAATCTCCACCTAAATCTTCAACTGCCTTTGTCCAAGCATTCTTGAGATCCTTTACATTAATCTTATCTGGAAGTCCAAATGTATCCTTTAGATCTGGATACTTATCTGTCTTCTTAAATGTGATATATCTCTCATCCTTATTATCCCTAAACATATATCCAACAAGGTATGCAGCTTCTCTACAATAAGAAAATGTATTCTTGTTAAGCTTTAAAGCATCGCTTTCCTTCTTTGTATCGAAATCTTTACTATGTGTTGACTGAGCAATAAAATGTACAGTATATCCAAGACTCTGAATTACACCAATATTTCTTAATGCACTTTTGAAACGAAGAGAACCTTCACCAAATGCACCAACATCCTTTAAAATTTCAGCATCTCTATTTTCAAGCACATATCTCTCGCAAAATTCTTCATACTTATCAAGAGTATCAATTACAATGCAAGAGAACTTCTTCTTGAGTGCTGGATTCTTTAACTGACCGATGATTGACTTAAAATCAGACATTGTATCAACTTTCTGTGCCATAATACCAGGAATGTTCTGATATCTATCTTCAAATTCTAAGAAGAATGGATCTTTATCTGGTACAAGTTCCTTTAAAAACTTCATGAGAGTTGTTGTTTTACCAACACCTGTATCTCCCATCCATACTGTAGAATACTGAGTTAAATCAACTGACACCTTATTTGGTGTTAAATCTAATAAATTTCCAACCATATTATAATAATCTCCTTTATTGTTTGTATTTCTTATGATTCACCTACCCAAGATTACTCTTGAGTAGGCTTTTAATCTTACTGCTGTGCAAATGGATTATATGTAGTCTGTGGAACTGGTGTACTAGTGTTCTTCTGGAATCCCTCTGCTGTCTGAGAAGATGACTCTCCTGCCTTGATTTCGGCTAACTTAGCCTTTCTCTTAGACTTTAATGTGTCAATAATATCCTGTGTAAGTTCATGCTCAAATACTGTGCTAACCGCAGTTCCAGACTTAATCAAATTCTTTTTAACAGTCTTTTTTACTTTCTTGACAATATCTGTACCAAATGCTGCTTTTTCTGTAACCTCTTCATAATTAACAGTGTTAATAACTGTTCCAACAAATTTTGCAAACCCACCTTCATAATAACCTGCGCTTCTAAATGCATCTGCCATTGATTTATCAACAGTCATTCTAATTGGAATAAATGAATCTACTTCATACGAATTTGAATCTTTAAAATCTTTCTGATTCTGTCTAATTGCATTCATGACAATGATCAAATTTCCAGTTGAACCATTTTTTGTTACTTCATCCGAAATTGATTCAATTACTCCTTCAACTTCAAATTTTGCTTCTAACACCGATGAATCATAATCTTTTGGTTCAACTTTGTTAATAAATTTTGCATATACTTTGTTTGTTGAAACAACATTTCCATCCTTGCCTGGAAAATCATTTACTGAAAATGAACCATCTGTAATAGAGATGATATCTGGGTTTTCTCCTTCGGAACAATGTTCAATATCTCTTAAATTATTCATTGCATCAAAATACTGCTTGTAAAAATAACTTTCTTCGGATGTAAAGTTTTTATTTTCATCCTTTTTGTATTTTGTAGTAGAAAAATTAATCTCATGTTCACTATCATCTGCTGTTCTAAGTACAAGACTACCACCAATTTTCTGTACTCCTTCGTGTTCAAATTCCTCGATGTTATTCTTTACGAGCTTTCCTGTTACTGTTACTAAATTTTTGAGTTCCTTCATTAAAATTTTTCCTCCTTAAAATTAAAAAAATTTATGTAAATATTGTTAATAAAACAATCTATATAAACGCCCTAACAGGACGGAACACAGAAAATAAATTTATGTAAAAATCTATCTTCAACAGTGATTTTTGAGTATAAAAACCCAAGGGTATGCTGTTCTTCCACCCATATTTATATTTTCTATTCAGTTTTGATTTTTGGAATTTTTTGAACTGAATTGTTCAAGACTGATTAGATATTCTCTAAACTATCTAAAATTAGTATGCATATTATGAGTTACTTCTTAAATAAATACTCATGCTTTTCATATAATCATTTAAACTGAAATAATTCACAATACATTCTCCATAATAATGAATATAGCCATATGGGATAACTTCATTTGGATCTATTAATTTCCCATCTAAATAATACTTAAACGTAATCCATTTACTTGCATGAGACGTAAACTCATTCTTCATCAATTTTGAAAACTGTTCTAATGTAATATTCATAATTATTTACCTCTCCTAATAACCAATGAAACAGTGATTTCCACTGAACCGCTTCACTTGTATATTCTCTATTCTATTTTCATTTTACTGGGAATTGTGATTAGAACGAATCATAGATAATTTAAATTTTACTTGTTAAATAAATATTCTTCACATTTGAATCCGTTTTTATTTAACCAATCGGCTACTAAATGACGATGGCAAAAATCTGTAGGTTTTTCATAGCAAATCAAAGCAATATCATTTTCTCCAACATTATATCCATAGCAAATTCTTGAAAAATCTAAGACAACATCAGTAGCGTTTAATTTATTTAATACCTGTTCATTAAAGCACTTTATGTAATAGTCATTATCATGATTTTCTTTCCACTTCATAAAGAAGTCATATTTGGGTGCAAGTTTCTTATACTGTAACCCTGTATACCAATTAGGTGCTTTTCCACAAATTGAAATTGGAATTATATTATTTGGTAACGATTTAAGTTTTGCAAAATAACTCGTATATATCATATTCTCACCTCTTACTTTTATTTTCTTATTTTTGGAAATTGTTAGCTGAATCGCTAAGACTAATTATTCAAGATTTTTCATCTTGCAAATAACATTATTATTCCTGATTGTTTCTGCTAATTTATTCAAACCAAGCTGAGTATCTATATGATATGTATCAACAAATCTTGGCTGACTCTTATCATCATGAATTACATCTTTATACGTTTTAATAAATTTTTCCAACCCAACTTCATCACGATATTGACTCATTTCTTTCTCATAAATCGGATTATAAGATTGAGTAATTGGAGGTTCATTCCCACAATGACCACCTGCTCTAATATTTAGCTCTTTATATTTCTCATATATTTTGTTTGCTATATCCAATGGCATATCTCCATTGCAAACCCAATATGTCCAAGCCCTATAAAATACAAAGCCACTTAAGATACCAATATATCTTGTTTTTACTTCTGTATTCATATAATACGGTAATCTAAATACTGGAATATTTGCTAACCGAAGTTCTTCTTTTACTTTGTCATCAATTTTTCCATCATATTCATGTCTTGCAAAATTATCCATTTTCTCACCTCCAACTATATATTCTCTTATTTATATAAAGTTTTATTTATTTCCTAACTTCCATATTTTTATAAATAACTTTACGAACACTTCCACTATTGCCAAAAGAATCACAAATAACATGCCTGGAATAGATAATAAAAATATAACGCTTGAAAGAAATTTACCTAAAATATTTCTACCTTTAAATAAATCAATAACAAAATTCTTTATAGAATTGAGAATAGATATATTTTCGATATCCGCTTTGTAGCATATATAGAATCCTGCAAATAATATACTCAATATTACAAATATGCTTAATAAAGCAATTACTGTATTAGAACACATTTTATTTCTCCTCCTTATCTCTAATCCGCACCAAGAAATGTCAGTTTCATGTACTCTTACTTTACCGATTACCATTGATACCAACATAACCAGGAAGTACAGTTGTAATTGTTGAGTAATTTCCTGCAATATCGTTATTCATCATATGATATAACTTCAAATAATCATTTACAGATAATTTCTTAATCTTGGCATACAAACTATCCATATTATTCCATGTTTCGTCATGCTGCTTAACCGTAACTTTCATATCTGAAATCTGTTCCATGAGTTTCTGTCTTTCTTCCTTACGGTTTGCAATCTCTTTATCTTTCTGAACACAAAATTCAGCAAGTTTCTGTTCTTTATAATTATTTAAATACTCATCTACTGGATTAACTTCTTCTACTTCGTCATTCTTAATTTCTTCATTCATATGTATATTCTCCTTTCATTCGCAAGAAATCGAAATTTCTTGATACTTTTTACTTCCAGAAAGCCTTATTTTATAGGCTTTTTGAAAAGTCAACATAAATAATTTCATGCTCTCCTTTGATTTTTGACTCAATTTCTTCAAATGAATATTCATATTTATTACCAACAACAATAATGTCAGCTTCAATAGTATCTAACTCTTCATGAGCGTCTGTCTCATATACTGTTTTCGCTCGATCTGAATTAGCAATAATTCCTGCAATATAGCTCTTACCTAATCTACTATCACCTTTGAAAATCCAAACAGGTCTTTTATCCATTGCACGATTTGTTTCTGTAAATAATTCTTCCGTAATTCCAACATCGCCATTTGGATACCAACAGTCATCACCATCGTCATCTATATAGAAAATATCATTCTCTGTATTGTAAATAGTATCTTCAAAGTCTCCTTCTTTTGTCTCGATTTCAAACGATAAATCTTTGATTGGTTTATGTGTTGAGCCGATAAATGAATCGACACGTTTGACCTCACAATGTCCCCATGATGCACTGCACCAACCACTAGGACAATCACCGTATTCAGTCCAAAGCGATACTTCATATTTTAAATTATTCTCCGAAATACAATTTAAGATATATTTAGAATTGTCTTCAAAATCATCATCTCTATCGTTGTATGTACGAATATGTTCTATTCTTAATGAATGTATTTTTAATTTCATATTTTCCTCTCTTTCTAAACTTCGTAAGAAACCGATATTTCTTGTCCATTTCGTTACTATATATAGTAGTTTTAATTTATATAACCACTATATATAGTGTACTATTTTTTGACTTTTCTATATATTGTTATTCTCTTATTCCCAATCGTAAGCAATGTAATATCCTTCATCAGATAAATGTTTGAACCACTCAAATCTACTTCTCATATCAATATTATCAACTTCCGTATTGCTCAAAATTTTTTCGCAATATTTTGACATGTCGATTGGTTCAATGAGTTTTAATTTATAATCCTTTGAGTCGATCCATTCCTCATTTGGTAGTTTAGGAAACGGAATACCAATCGTCTTTTCAAACAATTCTCTTACCAAACTTACATTATGATAAGAATGAGATGTAGAGTCGCAGTCGATATATTTAATTGAATATTCATCATAATAACAATGTCCAAACGCCTGATAAGTTTCACCAGAATCTAATATTTTATAATCTTTAAACCATCTAAATCCTAAACCCATAAACTACCTCCTGTTATTATATTCTCTGTTTAATTTTCATAAGAACCGATAATTCGTACTTATTTATTTTCTGTTCTTAGAATCCCATTTAATAAAATCTTCTAAATCATATTCACCAGATTCTTCTTCCTTAATCTCAGGAACAAATACGTTATAATTACCTTCGTTGTGGTCATGTTCAATAATTTGTTTCAACATTTCATACATATTTGTAATTCCTAACTGATATGCTCTCTTCTCGCCTTCAGTCATTCCATCACAAATTTCATCATTCTTGTTTTCTAATAGATCCTTATATTTTTCTAAGCTTTCTACGATTAATAAAAATTCTTCGTTCATTTATATATTCTCCTATTCATTAATTTTTCTGTCCAAAATCATAGTAATCTCCAAAGGTTTTTCAAAAAATTTTGCACAGTTCTTTACCAGCAATATATTTATTCTCCTCTCACAGTCACATCAGTTCGTCTATCATAAGCCCAATCAACATCAAATGAAGTCATATTGTCTGTACTGACTACTTCGCCATTTTTAATTACAACTGGCTTACCTCTATATGGAACAAACACCATACATTCCATATCTTTGTTACTTGTCTGTGATTTTAATAGTGACTGAATAATTCTGTCCTGTTCCTGAATAATACCTCTGTAATTGTCGTATGTTCTGATCACTTCATCATGTTCTCTTTTATAACAATCAATTAAATGTACAATGTTGTTATTAAGACTGCTAATTGCATCAAAAATTCTGTCAAATACTTTCATATACTTATTCTCTCCTTTTTACTCAATATTTAATTTTACTCTTTCTTTATCATATAAAATTCCACCGTTTTTCAACATTTCACATATGTTGATGTTAAGACTTGCAGACTGAGACTTTTTAAATCTATGCAGGGGTATTTCCATCTGCATCTTTAACATCCGTATATTCTGGTTCGTCTAACTTAAATTCACAAGATGACATCATATTTTCAAACTTATTTGACTGTTCTTTCATAGTTAAATAATCCGATTCAGACATCCTCACTCGTTCAAAAATTATGTACTTTTCTTGCAATCGTTTTTAATTTTCTTCTCATTCAGCACACACCTTTCTTAGTCTTATTTTCAAAAGAAACGATATTTACCCATTCTTCGATTCAAATTCTTCAAGCACTTTATAAAATTCGCTGCCTTTAATTTCTGTAAAACTTGTATCATCATCTGGTGTAATAGTTTCATATTTTGTTGTAGAAATTTTTAAATATAACTTATTCTCATACTCAAACCTTGAAACTGAATACCCACCTAAATGTAGTTCCTTAAAATAATCTCCTTCACGAATCGAATGATTGTTAATGACAATATTCTTTTCGATGCATAAATTCTGAAACTCTTTTAAAGTCTTGCTGTTAGCTCTAAACTTTCTCATTAACACATCAGAATCACTGAATAGTTTCGTTGGCTTCAGTAACTCTTTTCCAAATTTCTGATCATTTTCATTGCAATCAGATATATATAATCTGATATTATTCTTTTCATGCTCTTTAAATGGACGATTTACAAATCCATCTCCACCGATATAATATTCATTCCCAGCAATACCTTTATCCTCGAAAAAATTATTTGTTACTATTCTTCTCTCTTCGCCATGTTTTCTATAATCATTAATCTCTTTTAGGAATTTCTCATTTGTTACAATATAAAATTTCTCCATTATTTCACCTCACATTTTCAAAAGAAACGAATCTTTCCTGTTCTCAGTTCACATCATTATGTGTTTCGCCATCTGAGTAATAAATGTTCCAATCCTTGAATAACTCAATTAACTTATCATTATCCCAATCATATTCATTACAATGTGTAATGGCGATTGATTTTTTATCTCCAAAATTTCCTATATCATTAGAGCATCTATTATATAATTCTCCTAAATCCAGTGTTCCATATCTCAATGTATCCTGGAATGGGTTTGGTACATTTGTTTTGTCAAACATATATTCATTGATAAATCTCTTATTACATTCAGATGGAAATTTACCAACACCATGTCTTGTTAAATAAGTACGAGATACATAACAAGTTTCAATATTTATTTCATCATTCCATTCAACATTTTCAATTATTCTCTTGGGATTTTTAATACCTGTATTAGACGGTGTTAAATGTGGAAAATATTCTATGTTGTTCTGATCAAGCAATAAACCTTGTGCAGCTTCAAATACAATATTATCAAATTGATTTAAGAAATAATTATCTGATATAGTCAATGAGTGATTATTCATAAAGTCCCAATCATCTAAAAAGTGTTCAAATATACCATTATCAAGGAATATTCTTGACCATTCATCTGTTAATATAATATTCTCTCTTTCAAATTGTTCTAAGTAATATTCTCTGATATGATTATCTACATCGGTTATGCCAGCTTTATATCTTTTGATAGTTTCAAAAATTCCCAAGCCACAACTACCATGTTTATTTTTCCCACGATTCTCCTCTATAATCTGGTTTGCCATCATGTCAAAAGGTGTTGTCAACATACAGTTTTGATTGATATAAACATTCGGAATATATCCTAATTTCATCAATTCATCATATTCCTGCTTAAAAATAATTGGATTAACAATAAAATCCTCAGATAAATATGTACTTGCATGATTGAATGTTCCAGATCCAAAATGATGAAAGACATGTCTGATTCCATCAGGCATTGTTACGGTATGTCCTCTTTGAGCACCACCATTTGAACAAACAACAATACTATTATTCTGTGAGAAATAATCTGTCATAAGACCTTTTCCTTCGTCTCCAAAGTTAGCACCTATCACAATCTTAATGTCTTTCATCTTTTAAATCTCCTATCCTACCAAGTAATTCCTTCTGAGTTAGAAGGTGAAGTAACTGTATCTGTTACATTATTCTCTGCTTCACTAACAATAATATCTACAATCTCATTTGTAATGCTATCCATAGTTACTCTTCTAAAGTGTGTATCATCAAGATACTTCTTATAAGACTTTTCAATCTCTTCTTCATCCCATCTGTGACCATGATTTACATCTAAATGATAAATATTAAACTTCTGAGAAGCTTCATCATATAAATCCTTTGTTTCTACATCTGACTGAAGGCTATCACCTGTTGCTTCAATCAAACCACTTCTTCTACCTCTTAATGGAAGGTATGGATTAAGCTGTTCGTCACCCATTGTAATAATAATTCCTTTTCTTCCACGATTTAAACAATCAAGCTTTGTGTGGCGAGAACCGAAATACCATGCTGCTGTGTAGGATTCATAACTGTTTCCACCACCGCCAAACTCGAAATAAATCTTATCAAGCTGTTCAGCAATACGAATATCCGACTCAAACTGTGAAGCCTGGATTGGACAGCTATCACAAGCTAAATCACCAATACCCATGATAAGGAACTCAACATCTGTAACCTTTTCATATAACTTAGTCATAATTACATTCAACTTCTTTGCCACCTCAACAGCAGACTCTCCCATGCTCCCTGTAACGTCTAAAGCGAGGATAACTGGGATTGTGTTTGGATGTTCCTCTGTATCGCAACACTCTCTAATAACATTCTTAGGATCAAGTGTAGAATCAATATTTCTTGCCTTAAACATATCCTGATTAGAATAAGAACCTCTAATCATACCATCCGTTGAAACACTCATACCCTTTGTTGTTGAATAACTTACATAACTATCTCTTGTCCATGAACCGCATCCCATATTATGCTTCCTCCTCTTCATCTACTTCTGTATCATCGTCATCATTGCCACTCATATCAAAGTCGAACATTCCGTCAAACATGTCACCCATATTTCCACCCATCATCATAAGTGGTAACATAGAACTCATTCCACCATTTCCATTCATCATGCCAGTAGAGCCATTATCACCCTTCATCATCTGAGAAAGCATCATATACTTGAAGATATTGTTTGTACCTTTCTTACCTTTAATAATGTCACTACCAAACATCGAAACAATCTTTCCATAAAAATATGTATTACCCATAAATACATGTCTTTCAGGAAGTACATTTTCGATTGTTGAGTCCTCATAATTGATTACTGTGATCTTTGTTTTATCAGCTTCAATAACACATCTAGGCTTACCATTTACAAGAATAATGTCTCCCTTCTCTACCTTATTAGTTGGAATAATAAAGAAGAATTCCTCACCAATATCAAATACAAAGTTACTACAGTTTGTGAGCTTACCAGTCTCGATGTTATATGTCTTATAACCACCATTTGTCTTAACTGCAATACCACCATTCATAGAAAGTCTACACATTCCACTTCCTACCTTGCCAAACATACCATTTAAAAAATTGTTCATCATATTTATTTCCTCCTATGATATAAAATTATTGTTTACAATTACTTATTCTCTTAACTGCGACATTCTCATCAATTCTTCTTTGTCTGCTTCTGATAATGTCAATCCTGCTTTAATCCAAGCCTCTGTCTGTTCATCAATTTTCTTCTTATATCCACCTTGAATTGTCTCATTTCCACTCAACAATCTCTTACAATTCTCATCTTGTAACTTTACCATCAATCATCTCAGCACTTTCTTCTGTACCACCATGCCAAACAAGACCAACGCCTGTGATATACATACCATTTTTATCCTCAATCAATTCAACCTCTTGTGCTACTCCAATAGGGAAAAACTCACCATCATTGTTTGGTATCTCAATCGGAATATCCTTTACATTTTTATAGGCGTTTCTAATTGCTTCTTTGGAATATATCACACCGTTCAAATCAGGCTTATCAACTGGAATTGGAATTTTAAATGTCACTTTTATATTCTCTGTTCTCATGCATTTATTCTCCTATTCGTAATCTTCTGGATGTTCTTTATAGTCATCTACTACACTTTTCATATACCTATAATAATCTCTTACAGAATCACTACTTTCAGAAAATCCACTTGTCACTTCGTATCCATTATCGAACACTGCAAAGGTTAAGAAACCCAAGCTATCTAGTCCTACTTCTATGTCACAGCCTTTATATTTACCTTTCATGATGTTATTCTCCTATTCATCTTTGTCTATAATGAACCAATATAAGAAACTTAAAAGTGTAAAAGTGATTCCAAGTATCTTATTTTCTGTTTGATATGAATACATCGTTACACCACTACAGAACCATACCAAAAGAAATGCGATTGCTTGCCTATAATACTCTTTCATTCCACACCTCCAATCTTCTCGGCTACTTTTGCTTCACATATTCCACAGATACAGCCATTTTTCTCATCGTATTTTTTAAGTTCACTAATAAGATTGCTACAACACCAACTTGATTCATTAAGATGAAATTCAATCATGTCATCATCCCAATTCGAAGGAAAATCCATTGGAAGATTTATTGTCCACTGTATAGTTTTGGTCTGTCTATCTGCCATATTATTCTCCTATGCACCTGTGTTTGCTGTTAAAACACACTGTTCTTCATTCATATCAATTTCTGTAATGGTAATCTCTTGACACTTCTTAAAATCATCTGAACTTACCCTTGCTTTTCTTTCAGCATGTCGTTCATCTTCTGCAATAATTACCATTGCGTAATCTTGACACCAATCTCTTGCAGGTCGTTCTACTAAATATGCTTTCATGTCGTTATTCTCCTATCTGCATTTGAAAACCTTTCTTTCGTATTTTCTAAAAACAAATCCTTATCAATGCTCCATCCACCACAATGACTCAATATTTCTTTCCTAGCATCTCTAAATTCGTCCAAATGGTTTCTGAAATAATTAACCGCATCGTTTTCGCATTGGAATTCGTCATTATATTCCCAAAAGAAATGTCTTTTATTTGTTGCAAAAAATGAATCTGTATCTAAACAATATGCTATAATCCACGTTGCGTATTTATCTGAAAAATTTTCATTACCTTTTAATTTTTGATACATATTCGCACCTCCAATCTGTTCAAAAGAAAGAAAAATTTCATTTAAATTTTAGAAGCCATAGTCCTGCTCTTCAGGTTCTTTTAATTTCATACCAAGAATACAACCAATTTCATATGCAGCGTTTGATATGCCACAATCATATCCGTCACAAAATACATCGGATTCATTTCCAGAAGATCTCATTTCTGTATATCCACATGCCTTTGGACTATAATTGTTCTTTATCCATTCAATTAATTTATTTTTAATTTCTTTGTCCATTTATTCTCTAACCTCACTTGAAAGAAAAATCCTAATCCAACCACCTATTATCCAAATAGTAGAACCCAAATACTATTCCACCAATTAAAATAACCCAAAAGATCCAGAAAATAATAATTGGAACATCAGATTCTAGCCTTTCTATCGTCTCGTCAATAGTTGAATTATTATAAAATGATGTGTTATCAGAAATTGTTTTATCTCTTAAATCTGTAAAAATTGTTCCTTTATATTCAGTACCCACACCATAATACTTATACCTTACATGACTTGATTCCTTGATAGTGTCAATATAATCAGTATTAGGTAAATCAATTTTATTACTTATGAAATTTACTCCACAAAATGATACTTCTTTACACTTAATATCTTCACTTCCGACTCTATCCCAAGTCCAATATGTTTCTATTCTTGTATGAGTTTGTCTTGTTTTTCCACTACCAGTTGTATATGTAACAGTTCTTGTATGCATCGTATATATCTCTTTGACTTTTTCTACATACATATATTCTCCACCAATTTCAGGATATGTAACTGTATCTACTGCTTTCAAATCACCATATACAAACGCATTACCAACATTTGTATCCATTCCATACCGGAACATTTCTTGGCTTTCTATCTTAACAGCTTTGTTATATTTCTCATTTTTATCCATTTGGTATTCTGAAATCTTTCCAGAAATCAGAATACCAATTAGAATCATTACTGCTATGATAGAAATACTAGCCAAGATTTCACGTTTTGTTATTTCAAAATCACCAAAATCAAAACCTTTTCTACCATATTTCATAGACTAATCCTCTTTGAACAATGACTGTGGAGCATCAACTGGTGCATTGTAATCCAAATACTCATATTCCTGCATCTCATATCCAAGCAATCCAAGGAACTGTCTTGTAGGGAATTTTCTTACATATCTCTTGTATTCCTTAATCTGCTTATTGTAATTACTGCGATACTCTGCAATCATATTCTCTGTCATAGATAACTCATTCATAAGAGTCTTATAGTTCTCATTGGACTTTAGTTCAGGATATGCTTCTGCAACTGCTGTAATAGCTGTTGTTACATTCTCAATATCTCCTGTTGATCCACGACCATCGGCAACGGCTGTTAATGTATCAGCTTCGTGTTTGTCATACTGTTTTACACAATCAGCAAGATTATATACAAGATCAACTCTTCGCTTTTCCTGTACCTTAATATCTGATGACGCTGTATTTACCTGCTCCTCAAGTGCAATAGCCTTATTCTGTGAACTCTGTACACCAAATACAATCATCAAAATAACTGCTAATACTCCTACGCCAATAATTACTGGCACTTTCCAATTTGTGTTCTTCACTTAAAATCTCCTTTATATGTAATATTTTTATTAGTTACACTGTAATATTCTCTTATTTATTGGGATTCCCATAGCCGAATGGCTTAGATATGATTAAAAATTTTCCAATGAAAGATTGGTTTACTGCGAATTAACTTATTCGTCATGAATTCTTTTAAAATCATTCAACTCATATGATGTTTTAAATTTAGTACATTTTGCTAAAGTAATAATATGTTTGCAATTTGGACAAGGCACATAACATTCGTTTGGTTTAGGATTAATATGTCTTGGATAAGCAGCTTCCGAACTCTCAAAAATAAAAGTTGTTCCACAATTATCACAAGTACACCCATATCCATAATCCTTCTTTTCCACTTCTTTAAGATGATTGTTCATTACTGAAAGAATTTTCATTTATATTTTTACCTCCAATATATTATTCTCCAAACTCACAAGTGTCACATGTTGAAAAATACTTATCGTGGTCTATGCAGCATTGTGGTCTGTTATCATCTTCATCAGTTTCTTCATTAAATTTGATATAAAATGGAGTACAATCACAGACCAACATTGATGCGATCGACATTCCGTAAATAATGGCAGATTTACACTCTTGATTATCCTTGAATATTGAACAATTGACCATCTTATTAAATTCTTCAGAACCAATGAAATTCAATACTGTTTTCTGTAATTCAGTTGAATCAATTAGCTTTTTATAATCATCCATTTGATACCTCTTTTCTATAATCCAATGATATGTTGCTTTCCTGTGAAGTTACCACAACTAATTACAATATTTTTCAATACCTTGTGTCATGATATCTCTTAATTCGTCTTCTTCATATGTAGAGCCAAACTGCGACCAACTACATTCTGTATCATTGTGTACTAACGCAAGTTTAAATACACTGCCACCATAATTCTTATATGCATCTAATTTGATAGCTTTAATATGAGGAATTTCTAAATACCAATTATGCTCTTTATATTCAAACTGGATATTAGTAGCTTGACCAAAATTATAATCAATGAATTTAACGTTATTCATATACTCAATATCAAGAAGCTTTTTAATATAATCAATATACCAATCATATGTTTCCTTTTCTTTATATTTCTTTCTCTTATCAAGCTTGTTACCATCTGCATCCTGATTCTTTGATAACATATTTAACCATTCTCTACACGTTTTAATCGTAGAAGGTTGATTAAGCAGTATATACTGAATATTCTCTTTATAAGTGCGAAATGCCTGTTGTTCAATAAGATTATATTCATTCTTCATATCATCTAATGCTTGTTTCTTTGCTGACAATCTTCTTTCTACTTGTGCAAATTTATTTAATGAACCCATTTCATATTCACCATTATAGTTATATGTGTCATTTTTATATACTAAAGACATTAATCGTTCACCTCTTTTATTTTTTCTTAGTTCATAAAAATCATTGATTTTATCCTTACTTTAATATTCTCTCTTTGTTACCAAAAGAAACCTGAAATTCTTATTACTCTACTTTCTATTAATCCATTCCTTAAATTCTTTGAAATCATCCTTTGTCAACACAATATCAGAATAATAGAAATCTTTATTCCAGATAATCGCCCAAATTTTCTTCAACTTCTCAAAGAACGGTCTTTGTTGAGTGTAAAAGTTACCGTTTGTATATGTTAAGAAAGCGTAGTCTCCATCACCATAATCATGAATCTTAAAGTGGATACCTTCGTCACATCCACATTTACAACTTACGATCAACTCATCATCTTTAAATTTTTTAAATACCGCCATAGTAATCTCCTTTACTTACAATTTCCAAATCCAACCTTGTAATCGTCCTTAACATCAATAGTAACTTCTCTCTGGAAATTTCCTTTCTTATCGTACAGAGACAAGTAATATCTGTTGCCACGTTGCTCTAAAACGACATCTTCATTCTCGAATAGTTCAACTCGTTTCTGTTTCTGGACTGGTTTAGTTTCTACTTTTAAGCTATCTATTGCTTCTTTTGAACCAACCAATACGACAGGATTTACTTCTTCAAGAATACAGCTAATGTCGTTATCTAACTGATTCTCATCGTTTGTATGTTTATCTACTGTTTTAATCACTTCACTTTCAAGTAATAATCTGTTCTCCATTTTAATATTCTCCTTTCCACTCACCCAATTCATAGAAGCCGTTTATCTGGTCATCTAACTTTCTAACCTGTTTTCTCAGTTCATGCTCTTCTTTCTTACTATCTGTTCTCTGACACTTCTTCCATAATTCATCACGCTGCTTAGATAATTCATTGTACTTATCAGATACATCAATCTCGTCTACGACTGAAACCTCAATCTTTTTGCCACAGTGAGGACAAAACTGGATTGGATAATTGTCTGTCTGCTCCCATTCGTCTTCATAAGATGTAATGACTTCTGTATGTGAAGTACAAAATTGAGGAATTATATAGTCATCTGAATCTCTTACTACTAATCCAAAAGTATCGTTGCATACCAAATCTTCACCTGTAAATACAATAGCTTTATCATTTTGAATTTCATCGCAGCAATAAGTGAATGGCTTATGCTTATATGCACAAGTATCATTGAATTTTAATTTGATTAACTCTATCTTCATATATTTATTCTCCTAAACATCTTTCACATAAACAGTAATACAACTTCCAATCTCACCACTCACTTTTGGGAATACCATTGTAATACTATCTATGTAATATTCTTCTCCGTCTGTATCAATGACATCATTAGTATTGATTATTAATGGAATTTCGTTTTTTCTCATATAATCTAGCGTCTTAAAAACTTCTGATATATTCTCCACTTCTGTATATCCAAGAAGTTTATAATCATCATATCTGTCGCTAAACCCAACAATTCTTATATGCAAGTTCTATACCTCCTTATATTTAGTTATTCTCTCTTTTTTATTTTGGAAAACCGTGTGTAGAAATGCTCTTAGACAAAATTAACAGGAAATGCTTCTTTCCTGCTAACCATGAATATCCATATAAGAATACTTAATTCCTCTATATTCCTTATAACCTTTTGTCAAAAGTTTGAAATTCACATTCTGTTTATAATACCCTTTGTATCTCTTTACTAAAAACAAATGAGTACAACTGCATTGAACACAAAATTTGCTATTTTGTTTGGCTTCATTTTTTGAATAATAATATCCTTGAATTCCACCACAACAAGGGCAGGTTGATACCCATACTTCTCTTGTTAAGTTGTGTATTTCTTCAAATGGAATTTCATGGAATATTAGACCTTCAGGAGTTACAAGATAATATTTCTTTTCACCAACATCTATGCTTTCTGACTCAATTGACCTCATACTTTTATTCTCCCATCTGATCTACAATACTCTGTAACTTATCAACATATATTTGAGCTTCTTCCTTGTTGAAAATTTTAAAGTTACATGGAACAATAGCAGCTCCGCATTTATCAAAGATTCCTGCATTCTCCCATGCTTTATAGAACTCAACAATGGTGTCAAAATCTATATATTCACTATCTGGATTCCACCGAAGAACTATAATATCACCTTCGCTTGGATGTATCTTCCTTAGCTTAGTCATATTCTTCTTAATGAATTTCTTTTTCTGTCTCTTATTCATACTATTATTCTCCTAATTACTCAGTCTATCTTTGTCATATTCATACATTGAACAATCTTCACAGTATAAATCTTGTTCTTTGCAATCTTCACAATCGAAACATCCACCATAAATGCCACCATTTTCATTCATCTTACAGGTATTACATTTACAAGTTTCACATGATGTATCCACTCAATCACCTCCTCAAATGAAACGTGGTTTTCCTTGGCTTTTTCAACCTCTGAAAGCCTTGATTTTAGGGCATTTCAGAGATTGAGATTTTAATAATTTGTGATTAATACCTCGCAATCGGCACTCTTGTCCTTTTTCTGATAATTGCAGTTGCTATAATCATGTTTTAAATAATGAACTATGTATTTATCTTTCCATTTATCAAGTAATGGATTATCATATTTGAGATTATTACTTAATGCAAACTTAACGCCTTTATCATTCAAAGTATCAAGAGTCTCTAGTAATTTATTCTCCATTTCTTCTGTCCAACCACCATTTTCATTGTATGTAGCAACAGAATTAAAATATGGTGGATCTGCATAAACAAAATCACCTTCCATAAAATCAGAAAAATCAAATCTCTCAAATGGAATATTTAAGAAACTACAATCTATTTCATTTAGTCGCTTGTGAAAATCTATAAATTTTTGTCTAAGAGTGGGATTAAAACTTGATCTATCTTTGCCAAAAGGCATATTATATTCACCTTTGGAATTGAATCTGATTTGATTATTGAACGCATAACATAAAAGCGTATAGAATTTAATTGGATCTTTGATACCTATGTTGTATTCTTCTCTAAACAGTAAATATCCTTCTTTGTTTTCTTTCGTTAATTCATACTTATCAATATATGAATCAATTTTCTGTAGCACTTCTTCAATATTTGAACCTTGTAAATATTTTAGAAAACCAACTACCTGTTTGCATATATCATTATAGATAATATGATCGGCATTTACATTAATACCAACATTAAAACCTCCACCAAATAAATCCACAAAAGTATTTATCTTATCTGGGAACATTGGTACAATGATTGGTAGTAACTTATACTTGCCTCCGACATAATTTAGAGGCGATTTAATATATGTATTTTTCAAATTTGTTCACCAATAGTAGCTGCGCAGCTTTACTCACATGTGAACTTTTTTCCTTTCCTTAACTTGTAATTACATTGTTATATTCTCTTTTTGTCTCGAATATTGTATGGTTTTCGTGACAAACCATGAAACCAAAATTTCTTGCTAGTTTCTATCCAAATAAACTATATTATCTACATTGTAATGAAATCCACCTATCTCTCCATCAAACCTACCTTTAACATACCACGCATAAGGACTGATACCTTCATTCATTATTTCTGCAAGTTCATCAGCTTTTCTTTGATGTTCATCAGCTTCATTCTGCATAGATAATTTTTGAGAATCCCATATAATATTTGGAATTGTATCTACACACTTTCTATACATTTCAGACTCTTTTATATATTCTCTTATCACTTTTGTCATTTTGGGAATATTATCTTTTAATATCGGCTCATTGCTAAGTTCATATGGATATAGGATTAAAACTCTTTTGTCCATATATTCCGTAGATATTAAATCCTGTACATAAAACTTTGGTTCATTCAAATTGTCACCTCCCAGATATTTATTCTCTTATTTCAAATAACTTTTCTACTGCTTTAACTCGCTTCGTATTGTCAATCGTTCTCTTGACTTCCTGTTGCCAAATACATTCCCATCCAGAAGGAGCTTCATGCTCACTGACTAAGACAATATTTTTCTCGCTCATCTTCTCAGCCCAATTCCAGAATCTGTCATAATCAAAATTCTTACTTGATCCATACTGTTTCGTACCCTTATATGGAATATCGCAATAAAATAAGCAGTCAACTTTATCAGAATATAACTCTTTATAATCTCCACATTGGAATTGAATATCTTCTAACCTTGGAGTCTGCTCTAACAAATTTCTCTTAGCTTCATCGTAATAATTTCTTTCAGTTCCAGCTTTTGTATATACGATACCTGAGTAACCTCCATCAAAGAATCTTCCGTTATAGCTTGAAAGAAAGCCAACTGCACCAATATACCAATCTGGATATTGGGATAATCCTTTATTAAAACACTTTCTTACATCTGAGTAATGTTCTTTTGTAATAAATTCTGGGAGATTTTGAATCTGATTTAGATTCTTGAACATTTCAATAAGATATTTATGATTGTCAGAAGCGATTTTTATATCACATTGAACTTTGTCGATTACATTACAGCCGCCGCAAAATGGCTCTATGTATGTTTTGATATTATAATCTCGCAATCTTTCTTGAATAATCGGTAAAATATTATCAACTATACGAGATTTTGAACCCATATATTTCATAAATTACTTGGAGTAAGGAATTCCTTCTTGTGTACACGAACCTCGTCTCCTTTCATTATTTTATTCTCTTAATTAAGTTGCACTCATCAATAAATCTTGATTAACATACTCAGCTACTCTCTTACTTCCAACCTCAAAAATATCCTTGTCTTTCTCGAAACATATGTAATTTCTACCTGTATTCAAAGCTGCAATCGCAGTTGTACAACTTCCTGCACATGAATCAAGAACTAAATCTCCTGGATTGGTGTAGGTCTTAATAAAATACTCACATGCTTCAACAGGCTTTTGGCACTGATGTAAGCTACTTTTCTGAGTATCCCACTTGAACTGCAGAACATCTCTTGGATATCTTTGTGTACTACCACCGCCTGAAATACCAGTCTTTGTAGCACCATAACAATTACCATCTGTTGTATGCTTTGTATAAGAATGAACAGGTGTATGTCCTTCTGTCATTTGTGGATTGTAAGTAGGGAGTTTCTTATAGAAAATCAAGACATTTTCGTGTGCCTTCATAGGCATTTTCTTGGCATTTAGATGACCAGTTGCTTTGGTCTTTTCGATAATCCATTCATAGCGATATAGCTTTTCATTACTACAAGCGAGTCTCTTATCAAATGGTGACTGTGCCCATAATGCAATACAACCATTGTCTTTAATAATTCTCTCGTATTGTTTCCATAATAGCTCAAACGGAATTAGTACATCCCATGAATTCTGGGTTGTTGAAAACGGCAGATCCGTGAAGATAAAATCAATTGATTTATCATCAATCTTTTTCATACCTTCAAGGCAATCTTCATTGTATATTTTGTTAATCTCTAACATTTCTTACTCAGAGCAAATCCAGATTTAATGCTGCAGCAAATCTCATGCTCCTTTCAATGTATTATTCTCTTAATTGTGATAGGTTACATCAATATGTTCCATACACCATTTCCAATATGGAATTACTTTAACACCACCAGCTTCGTTCCAATCTTTCTTTAACTGCGTTTGTGTATCTTTGTCTAAACAAGAAACTAAATACAAAGAACACTCCATTGGTGCTGTTTTTCTGTATTCTTCACTAAAATCTTCTAAATTTAAATTCGCCATTTCTACCTCCTAACTCCAAAGAAACTTCGGTTTACTTCGTTCTATTCTCCAATTTCAACTATCTGTTTTGTATTAGTATCATAGGTGCATAACTTACCGTTCTCCGAATAATATGGAGACATATAACCATATCCAACTTGATATTCAAATTCATTAAATACTATATAAACGATATGAGTTGTGGAATAATAATACAAATCATTTTCACCTTCTATCGAAATGAGTTTTGAGGACTCGTTATAATTTTTACTTCCAGTAGATACACATCCAGTCATTCCAAAACACAATGTCAGCACTAATGCAACTGCTAAAATTTTCTTCTTCATATGATTTATTCTCCTATCTACCATACATAATGTATTCATCACCAAGTTCAAGATTCATTTTGTAATTTCCATTGTTATAAACCTGAACTCTCATATTATAAAACTTACTATCCTGCTCATGAGAATTTGGATTATAAGGATAACTAAAACCTGCTCTTGTTAGATGTCTAAGAACACGTCTCTCTGTTGTAGCACGACTACATCTTTCTTCAAAAGCTAATTGTCCATTGTCGAGATTTACCAAACTACAGTATGTTGATGTACTATCGCTACCATATTTGTTTTTATTATCTCTGAACGAAATCACTAAATAAACACCTATTACATTATTATTTTCTTTCTGTACTACGACTGCACCATTTGTTAATTTGATATTTCTGTCTAAGTCTACACTATCGCAAACACCTTTAATGCTTATATTCTGCATTTATTTGCACCTCCTGTTGTTTTATTCTCTGCTTAATTCAAATTTCTTATCATATCCAGTCTCTTCAAGGAACTCATCAAATTCCTCTTTTGTCATATTGTTTGGATAATACCTGTCAACCACCATATCAAACGGCTTTAAATAATTATCCAACACATCTTCAGCGTCTTCTTTTGCTTCCTGCATTTTCATATTGATATAATCTTCTCTTGTCATATTCCATGCTGTAGGACAATCCGTGACGGTCGAAAATCTACAATATAATCCATTTGGCTGTTTTGATACAAATCCTGCCATTATTGCCTCCTAATCTTCATCTTCAATGTATTTTATTTCTTCCAGGATCGAACTTCCTATAACATACAGTTTCTTTGAAACTATCCTTGTTACCCTTTTAAGAAATTCTTTATGAAGTTCATCTTCCTGCTCATATACCACCATCTTTTCATTTCCATTTCTATGACAGCAAGCATACGTTCCTTCCTCATATTCAGCTCCATAGTAATAAAAATACAGATTGTATTTATGATTATGTTTACTAAATAACCACGGATGAAGCGTTGCAACAGTTACATAGTTATTTCCGATTTTTATTCTAAAATCGTAATGCGATTTATTCTGTACGATTTTCAAAAACTTCACCTCTTTTCGTTCCCTGTGAAATCTATGTTTCTTGGTAAAAATATTACTATATATAGTGTCTATATTTTCTATAAACACTATATATAGTATCTCATTTACGCCTGATACACAAAACTTGGCATTGGCTGTAATTTAAACAGATTTTTCTCATGCATTGAATCAATCTTAGCCTTTACTTCCTCGCTTGACTCAATTCCATCTCTGATATATGCATCTAATTCAGCATAAGTAAATCCAAGGTTGTCTTCATCCGTCTTGCCACAAAGACCGTCAGTAGGTGTCTTATCAACTAATTCTGATGGAAGTCCTAACTCACGACCAATAGCCTTAACCTCTGTTACTGTAAGCTGAGATAACGGACTGAAATCACCAGCAGCGTCACCATATCTTGTGGCGTAACCAACCCAATCTTCGGAAAGATTACATGTATTTGCAACACGACCATTTACTGTCTGTGATACCGCATAAAGCGTAGCCATACGAATACGAGCAGGAAGATTTGTTGTTGTCTGAATTGATAACTCTTCATCTAATGATGTTTTAATTTCATATTCAGCAACATTCACAATTGTTCCGACTGGAATAATAGTACGTGGAATGTCTAAAAAACTGCAAAGTTTACGACTATATTCAATATCTCTTTGTCTTCCCTGTGGCATCATCACACCAAAAACTCTATCCTTACCAAGAGCTTCTACACATAATGCAGCTACAACACTTGAATCTTTACCACCAGAAATTCCTACTACTGCCATACAATCTTTACCATTCTGTTCAAACCAATTTCTGATCCACTCTACGATTTCATTTTTTACTTTCTTAGCATCAAACATTTATATATTCTCCTTCCTACATTCGATTCATCACATCATAGAACCGAATTAAATACTCATATACATTTCTAGGAACTAATTCTTTTACCTTTTCAAATTCACCCTTTTCACATAAATCTCTAACCAAACTTGAAGAAGTATGATTTTCTGGTATCTGAATTTCTGTGAAGTGATCTTTATATTCCATAAGATCCGCTTCTCTTAAAGCAGTCTCAAGATTCTGACCTTCTCTCACACATGCTACAAAATTATATTCCTCAACAAACGGTTTCCAATTATACCAAGTTGTAAGTGTTTCAATATTATCCATTCCTAAACAAATATAGTATTCGTTGAAGATATAATCTTTTTCATTCATATCTCTTATCTGAGTAATAGTATTGTATGTCCTCTGTGGAAAGAAGCTGGTTGTTTCAACTTCGGATGCCCACATATTATTTTCATCACAATTTGGCATTGAATTAATTAGCGATACTCGACAATATCCAGGTATCAAAGTCTTTTTCTTCGCAACATATGTATCATGTGCAGGAATAAACAATATAGCATCGGCATTAACCGCTTTTTTAGCAGTCAATGCCATATCAACATGGGCGTTGGTAATTGGATTAAAACTCCCTGGTATAAGTAAAATTTTATTCATGATCCATTCTCCAATTAATACATCTCTTTAGATAATCAACATAATCAGGGTTTTTACACATGCCTTTACCTTCTACATCAGACACTTTTGCAACGTCCATACCATTACATTTAGTGGTTTTCATTACAATATTTAAAGCAGGAACATCTGTGTCATTACTCAAATAAGTACCAATTCCAAATGCAACATTCACTCTATCATGGAAGTGTCTGAATAACTTATCAGCTCTTTCAAAATCAAGACTGTCACTAAACAGAAGTGTCTTTGTCTTAGGATTGATACCAAGTGACTCATAATGATTAATCATCTTTTCACCCCATTCAATTGGATCACCACTATCATGTCTTACACCACTGAATAATGTTGTATATGTCAACTGAAAATCTTTCAAGAAACAATCAGTTGTAATTGTATCTGTAAGTGCAATACCATTTAACACACCATACTCTTTTACCCATGCATCTAAGGCATACCAATTTGAATATGCTGGATTGTGCTTGTGATTACCCTGACCAGAACACATAATCCATTCATGAGCCATAGTTCCAACAGGCGTGAGATTATATTTCTTTGCGAGATATACATTAGATGTGCCAACAAATTTAGATGGACTGTGTAATGTATCATTCAAATGTGAAAACTTCTCAACAGCTAACTCCTGTGCTTCAGCAGAAAGTCTTCTTCTAAGACCAAATTCAGAAAATGTACCAGCGTACCAATGACCGCTTCTGAGATTTTCGTACTTTTCATTTAATCTCTTTTTGAAACTATCAAGCAATTCCTCATAGTTATATGCCATTCTGAAATATACTTCGTTTACAATCGCAAGTGTAGGAATCTCATACATAGATGTATTAAGCCATGTACCAAATGTTTCGATAGAAAGACCACAATCTGAATCTGTTGTAATCTCAAAATCCTCATATCTTGGCTGCCACAATCTCAGAAAATCAACATACGAACCTTTCATCCATTTGATATTATCAATATAAGTAAGTTCGTCTTCTGTGAATCTCAAACCACAATATAATTTAATCTGTCTGCGAATCTCTTCTACCATTTCTGGTGTAAAGTGAACATCCTTATTACGACATTTAAAACTCCAAGTGGTTTTATAATCGCTAAACTGATGATAAATAGCCTGTCCCATTGACAATTTGTAGGCATCTGTCTCCAATAAACTTGTAATAATCTGTTCCATATTATTTTCCTTCTTTCTTGATTTGATTAAATATTGTTCTAATATCATATTCTCTGTTTTCGTACTCATAAAACAGATTAATATACTTATCAATAAAAGCTATGTCATTTGGATGCATTGCAATTGGCTTACTTTTCTTAGATTTCCACCATTTTAATTCCTTCTCAAAATTAAACGATTTACCATAATATGCTCTACCTGCTCCAAGATAATCACAAAACATTTCTTTTTTATACTTCATTGGCATTTCAATAGGATTTCCACCATTATCAAAATTGTCCTGCCAATATTCGTAATGGTGCTTGTTTCTTCCTTTATGGTGCATCCAAGCTGCTGACCAACCATTCTCTTTCTTGCAAGCATCTATTGGACTTGAAGTACCTTGATAATACTTAACACTCTCCCAAAATTCTGTTGGAGAAAATTTAGATAAATCATGTACTAACCCTTGAAATGGAATTCCCACTTTACAGCAATAGTAGAACACCCAATGTTTATGCGTACAGACTTTCTTAAAATGTCTAAAAGTATTAATGATATAATTCTTATACTTCATTATTCTCTCCAATCACTTCGATCTGGCACATCTTCATAGTTGCTAATGCAGCCTTGTGAGTATCAGGTGTGACACCTGCACAACAGCTTGCATCTACTGTAATATCAATCTCAGGATAGTTTGCTCTAATAATAAGTGCATTTGAAATCACGCAGATATCGGTGCATAATCCGCAAATCTCAACGCTTTCAAATCTAAAATCATCCCAATGAGTCCATCCAAAAGTAATTTTGTCAATCAGAATGTCATTATCAATATCAAAATCTAACTTATCTGAAATCTGCCAACCAGCAGTATTCTTTACACAGTGAGTAACAGGAAGATGTATACCTTCATATGTCTCTAAATAATTCTCGGGATGTGTATCTCTTGTAAAGATTACCTGTTTACCAGCATCCTTGTACTCCTTAATTTTCTTTGCTACATTTGATACAATCGCCTGTGCTTCCTTTGTACCAAGTGTTCCATCAATAAAATCATTCTGCATATCTACAACAATTAATGTTTCTCTCATTTTGTTACCTCTTTTCTTTGTTCTTTCATTACCAAATGGCTAACGTTTACTGCTTCTCTCATAGCTTCTGCAAACTCATAAGCACAATCAGAAGTAAATCTTTCCTGCACTTTTGCAATATCATTTGTATCAACTTCACTATGAATTCTTGCGTCAATAATATATTTTCCGTCTTTACATTGAATATCTACCATTGTCTCATCCGTTCCTTTCCATATCATAAAAGCAGCATAGACTGAGCAATTCATGATTTCTATCAGTCAAATAATTTACCTTTTCAGTTAATTCTTTATTCTCTTTTTCAAGTGCAGCTATTTTATTTTTCAATATATCTTCTGTTGAAAACTTCTGAGTTCCAATCTGCTTATAATCAGACGAAACAGTTTTAACAGAATAATTGCTAATGTAATCTGTTGTTCCATCGGAATATTTAATAGTTGGTTCAAAGAATCCACGCCTCTTGCACTCATCACAATGACAAATGGATGAAATATATCCAACTTTGCCATCACTATTTTCTACATAATCACCTTCATGAAATTGAATATCTGTTGTATTATTCTCTTCTGGAACAATTGGATCTCTGAAGTTAAGTTTTAAATATCCTTCACCCACATTTTCTTCACTAACAAATCTATACCCAAGGTTTTCGTATTTCTTAATTGTATCTTTTGCTTCACATATTTTTACACCAACTGTCATCTATTTATTCTCCTCATCTTCGCCTAAAATTTCCTTTCTTAATGAGTTCCAACCATCATCATAACCATCGCAATATTCATCCATATATACATCATTGTGTGTCTCATCTGGCAATTCTTTTAATGGACACCAATTTGGTTTTTCTTGACAATATCCATTTTCACTATCAACTATTCTACAAAGAGTATTATCATTTGGCTCATCCATTAATTCACAACATGCTTCAATACCTTCTTGTATTTCTCTACAAAAATTACAATCACAACAAGTTCCAGGCATATCTAACACTAAAATAGCTTTACTCATACATTTAATCCTCTTTTCTTTGTTTTTATATGTATTTATTCTCTGAAAACTCAGAAGAAATTCCGCTTTACTTAGAACTTTTATTTTTATACACAAACAGCTTTTCTCTTCGAAAATCCTTAATGCTATTACACTTTCTATTGCTGTCAAATGTAATCTTAACTTGTTTCTCCCAAATGCAATCAAAGTCATCTGGCATTGAATATTCACTTATAATGACAACATTATCTTTAGACATTTCTCTACACCATTGATAAAATTGTTCATATGGAAATTCACCTGTTTTATATTTTGTTGTATTTTTATACGGTGGATCGCAATATATTACATACCCATGTAAGTTAGAATAATCTAAAAATGAAGCTGTTCTAAAATGGATATCTTTAAGATTTGGAGCTTGCTTCATACATGATTTGTAAGAATAAATATCTCCACGATGTTTAGCATCATCACGCTTTGCATAACCCCCAAACCACTTTGCTCCAAAACTAAGTTCATATCCTATATACCCTGTTATAAAATCAGAATACTTGTCAGGATTATTTTTTACATCAATATAAAATTCTTTCGATACTTCTTTTGGTGGTTCAATTCCTTGCTGCAAACCAATAAGTACAGAGATTACATATTTATCAATATCGCTTCCTATCTTATTGTCGCATTCAATTTTATCAATAATATTTGCACCACCTACGAATGGTTCTAAATAACCATTGCATCCATTGTCTATGTAATTCTGTATAATCGGTACAATTTGTTTTGATAACCGATTTTTGCTTCCCATGTAAATCATTATATATCAGGAGTAAACGCTGCGTTTTCGGTATACCAAACCTCTTACTCCTTCCTTTTATGTTATTCTCTATTTAATATTCCCAATCATCATTTCTAACCTGGAATACATCGCCACACTCTTCAATATCTGGATAATTATATGTGGCAACATTCATAGCATATTTATCTATTTCATACGCTTTATATATAATATTTGTAAATCCCATTTTTTCTAAACAATATCTACCAGTAGCAATACCATCATATAAGCTTAGAACTTCAATAGGATAATCTCGTGGAACATTCTTTAATCCCTGATTTAAAATATGAATAATTACCTCTGACGTCCATCCATTACCAATACATTTATAACGCTGCGTTTCAGGAACACCATTACATAATGTATAATTATCAGGTAACGTCTGTAATCTTTCTGCTTCTAAGGGATTTAATTTTCTTATTTCTCCATTGATAAGATACAATCCAGTTTTTGCACCTCTTCCACCACCATTGGCAGACAAAGTGCATGATTTACCATTTATGGAATATACTCTTTCACCTTGTCCACCTTTACCAATAGTGCCAATTCTAACAAGTTTATTGTTATCCTTAGTATCATCTCTGTTATTAAATTTGACCTCATTTATTAAGTTTTCTTTATGGAATTTAACATCAAGAATATCTTTCACTCTTATACCCTTATCTATAATATTTTTTGGATCAATATTGATATTAGTAGCATAGATACGATGTCGAGTTTGTGCTGATAATAATGCACTGTTGATATGTAATAGATTAACATTTAATCGTTTTTCGATTTCTTTTTGAATTTCTTTTGATATACTTTCGTTGTTCTCATATAAAAATATATCTGGTTGCCATTTTTCTTTCGTAATTAAATAATTTTTAAATAATTCCCATCCTGTACCTTCACAAGTGGTTTCTCTTCTTTCGGGTGATTGTGAGATCGACCAAAATGTACAAGGTGAACCACCTATTAATAAACGTAATGGTCGTCCATTAAGCTCACAATAATTATTTTTTTCATTATTCTCTGTCAAAATATACTATTTTACAGAGGTCACGTAACCATAATTACCTAGGAGTTACTGCTTAATTCCTTTCTTCTTAATTATTTTGTTGTAAAATCCTATGGAATTAACACGTCTGCTAAAACCATAGGAAAAAAATATTTCTTGTTACTTTTATTTGGAAAATTTGGCTGACCAGCCTTTGAATAGAATTACTTCTATATTAGATTATTCTCTACTTTACAAATGGATTATCCATAATATGGTCATTAATCATATTTTTAAATGCAAAAGGTGAATCAATCACCCTATCTGAATATTTGAATTGTTGTAAAAATCTGATTACATCACGAGCATCACCAGATGATAATGGCATAAATGATACGTACTCTGGGTGACCTTTAATACATACAACAGCCCAAGAATAGTCGCTATGTAAATGAATATCAGTTCCGACATCCATCATTGAATTTATTAATTGATGACAATCATTGACTAATCTATATGCGTCTGAATATTGGTTTCGTGCCATTTGCATCTGTATAGTAGATTTTTGCAAGTCCTTTAATTCAGTCTCAAAGAACCAAGTTCTTAATTTATTTCGTATTTTATCTTTTATTTTCACATTCTCACCTCACTTTACAATATCCTAACAATCTGTTCATACAAACAAATATCTCTGTCATTGATTGCCTTATTTAAATGCATATGACCAAACAGATGTTTTTTGTATTCAGTTGTAGCTTTCACTTCTTCCAAATAATTAGTCAATATATCTGATTCATATAATCCTTTACCACCCATAAGATACAAATCTGATGTAGAAGGGCTATGTGTAATAATATAATCAACTATATTGTTATTTTCTTTTAAAACCTCTAGTCCATACTGCATTTCTTCATCTGTTGGCAATTCCTCTTTCCACCAAGATAAATCCTTGATACGATACATATACTTACCTTGCTTATCAAGCTTCTTGGCTTCTTCTCTCCAATCTTCGTCATTGTAATCAAGAATGCCATCCTGAATATCATGACTTGATGCACCACCAAATGCAAAGAATTTCTTATTTTCAATGGTAAACACTTCGCCACGCATTGAATGTAATACATTGGATCTAATTTCATGAACCTTACCACCACGCCACTCTTTTATAGGATAACTATAGATTCTTGGAAAACATTCGTGATTTCCGTCAACAAATATAGTTGTGAATGATTTCTGATTTAACCAATCCAACCAATATTTTTCCTGTTTGCTTTCACCATCTCTGTTCCATACAAGACCAAAATCGCCAAGAATAATTACAATGTTCTCATCTTTATTTCCAGAGAAATCTTTCTGTTCATAGAAACTATCTTTACTTAATCTTACAGGATTTCCATGTATATCGCCTGTTACAAATACTGCCATAGTTCACCTCTTACATACTAAAATCTCAATATCCGTATCCGCAAAAATACTTTTAATCTGTTCTGAGACATCATTCCAGTTCAACCTATCTAAACCACAACCAATTACAGGCATTGCAATCTTTTTGATATTATTCTTTAAACAAATCTGTTTCATTTTTTCAAGTGCAAGTCTCATTGTGATAATTGTTGGCTTGTGAAAATATCTCTCTTTTGTAATGAGATTTAATACTCTACCTTCTAAAAGACAGTCACTATCAATTCTTTTATGAGTATACTGATTAAGATAATCTGGATATTTTGTTAGTAGTTTTCTTTTCATATCAAACCTTTTATTGAACTCAACTACAATTCCTTTACCCATTCCAAAATCAGCACTAATACAATGTGCTAAATAATAATCTTCTGGTACTGTAAACAAGTCTTTATTTTCTTCTCTATATTTCATCAATTTTACCTCACTTATTCGTTATCATATCCAAAAACAACAGCCCATCTTTCTTTAATGTAATATCATAACCTTTCCACTTTTCCATAAGTTTTCTTGTATCAAAACCATGCGGAACTACAATAACATAGCCATGAGGAGTCTTATGACATTTCATATCAATGAGCTTAATTCCCGAAAAATGGTTAATATCAGAAAGAAAATTAGCCGCCATTTCTCTATCATCCACATCAAAATCAAACAGCCATTTACTCTCATCACGATTTTGTACCTGCTGTGCAACGGATGCTAATGTACGATTAAGCTGTGTCATACTTGGTTTGTCTCTCAACAGACGGATAATAAATTCTTCTCTGATTTTTTCTTCATTTCTTGAATTAACTGACCTGTATAACCTTGTCTGTTCGCCAGTAAGTCCTTTGACTGCAAAACTCTTAAAAGCATCAATTACCTTATCTTCATTTTCTCTATATTCAAGGATTGTCTCGGCTCGTTCCTTGAAATTTGGAATATCCTTATTATCCTTGTTACGAGAGCATATTAGATATACATATAAGTTTGACATTGTATTATTCTCCTTAAATCCATCCAATATCTCTTGGTGTAATCTCAATATAACAATTTGGTCTATATGATTTTCCAAAATTTACACCAATTAAAATACTTGTATCTCTCAATGATATTTCTGTACTTGAAATCTTACAAAATTTTGTAATATACCATGGTAATTTATTCTTAATCCATGTCATTCTCATAGAATCGCTTTCAGAAATTTTCTCATACAGTGAATACATTTCATTTTTCTTTGTCACATATTCTTTTCTATCCTCAATAATTTCATCCATACATTCCTGACGCATCTTGCAATACTGTTCGTCAAGATTCTTTGACAATTCAGATAACGATGTCTGAATGCGTTTTAATCGTTCATAACTATTTCTATTTTTCATGTCTTAACCTCCAAAATTCCTCAAGAAATGTGCGTTTCATTTTAATGTAAAATATATACCATATATAGTATATATTACTTATTTTCAATACTATATATGGTATATTCGTAACAATTACTCACTTAATTCTGCAAGTGCCTTATCCAGATCCTCATCAGACATATTTTCTTCATATCTCCATATATACCCACCAGCTGTTTTTCTTCCACCACTGCAAGCTCTAGTAATATTTTTTCTGGATATTCCAGTTTCTTTTTCTGCTTGTATGGAATTATTATATTTATTTATAAAAACTTCATTTATATCAAACTGTAAGATTTTCTTATTCTTGGTTATATTAGGTAATATATCTGCAATACTTCCATCGTAATATGTCCATCTGTATCCAAAACAATTGTACTTATTTTTTATTGCTCTTATAATTGTTGAATCATTTGGCATCTTATAATATGTAACCGCATCAATAATACTATCCCATGTTCGTATATAAGTTCCATCCATTGCATATTGATTTATTTTTCGTTTACTATTGCTTCTTTTGCCTTTCTGAGAATTATGAATTTTTTCTTCTTTGTCAGAATATGGATTAAAATTCAAATAATTATAATTCACCATAACATCATCAAATAAATCATAATCAATTTTTACATTTTCACATTCATCTAAAAATTTCCAATAATATCCACAGTGAAGTTTTCCATCATAGCACCAATTACTAATCGTTGTGATACTTTTAAATCCTACTATATTTGAACAATATGAAACTGATTTAAAAATGTTTACAGGTTTTAAATCTTGTGAGAATTGCACAACCTTTCTATTCCCTATTTCTTGTACACCCTCTCCTCCAATTGCAATATTGTACCCATTATTTATTGAATCATAAATTTCAATATATAGCTGTTCACCAAAACAGGCTTGTTCAAAAGATAAATTATCTTCTATAATTTCATGTTTAAAATTATCCCACCCATATTTTTGAATAGCATTATAAAATTTTCTTTGTTTTTTATAACCATTTCCGTCTTTACCAAATCTTTTCTTTCCTTGCTTTGTAATTCCTATATAAGATTTACCGCTTGGTGATGTATGCTTATAAATACTATAATTGTCTTTTGTCATTGTCTTCTTCTTTCTGCATTTCATCGAAGTGCTTCTGTAAAGCCTTCTTAAACATCATAAATCCATCCATGTTTTGTACCTCTTCTTTCTTATATTTATTTTTGTTAATTGTTTTTACTGTTATATTCTCCGTTTATATCAAACCAGTCGCTTTATCTGGATTTTCATTAGCCCATTTTATCCATCTTTCAGCATAAGGTTCAGTCTTATTATTTAACCCAAACACTTCTCTTACGATGATATATCCTTCACAAATCGACTCTTCCATATCTTTTGTATTGTTATCTACATCATCTGCATCTAATGGTCGAAACACTGTTTTGGTAAAATATCTTCTACCATATTTCTTTGTTGTAGTGATTTTATTTATCTTATCCTTATATAACTTCCATACACCAGATGAATCTTTGTTAATCTGTCCTACATAATCTCCTACGTTTAACATATTGTCTCCTTTCTTAATTTCGCATGAAACGAAGTTTTCTTGTGTTTCAATTTATATTTATTAAGACTATTACATCTGCTACAGATATTCCCTTTGCTTTTGTGACAATTCTGTCATTATCTGGTTTAAAGTCTTCGTGGTTACTACATCCCCATTAGCACCATTCATATTCATCGTAGTACGAACAGAAATTACATTTTCTAAATTCATTACTCATAAAATTACCTCTCGTTACTTTCCAAGTTTTCTACCACATTCAGGACAATATTTTATAGGAATACAGATTGTGCCTATGCCTTCTCCGTTGAAATAACCTGGACAAGTCAAAATTAATTCAGGACACGCCGTCTGGTAATCGTGAATTACACCATTCCATTTTTCATTTTCTAATACATTTCCCGACAAATTTGCCGAGATGTCTTCCTGATTATGATATGGCAACTGTGGCTGTTCCCATCCAAATTTAACATCTACTTTTCTTTCACAATACATACACATATTTTTTCACCTCTCTTTCCAAAAAAATCTACTTCGATATTTCTATTTTTATTTCTGTTCCCTCATAGTTACCTGTTATATGCCTTTTGGCTACAGATATTCCCTCTTGATATTCATTAATAATATTCTCTAAAGATTCCATAATGTCATAAAATTCTTTAAGCAACCAAGGATGTGTATAAGATATATGTATTCCATCACATAAAAATCTCCAAAGAAAATTTTTTGCTTCGCTTTTACAACGCCACTCTTCTTCATATTTAAATTCCATAGAGCCAACATAATCATAATATTCAAAATCATCAACTACTACATCTCTATTAGTGCAACCAAGCTCTTCGGCATTCCTTAAACTGTAATCTCCATCTGTATATAATGTATAACTAATATTTATTTGCATCTTTTCACCTCCAACCCTATGAAATCGAACTTTGTTACCATCCCATATCGTTCCTGTTGCCTATAGTATTTGGATTTATCATATAGGACATTTTTAATTTTGTATCGGATAACTCTTTCCTTAAAGAATTCACCTTTTTCTTTAATTCCTTATTCTCTTTTAAAACCGAAATAAGTTTGCAACTGTTTTCCATTTCACATTTATGTTCAATGTCATATTCCTGACACATTTTACATATATCCGTTTTATTCAATTATTTTCACCTCACAATCCAAAGAAAGAGAATTTTACTCCTAAAACACAGTACTACTCTCACCCTGATTAATTTCTTTGCATTTCTGTTCACATTCTTCTAATGTTTTAAATAAAGAATTCTCTTCCCTGTTTCTTACATTGATATATTCTCCAACAGAATCGACCTTGTATTTAATTGTTGTAACATCATTCCAAATACTAGCCACAATCCTTCTAATTTTAACTTTATGTGGAGCAACCACTGTTTGTTTTCCTACAATTTTTCCCGTTGTATTACACTGTTTACATGTAATTTCATATCCGCTATAAAGAATTTTCTTAGTTCCTTTACATACAGGGCAAACAATTTCTACATTTTCTCTTGCATATGTATAACATTCTTCACCTATCTCAAACTTGTTGTCTATTATTTTCATTTTAAAATACCTCCTAATATAATAAATAATGTGCCATACGAGGTTTTAACTCGTGACACCTAGATTAAAAGGCAGGTGCTCTCCCAACTGAGCTAATGGCACATAACTAGGCTAGTGGGATTCGAACCCACGAATAACAGGATCAAAACCTGTTGTGTTGATCACTTCACCACAGCCCATTAGTTAGGTGTGGAATTTCACCACACCTATATATTCTCTAATTACTTATCAGTTACAACTGTATTATTTGTTCCTGAAATTGTAACCCAACCGAACTTATTTCTTGCTTCAGCTTCCTTCATTCTAATAAGCTCATCCGTGATTGAAGAACTTAACTTGCTGTTAGCTTCTGCCTGTGCTTGAGCTTCTATGAGCTGTGCATCAGCTTTAGCCTGTGCCTGTGTCTTAGCAACCTCTGCATCAGCTTTAGCTTTATTAATAGCAGTCTGATTATTTATCTCCTGTGTCTCTGCTGCCTGTTGAGCTGTTATCTTTGCATTAATAGCTTCCTGTGTCTTTTCATCTACAGAAATATTAATCAATGAAACATTACTAATTGCAATTCCATAAGGTTCAAACTTCTTATTAAGATAGTCTGTTAATGCCGTATTTACATTTGCTCTTTCAGAACCAAGAATATCCGATACCTTATAGTTAGCAACAACTTCTTTAGTCCAACTAATAATATTTGGTTTGATGAAGCTATCTCTTACTTCCTTACCAGACTGACCTCTGAATCTTGTAAATAGATCAGCTACCTTATCAGGACTATACTGATATGTAAATGTAAGATCTATCTGCATAGCCTTACCTTCAGATGAACTTGCTGAAAAGCTATCATCGTCCTTAGAGTCTCCGTCCTTACCAGATGTAAGATAGCTCTGTTCTAAACTTACTGAGTAAAGTGTCGTTTTTACAGTTGGTGACTTTAAATGCCATCCTTGTGTAAGAATATCACCCTTTACGCCACCCGACATACTGTACTGTACGGCAATATACCCAGCAGGTACACGAACACTCGATATTAGTAATAATATTGCTGCCACAACAATTACTACCACTGTTACTACTCCTCCAATTGCTTTCTTCTTCATCTCTTTGTCTCCTTTTTTTCGTTATTATTTATTTCATCTGTCGAAAATACCTTATTTATAATATTGATAACAAACTCACCAATTTTTACAAATAAAGGCGACAGTAGAAACCATAGAATTATTAATCCTATTAGAACTAATATAAAAAATACTGGCATTTATACATTCTCCCTTAGATTCCTATTTTCTAACATTTCAATTCGCTGTTCTAACTCATTTAATCTCTCTTCATCATAAGTTGTTTTTTTAAACATTCCAACTTCATTTTCTTTACAACAAGACATGTAAAATCCGAATAAAAATGAGCTACATATAATTGAAACTATAATTATAATCATAATAAATCCAATCATTTAATTTCCCTCCTTTCATTAATCAGTGGTAGATTTATGTTCTGTCTAGGATTACACTTTTTGCTAAAATACATTGTAATATCCTGCGTAGTTATTTTTCTCCCTTATATTCTTTTAGAATATCTTGTAAATTGTTATAATGTGCATACATAAATTGACCATACCCATTATCTTTTTTGAATCCGTCTAATTGTATGTATAAACAAATATCAGATAAGGTTTCCACTACTTCGATTTTTATCTTCTTTTTCAATATGATACTTTTGAACAATGTTTTAATTAACATTAATTATCCCTCCTTTCTTTGAATTTTTTAAGAAATTTATGTAATTATCAAAATCCATCTTAATATACTTATAATTAACATCTTGTGATGGACTATAATTCTTATCAATAGCATTGGTATTCTTCTGATAATTTTCCAACCAAGTTGCCAATTCAATATCCTTTTCGGTTCTGTAAGCATATGCTGTTAATGCTATTAATGCTGCCTTGCATTTTATATATAAAGGGTTGTCTATTTTTAAATATTCATCCACAAATTCCTGATATTCGTCTATATCAACTTCCTCTATATCATCAGCAACATTTTCTTTAACAAATGATAATATTTCATCATCACAACCCGTATTCTGTTCAGATTCATTAACATTTATTACCTTATTATCAGAAGACTCTATATTATTCTCTGTTTCAATTGTATTTTCATTCATTTCTGAATGAGTTTCTTCCTTATTATATGTAGTTTTGTTCTTATCTTCTGTTGCATCTGTTATATGTAAATATTCCTTCATGAGCTGTTCAATCATATCTAACTTAGCATTAACAACCTTCTTATCCTTAGTTCCTTTATTACCATCATAGGTATCAAAACTTTCGTTTTCATATTTTGCAAAAGTCTTACTATGTAATGTTCTCTGAAATTCTTTAAGAAAATCAGCAAATCTTATATCTTCAATTCCAAACTCAGTGAATTTATGAAAAATTGCAAACCATATAAATGAATTTTTTACATTAAATAATTGTCCTGTCGAATCTTGCTCAATTATTTTATATAATCTATTTAGTTCACTTTCAAATATTTCAAACTCATCATTTGTAGCGTTATCATTAAGATATAAACTTATTTGTTTTGCTGCTTTTTTCCAAGTATTAATATGAAACATTGTCATAATAGATTCGCACACAATTCTATTAAAGACTTCCTTTGTATCTTCTTTTGAGTTATAATTTCCGCAATCTTTAAAAAAACGATTATTTGTAAGTTTTTTTATCTCAGGTGCTATCTTCCAAGCTGAAAGAATATTTTTCTGATTTACATTCATACTTGTCTGTCTATTATATCTAGCAATGTGATAAGCTATTTCTTCATCTGTACAGTCAAGATGCTTAACTATATCAACAGCATAACTATCAAACGCTTCCTTTAATTCATCCGGTAAATCTTTATATCTTTTTTCTCTAAGATCATATTCAATTACACCAACCTTTCCATTTTTGTCAACTCCTTGATAATACATAATTGGCATCTCAAGACTTTTCTTTATTTCAAAAGCATTATTCTTGAATGATTCAAGAACAGTTAATCTCTGTAAACCATCAATAAGCCAAAGAATGAACTCTGTTGAGCTTACAATTTGTTCACATATCTTAATAGAATCAATGTCTTCACCTTTGATAATAGTGGCAGCAAGTCCTGACTTGGCTTCATCTGTCCACTGATCTGGTTTCCTCTGCAAAGGATGATTCTTATTAATCTGACCTCTTTTAAATTGATTAAGCAATGTTCCCAACATCATCTGATCTCTTTTTACTTTATCTCTTCCTACCATCGTCATAACTTGCTTCCTCCTAATTAATTGAATAAAATTGATACGTATTCATACTTTCTTAACCCTGAAAGACAATCATTGTATTCATTCACTGTAATATGTAATATTTCTAATATTTCATCCCTGGTATATTGCTGAGACAACAATCTTGCCACCCTTTCCTGTTTTCGTGGTAATTGCTGTAAATATAATTCAACTTTATCAGTATATTCTTCTGTAAATATCTCTTTTTCTATATTCTCTTTTGAAGGTAAATTATCTTTAATATTTTTCACTTCATCTGTATTAACGTCTAGTGAGATATTCATGACAATTTGAGGATTACCCTTTTCATCAAGAATTAATTTCCCATTTTCGTCTTTTAAGAGATTCTGGCGTTTTAATCTATATTTATTATCTCGCATCCATGTGCTTGTCTTCCTCATGATATTTCCTACAAGAAATGTTTCTAAACGAGCTTTTTCATTATTGTATGTAATTAATGTTTCTATAAGACAATCAACCGCCACATCATATAACTCATCATAATCACTTCTATCGAATTTTCCGTACCAAATTCTGTGACAGATTTTTTTGAGTTTTTTCATATCATTTTCCATGTATGTATTAACAATTTTCATCATCTCAGGATTATTATTAATAATCCTCATCATCTCTTTATTAATCATTTCATCTACCTGCCTTTCGCAATTCTTTATTCATATATTCCCCGAAAGACAATTCAGAATTCATAACTTTAATATGCTTGGTTTCTCTATAACATTTAGGACATCTACAATATCTATCATGTCGATTTCTTTCTCCTGGTTGAAAACTCATAATCTCTACCATTGGAATTAAACAGTTTTTACATATCACCATAATTAATCCTCCAAAATATCATTAGCCATTTTCCAATATTCCGTTCTTCCTTTGTAATCATCGCTAGTGACTTTACTAAGTTCTAATTTTATCTTCTCAATGTTGTATCCTTTGACTATCGCATCTTGCATAACCTGAACATACCTTATACACTGCTTTATTCGTTTATGTTTATCTCGTATGTCATCAAGTAAATATCCTATCTTTGCTACCTTATGAGCTTGTGGCTTCTTGCCATTATGTATTTTCTTATATTTTTCTAATGCATGATTAATATCGCTTTCTGCACTATCACACTTTGATAATTCAGTATTTAATAAATTTTTATATGTAATAAGTTGATTGTCGTCCCAACCCGCTAACCCTAAGATGGAATTGGCTTCTGATTCAATCTTATCTAATAAGGTATAATCGAAATTACATCTATCTCCTATATAAACATTTGCGTTTCCTCTATAATAAAGAGATTTATCAGACTTCTGCCCCGTATCCACATCAATAAGATTATATTTCTTAATCCATGAATACTTCTTTCTACTGTTCTGTACTAATGACCTCGCCTGTTTGTAAGTAAATTCCTTTGCCATAGAACTTGAAGTCGTTATTATATACTCACCTGACTTCATAGGATTTTCCATAACATAATTCTTTCCATCTGTTAATATAAACAAAACAACACTCCTCTCTGATTTTTGGCGCACTTTAATAAGCCTTGGATATACCAAAGAAATTAAAATGCTATTAAATTGTGATAAAAAATTGGAAATTTTGCTGATATGCAATTGACTTTTATAACTATTACTATGTATAATTTGAATGCATACTGATTATTTCCCCAAGAAATAGATTTTGTATGTTGCTTGACTAGCCAGCTACCAACTTTCTAGTCAAGCATTTTTTATTTCCTCTTCCATTATATTACTCCAAACATACGTTTGTGTCAATATAAAACCAAACAAATATTCGAATAAATTATCTTAACAGAATGTCATGCATAATTCCTCTTTTAATAATATTCTCTATATCCTGTTCGGTATTGAATAGCTGCATATGAGGAAGATAAGTATCTTCATTCATAATAATTGTTTTTGATTTCCTTACTAATAAACATCCATCATCGGGTGTAGCAATCTTTTTTGTCGAAGTATTGTTGTCAAAATTCATTGTTAAGATAACTATATTTTTAGGATTTTTACCTTCGGCTTTTAATTTTTGCAACCTGTCAATGGCTTCGTCTATACTTGTATAATCATAGGTTTCTGTCTTCATGATATTCTCTCCTCTCATTTATATCATAGCCAAACTAATTTTCATTGCTTCCATAACCTTTAAATTATCTTCGTTTGATAATTCACCAATTTTAAATTGAATCCGATCTTTATCAATCGTTGTAATCTGCTCTAATGCCACAACAGAATCATATTTCAACCCATTAAGTTCATCCTTATGTATTAGTACATGAGTTGGTAATTCTCTTTTGGACTTTGTAGTTACAATAGCAATTATAGTGGTAGGGCTAAACTTATTACCAATATCATTCTGTAATATAAGTACTGGTCTTCTACCACTCTGTTCTGAACCTTTAGAATCATATTTAGTTATATCAGCGAAATATATTTCACCACGTTTAATTTCCACTATGTTAGCCCTCCTTTCTCTGTTTGTTCCTTTTATATTTTGTATTATATACTTCACTATATATATTGTCAAGTATTATTACAATTATTTTTTATATTTATTTTTTCTTTTATATATGGTACTCTATGTATATAGGAGGATTACATTCATGAAATTATCTATTCAAAACAAATTAAAAGAAAAAAATATGACACGTTACGAACTGGCTAAAAAAATAGGCGTAACATATCCAACGATTGACAAAATCTACAAAGGTGAATCAACTTCAATTAAATTTGATATTTTAGAGGCAATTTGTAAAGAACTTAATTGTTCGCCACTCGAAATATTAGATACTGATGACTATCAAATGAAGCGATTACTAACCTATGCAACTGAAATTAATAAAGCAAGTAAAAATAAGGACGACACAAATTAATCTGTATCGTCCTTTGCATATCACATATTGTTTAACACATCTTTCATACCAATAGCACCATTCGCATAATTATTAACTGTTGTATTTACACTGCTATGTCCCAACTGCTGCTGAACAAATGCAAGATTTCCATTTCTGTTCATTATACTAGCATAATAATGTCGCATCATATGTGGAGTGATGCCATTGCCATAATTTTCAAATATCTGTTTAATATTTCTTTCTGTTGTACGTGTACCGTTTTTATTTATAAACACAGCTTCTTTGTCTACAACATTATTCAATGTACTTCTGTATTCTAACCATTCTCTTAATGCTTTTAAAGCAGATCCACTAAGATATACTGTTCTATTTTGCAGTTCTCTGTACACACCTTTGCCAAGAATAGTAATGTATGGCATTTCTTCTTTTAAATGCAAATTAGACAAATCTAAACCTGCAAGTTCAGATTCTCTTATTCCAGTTCCTCTTAACACTCGAAAGATAGCAATATTCCTATTTCTTACACATTCATCCTTTTTCCACATTATTTTCTCTTCCATATCATTAAGCTGCTTTTCTGTTGGAAGTTTTTTTGTTAAATTATTTCCAGATGGAATTCCCTTATAGGTTACATCTTTAAAGAATCCATCTTTAATTTCAGTTCCCTTTACTCTACTCATATAATCCCAAAAGCTACTTATAATATGTTTCCTTGTTTCTAATGTAGTTGGCGACATTCCATTTTGTTCTTTTGTCTTTAAATATAATGTAATATCTTCTGCCATGATATCTGTAAAATCCGATGGCTCAATATCTGAAATATTTGTTTTATTAATAAGTTTCTCTTCAATAAACCAATTGAGCAAATCTACAATAACTCCAAGATAATTTAATGCACCTGCTTTGCTTTCAATTTTAACAGTGAAATATTTTCTCGTATATATAGGAAGATTCAACTCATCCAACTTCCTGTTAAGCTTCTCTGCATTTTTATTTTGGACTTCTATTTTATAACACATAATTATCAACCACCTTTCTAAAATCTCCTGTATAATAATTCTCTCTTTTCTCTAATGCTTTTGTATAAATCTCTTTATAATCATCATAATACCTTACTTCCATATTTTTAGTTTCAATTCCACCGCATAATATACAAGTAAGATCTTTAATATGAAATTTCTCACGTTGTTTCTTACGCTGAATTCCTCTTGCTAACATATTTTCTTGCATACATTTTAAACATATGAATCGACTTGCATGTTTTGGATTTCCGTTCTTATATCTACTCAAACATTATTCACCTCATTTTTTTGTAACAAAAAAAAGAAGCAGACAATTTCTGCTTCCTTATAATTAATATTTATTATTTCTTTCTTTTACTTTATCAATTATTTCTTCTCTATGATCTTTATAGTATTGATCTGAAATTTCCTTTACATGTATTTTATGTGCTTTCTCAGAACACTCTTCTGAACAATATGTTCTTCTAAGTGTTTCAAACTTTTCCCCACAAATAGGACAGATTTTAATTATTGGTGTATTCGATTCCTTACTATATCTTCTTTTATTCGAATTTTCATCTTGTCGTTTCTTTTTTTCTATTTTACATTGTTCACTACATACATTTATTCCATGGTAACTTGTAAACCTCTTACCACAAATAACACAATCTCTAATTCTTGGCATTTTTCCTTCCTTTCAAATCAGTCTTTTTTATACTTATCTATAATCGGTTTAAAAAATCTATCTTCTGCATCTTTTCTAGCTTTTTCTGCATCTTCAATTTTTTTAAATTTACCGAGACTATAATTCTTTCCTTGAAATCCAATTTGAGCAACCCATAATTTTCTGGTTTTGTCAAAAGAAACTCCTTTTATACCTGAAGTATTATTTTTTGAAACTTTTTGAGTTAAAGTTTGTACAATCGTTCCATCGACCTGTGTACGCTTTTTTCTATTTTCATTTAATGTTTTCCCATCTCTATGATTTCCACAAGTACCAACTTCTTTTGCTTTAGATACAGTTCTGTAGCACATTCTTCCACATTTTAGACATTTACATTTCCATATAACTTTTCCATTTTCATAGCCAAAAGGCTCTAAAAACAATAAATCTTTTACGATTTTCCTAGTCATATCTAATTTTCTTTTACAACCACAAGACTTAGACTTTCCTGAAATTAATTTTCCTTTGTTAATTGCTCTAATTGTCCCACACACACATTGACATGTGTAATACTTATTGTGTGACGAATCTGTTTTATCTGACAAAGCTAGCACAGTCCAATCACCAAATTTATCACCTATATTTATTTCCATATAATTACTTTCCTCTTGAAAACAATCTTCAACTGTCTTTATTTTACATAGTATCAACTTGGAAAGGAGCTTCTTCTAAGCTATCCAAAAACTAATTCATCAACCGTTATTGTCATTTCTACAGTGTACTGTCTTTCCATTTTTATCATCCTCCGTTCTGCTATTAGCAATTTTTCATCATCTTAATCTATTCCTAGCCATCCAAATTCCTCTACTATATATATGATTTTCTCCTTTTTCATTGCAGTAATCACTTTGGAAACTTCATTCTTTTTTACATCTAAAGTTTTAGATACATAATCTACTATGGCATCTTTTTCCATCTGCTCTCCTTTCAAATAATTATAAATACAGTCCCTTATATCAGATGTAGACACTACTGAATTATAGTCTACCTCTGTTAGTGAATAAATTTTTACAATTTTATTTTTATCTAAAGCTTTAACTTCATTTGCTGTTTCCATTATTTTATCGCCATCGTTCATTTTTACTAAATACATCTTATACCTCCTAATTTTACTTTGAAATCGTCATTTACACGGGTTTATATTTTTGACGATTTACTTTCTGCCTTTCTTCAATAATAAGATTCAAAACAATTGTTAGTCTCCTCTTTTTATTTGAGGAATCAGCCTCTCCGTATATCTTAGTAAGTTTACCTTCATATTCTTGTTGTAAACTACATAATTCGCTTTCATATTCTATCAATTCTTTTAGTGTCATATTTGTCACTATATCACCTCTTCCAATTTTCCAACAAATTCTTAGTACCCATTACACATGCAATAATACTTAACATCAGGTTCTCCACTAACATGGCGATACCCCATTTCTCTTATTAGCCTTGAACCTGAATTATACTGCTTGTCATTTGTAAAGTTATCTTTTTTTTGCCAATTCATTTATAGCTGATTCCATTTGTATTCTCCATTATTTACAGTGAAATTTTACCACTTCTATAATCTTTTATTTTAGTGATTCTTTGCGTTCCATCTTTTGTATTTTTTATCTGCCATAGTACATATATTTGCTAATGTGTCGTTTGCTATGCTCTGTAAACCTTCCATTTAATCAGCTAACGATAAAATATCATTTCTATTAAAACCAATCAATTCATCAGATTCTATAATATCAGCCAATATATTAACAATTTCTTTTTGTGCTTCAGAATCCCATTCCATAAGTTCCTCTTTTATTATCTTTGCACCATTTGATTTTGCAATATAATAATCTTCCAGTGTAGCAAAGAAAAATTCATATTGACTATCAAATGGTGGCATTTTACTATTCTTCATATCGTTTAAATATTTTAATGTTTTTTTATTTTCCATCTACATTACCTCATTTCATCAATTCTTCAACTTCCTGCTTTATCATACTAATTTCCGATAAATCATACTGCTCAACCATTTTCTCTAATACATCAGACAATCCAGTCATTTGTGATAAATCCTCAATAGCTCTTTCCATATATTCATAAGCTAAATCCAAATTATTCCACACGGTATCTAAGTTATTTTGCGTTTTATTAATTCGGCTCATTTATATCACCTCAATCTCCTATTAGCCAATCTTTTCCATCACAAGATTTGTATTCTTGAACAATTTCATCAGTTAATTTTATATTTTCAAAAAATCCACTACCAATTGCCGCACAACCATATGAACAATATTTATCTGTAAACCCAGTTCTTACAACAATAATTGAATTTTCAAGTAATGACTTGCCACATGTAGAACATTCCATATATCTTACCATTTATATCACCTCTTATCTCTCGGATACAATTAAATTCTCTATATCGTACCTACAATCAATCCAATGTTCATATAATCCAATATTTTCATCCGTTGGCTTTCTTGTTGCCGATGAAATATAATTATCAAATTTGACAATGGCATTATACATTTTTTCAAGATCTTCTTTTGTAATCTCATCAGTATTTCTAAATTCTTTCACTATACCACCTCATTTCATCTGCTCATCAATCAAATCTAATACTTCACACAAAGTTTTATATCTACCTTCTTCCAAGTCGTTCATATTACGATTTGCTGTTTCATTTTCTAAGTCCTCAATAAGTTGCTCAACTTTAATTCTTAATTCGTCCACTATTATACCTCACAATTCTCTTTCCAATCTCTTCGTTACTTAGACATTTCTGCAACTGATTTACAGATATATGTCTACAATCATCAGGATTGTCAGCATTATCAAATTTCACAATAGCTTCTTCATCACTATTCCATGTATATTCCATAAAAGTTCCTATAAGCTCTAAGCCCTTGTGAAATACTCTATCGCCTTTCTTAAATTCCATTTGTATCACCTCATTCCATCACAGATACATCAATAACATTTAATCCTGCATCTTCCAAATCCTGTTCAACGCAATATCTCAATGTTTCCTCTGATGATTCATTGTCATAAAATTCAGCTTCAACTTCAACAATAAGTTTCGCTTTTACTTTATTTGACTTATCCATTGTTTTTGACATTTATATCACCTCTTCCAACCTTCCCAATAAATCATTCTTTTGTTGTATATTTGCTATTTTTTAATATTCCTTCTATACTTCTTATCGCATCTTTTATACTCGTATAGTATCCATTTCTTACTAAACTTTTTGCAACTTTTTCTTTGTATTGTTGTATTTGTAAATCATTCATGTAATCACCTCCAAGGAAAGTTAAATTTCTTAGGCTACTAATGGCAGAATTCCATATCCACCATCAATAATTTCAATAGCTTGTTCTAACGAATCTGCCTCGCAGCAATCCCAATTTGATAATCCATCATAATCATCTAAAAGGATAACTGCTTTACAAATATCCTTCGTTTTAAACCACTCAAAATAATAATTACATCTCTTTTTCATTAAGAATTGTGAACAACCATTAAAATCGGGCAACTTTTTACAATATAACTCATGTAGTTTATCCATAACATCATAGATACTGATTTTGTTACGTTCTACAAGATATTTCCCATCTTCTCTTTCATATTCTTTGTTATATCCTTTATTAATTCTACTAATCCAAAAGTCGTTTGTATCCATACAAACATATACACCTTCAAATTTATCATTGTCTGTTGGGTAGCAGACAATTTCTTCTGCTTTCTGCATCTTTTCTACGAGATTACTTGCATTATAATATTTTGCAAATTCCATTAAATCATTCTCCTTTCATTCCACAAGAAAACTTGGTTTACTTGGATTTTTATATTTTAGTCATACCATTCGAAAGTTTATACAGCTCTCTTGCTGCATTCTTCAATATATTTTCTTCTTTTTTGCATTCAAGATTGGATTTGCACCGATTGCAAAGTATTCCTTTAAGATTATTATTAAAACAATATAATACACCTGGTTCAAATCCCATCTTATGATTAGAATGTGCTTTATCTATAATCATATAATCACTCATACCTTCTATTCCAGAATTATATTTTCTAATTCTTTCAGCAGTAACTTTTTCAATGTCCTTTGTGACTTCTATATCTACACATTCTCTCTTTTTTAAATCTGCCATAAAATCATTAACTGAACTTTCATTTAAAAAATTTTCATATTGGATTTTCCCATTTTCTTTCCACTGAACATTTATCATATTGTTCACTCCAATCTTCCAATGAAACTATTATTTCTTCCTATGTGCTTCATCCCATCCTTCAGGCTTTCTCGTGTCAAATCCATCCCAAATCTTGTTTCCGAATACCATACCACTGTGAGATTTACCTAATATTCTATCATATAACTCAGCTTCCTCTTTAGTAATCTCAATTCCTTTGTCGTATTCTCCTGGTGTATCATATTCATACTCTTTTGCATCAGATTTAACATAAAACTTAACCCAATGATTTTCCTGAGTAAATATATTATGAAACCATACTACGGCAGCTACCACTTTGCCTGTTTCAAATTCAGTTGTTACTTTTCTTTTAAATCGTGGATTATAAGCTGGATATGCGGGGAATCCATTTTTACGGCAATATTCTTTATCTTCTTCATCATATTTCTTTTTTAGCTGTTCAGAAGGACACACATAATCTGTATATACTTTGTTACTATTTAAACCTGTCTCCGTTCTATGATAAATACCTTTAGTATCTGTATAACCACCACTTATAATTTTTTCTCCGTTAATATAATCAGTACCAAGTCTATCAAAATAGTGACGATTTCCATTCTCATCATACCTTGTAGAATATTTCTTCATATCATAATTATCATAAGCTGCTTTTGCAGCAGCTCCACCAAAAATTCCTAATGCTAATAATGCACCTAACATTTTACATCAACCTCCTTTCTACATATTTTTATATCTTTCTTCTCTCTTCTTAGCTTCTGATTTACTTAGAAATCTGTTTGGAATTGTGAATACAACAATCCAAGCTATAATTACACTAATTAATTCTATCATAATATTTACCTCCGTTTTTAAATTCCGTTCCCACAGTTACTATATTTTAATTCTATCATACAATTTTAAATCTTGCACTATATATCCAAGTGTTAAAATGATGCATATAAATAAGTCTTAATTCATGCTCAAATCCTTTAATGACATCTGATGCATATAAAAATCCTTTATTATATCCTTCATAATTATTATTGGGTTCAATAGTTATATAATCTCCATGTTTATGTACTTCATGTCCTCTTTTGCACATTTCCTTCTTAAATTCTTTGTAATCAAACATAGTAATCACCGTTCTTTCCATAAAAATAAGAGACTTGCTTTTACAAGTCTCTTACTATATTCTCTATTATTCTATTTGTTACTTTAACTCATTAACATTGCCATTTGTCTTAATATAATTATAGATAGGCATTTGTATCTTTAGCATAATTTCCTTTAATTTTTCTTTTGACAAATTATCATCTTGAGCTTTAATTAACTCTGCCGCCTCCCTTGGTATCTGAACACCATACTCAACAGAAAATATTATTAAAGCTTCTTCAAATTTTGTAACATTTACTGTTTCGACAGCATATTGAAACGCTTCTAATAACCCCAATTTTGTCATATTGTACCTCCAAAAATAATTATATACATATTATATCGCCAATGATAATATTTGTACAGCCTTTTCTCTTCCTTCAGAGATAGTTGCACAACTACACAACCTAATCCAACCATTATATTTTTGTGAAAAACACCTAACTTCATATTTTTGATTATATTTGTTAATTTCCAGATTGCCAGTATTACGATTTACTATCGCACATTTTGTTTTATTTACTTTAAATTCTCTTCTCATAATATCACTCCAATCCAATAAAAAAGACAGATAATATATAATTATCCGTCTCAATTTAATTAATATTATATTTTATTCTTAATTACAAAATTTCATTTTGTTTTTCTAGTAATATTAATAATGCACTCATTGTCATTTTTTGTATGTATTCATCTTTGTCTACTTCTTTTTCAGTTATTGGCTGTTCTTCATTAATAAAATCATAATTTACATATAATGTAACTCCTGAATTATCCTTACACCAAACAGCAACAACTGTGTCGCCACCAAATTCAGTAATATCTTCTTTAAGTTCTTTGATTAAATCTGAACATTCAAAACTAATTTTTATTCCTTGTTCGTTTATAAATGCCATTATTATCATTCCTCCAATTTTTTAATAAATTCAAACCCATTTGCTGTTGTTTTCTTTTTAGTTCCATTTTTACGATAGAACCAATCGCCTTTTACAATACCCTCTTCGACTATTTCTTTTGCAACTGGATGTTTTCTAGTTCCAGACCATTCTAAAAAAGCACATCTCCATTTCTCTTCAGTAGGCTTTTCTTCATTCTTTTTCTCTGCCTTGTAATCTGCAAGTAATCTATCAATTTTTTCATCTGTTAAATTTTCTATTCTGCTTATATCCAAAGAATAAAAATCTGTCTGATTATAATGATTACTTGTATGATGCCACGAAGAATACCTCAAACAAACTTCTTTTAAAACTTTCACAGGTAGTTTCTTAAATTTTTCCATTGAGCATTTTAATTCAATTTCCTGTTCTTCTATTGTATCAAAAATATCTGCCTTTGTCCATTTACTTAATGGTTTCTCCCCATTTGAATAAGCATCAACCGCATTGTTACTCATTGACCATCCGCTATATCCTGCCATATTCATCAACCTTCTTTCTTACATATTATATCACACTTTATTTCTCATCCTCAATATCTTCTAAGCTGTCAATTCCTAATTCTTCCATAATATCATCACAAAGACAACTTCCATCACATTCAGTTCCATCGTATATAACAGTCATCTCTTCAATATTTAAAACATAACGACTTTCTTTTTGTTGCTTAAATAACTTTAGTACCTGTCTTAATAAATATTCTTTCCTATCCATAAATTTTACCACCATTTCTAATAGTATCTAATTGTTTACTTAATCATAACACATAATACTTTTGCATATTTATCACCATACCAATCTTCAAAATCTGCATAAATATCACAATTTGCCATTATAGTATTATTGTATTCTTCTTCATCCATCAGCTCATATAGACCTACTTCCATATCCTCAGTATAGTTTCCATATGGTGAATCTTCTCCTAATGATCTGCAATTATCCGTATGAAAATTACTAGGATAATATTTTCCATTACTCACTGCTTCATATACTTCTAATTCTATATATTTATTTTTATATTCTTCTTTTACATCCTTGATTGTCATTTCATCTTCCCCCTTTTGAAATTTCCGATTCCTATGCTTTCTTTTCAAAATAATACTTAACAATTTTCTTGAAATCTTTATTACTTGCATAAGCAACTCTAGGCTTACTTCCATCAATATTAAATTCTGTTACGCTTAAAATTGCATATCCTTGTACCGTTAATGTGGCGAGATATACAAGTAAGTTCAATTTGTATCCAATACTATCAAGTTGGATTTCTTTTCTTAGTTTCTGCACTTCTTCATCATAATTATCATCTACTTCAATAATGTGTGCAGAAGCATATGTATTAACTTTATACAATCTATTGTTAATTTTTCTTACCATATTATTCCCTCACTTCCTATTCAAATAATTTATCAGCTATATAGTTTACTTCCTGATATATATCTTGTATTAATGCATCCTCATTAATAGTATCAATATTATCTTCACACCATACCTCAAACTCTGTATATCCGTTTGTCTTACAGTATTCTAAATAACTTTCCAACAAGCCATATATCTTTTCTTGTGTTTCGTTCATATTACCACTTCCTATTTAAATAGCCGATTCGTTAGATTTCTGTTTCATGTTAATCAAGTATGAATCGGTTTTCTTTTACGTTACTTACTCTATAAATTCCATTTATCTCTTGCAAAGAATAATAAGTAGTATTATTTCTTATATACTTATTGGTGATTTTACAAGTAACTAATCTGCCCCATTTTTCTGTTACATAAACAGATATTTTTACTGTATCACCTATTTTATAATCCATTCCAATCACTCCTATCTAAACCACAATTCCAATACTTACTCATAGTCTCTACATATATCCATTACTGTATCTATCACATTTAGTTTAGAATCAATTCTATAACCACTCATTAAGTCAAAAGAACTGTTATCTTTGGTATAAACTAAATCGCAATAATGATGCCATCCATCTTCTTCGTCATAAGCAAAAGTAATTTCAAGATTTATACCATCAACTATTTTGCATTGCCAAGGTCGTTCATCAAAGCTTTCGGGTTTATTACCTTCTCCATTCCATAAAGTAGGATTCATATCATTAAAAAATCCATTTACAATTCTCGTGGCTTTTTCTCTTGTCATATTCTAATCCTCCATTCTGTCAAAAAATCATCGTTTCATGTACTTATCAACTTCTTTTAACATATCACATTGCATCATAGATAATCTTCCACCACCCATACGTTTCGCAATATCATAAATTTGTTTTCCATCAGTTCCATTTTTTAATAAATTCACAAACGGTTCCCAATATTGCATTTCAAATGCAAGTTGCAACTTTTCCTCATCTGTCATTTCTTTTCCTGTGTTATACTCGATTATTTTTATTCTTTCATCATATTTACTCATAATTGTTACCTCCAATCTTCCTTTTAAATCCTCATTTCATTTCATTATATTGCTTCATAATTTCACTAACCAACCCCTTGAGATTATATTCTCCATACTGTACATAGCAGTTCACTGCCTGTTCGAGATTATCTGCATTTTCGGCATTGGTAGTAACATCCAAATCTATACACATATCCTCTAATATATTGTATACTTTTCGTAATTCTTCATCTGCTCTTTTGCAAGCATTTCTTGCCTTTTGTAAGCTGTTTTTTAATTCTAATTTTATAGATTCATTTAATGCTTCATCTGAAGACATTTGATATATTTCCTTTTTCATTCATATTACCTCAATTCATAATCCTTATGAAACTCTTGTTTACTTGGCTAATTTCTTTCATATTTATAGTAACTTCCAAACCAGACCAACTCTGGATTCATAATCGTACCAACATTTTCTTTAACCTGACCACTATCTTCAAATCCTTTTTCAGTCATTTGCTTTGCATGTTCATCTCGTTCCTCTTTTGAATCATAATGGTACTGTTCTATCACTTCTGTATAAGAAGTATGAACTCCACTTTCATATGAATGTTTCTTGATAATACTTTCTTTTACAATCTGCATACTTCATCACTCCTTATCATCTTCCCAATAAGCATTTACATCATCTTTGTTATCCTTGTCATCATCCCAACAATCAAATTCACATTTTGCTTTTGCTTTACAATCCCATTTCTTATCACAATAATAACAACATCTATCATCTTTATAGCTGCAATCGTCTGTTTCAGGCTTTACATAATTTCCACATTTATACATATATCATCACTCCTATACATAAGCTAACAAATTATCTTCTGTTCCGTCTGCAATTTCATAATCTGACCACCAATCATGTATTGTTTCCTTTATTTCTTCTGGCGGCATTGACTTCCGCAATTCATCAACTTTTGATTTCCATAATTCTGTTTCAAATTCAACAACAACTGCATTCTGTTCTTCGTTTAAATCGTCATATGATCCACTACTTAATAAAGCTCGTACTGCTTTCTTCATTACTTCTTTAATATCCATATATCACCACTCCACTTCTATATTAATTCATCGACTTCAACTACATCAGGATTATCACTAAACCATGAATCATTCTCTGCAATTTCCTTTAACTCAATAAAATCTCTTTCAGAATCAAAGCAATCGTTGTGTTTCAAATAAGCTGCTTTCACCTTTTCTCTTGCGTCTTCATATGATTCTGCCTTTACAATTCCAACAGCCAATTCTTCAATTCTGTATGCATATAAGTTTGTAATATTTAGCATATTAAGCACTCCTTTCCGCACTACAGAAAAAATCATCTTCTGTAAAACTATATCTATCATAGTGTTCATAAATAAATTCATCACTAACATATTCATCAATACTTGCAATCATTTCATATGACGGCTCATTGATATTAACTCCCATCACTTCTGCAAAAGTTCCTTCATTTACAAGTTCTGAATAATACGCCTGTTTCAGTTCGTGTAACTGATCTCTATTTAATTCTTTTACTGTCATTTTTATCACTCCATTCTCTAATTCCTGATTCTAACATCTTCTTATATAATGTTCTCTTTTGCGAATTAGTCATACATCTGATAGTAAGATCAATTCTGTTTTCAAGTTTTCTTTCATCAATTCCACAACTTAAAGCATATTTTTCCAACAAGTCATTGATTGCAAAATCTTTTTCGCAATTACAATATGCACATGCTTCCCAATATTCCATGATCTGTTTATATAATTTATCTACTGTTTTCATATCTCATCACTCCATTTTCATCCATTTATTAGGTTTAATCACAATACATAATCTGTCGTAATCAAACCTCATATAATCAACTACATAATCCATAATGTTTTCTCTGCCTTCATATAATTGGTGCACATATCTCACATTAATTTTATGTTTCTCTCCACTTTCAAATGTATCAGTGTATTTTTCAAGCAACCACAAATCAATACTCTGCTTTGCATTTAAGCAATCAATTACATTTCTGAATTCTGTATCAGCTTCGATAAATCCATATGGTCTATTCATATCATATACTTCCTTTCTTATAACTTTATCTTTCCATAATCGGGAATCATCTGAATAAATTCATCTGCATTTGTAAACTGTTCATTGATTTCAACCCAATACTGTTCGTTATTTGTATCTGTACAACAAGCTTCTAATTTAAAATCATGCTGTGCGTAAATCGTTAAGCATAGTTCTACTTTCTGAACAGATACACCCTTTGGAACTTCTTCAACAGTTGCGTACTCTTCCAAAAAGCTATTAATTTCATTTTCTTTTAAATCATAATTATAAAATGCCTGTAATGGCTTGTCTGTGTTGTCTAACTCATTAAATGTAATTTTTGTATAATCTAACATTTTAAGCACTCCATTTCTATAAATCCATTTCTCTTTAAATACTCTATATAATCTTCAATATCTGATTTCTTTTTAACTTCAATGTCGTCTGGATGATAATATCCATAAAAGGCATTCGTATATACCTTATATGTTTTATTTTTCATATCAATAACGAGGTTATAATTGTTGGCACAATCACCACGTTTCTTCCAATTCTTATCAAGCCAAAATAGATGTAATCTCATAAGACCAACTATCCTTTCTACAAGCTATTCCATACCCAAGTCAAGCACTCCTCAAATGATTCACTTGAATATACTTCTTCCGCCTCTGTATCTTCTGTTCCGCTTTTATAAACTTCATATCCTATTACACCATTAGTAATAATGTATTCGTCATTTATAATCCAGTTGTCCATTTCCAATCTTATGTTCATAAAATTGACCTCCTTAATCAATTACATTTCCGTTTTCATCTTCTGTGTAGTCGTACTCCCAATCACCAGCTCCATCTTCAATAAATTCTCCACCGTCTGTATTTTCTGCAATTTCCTTTGCTTCTTCCAATGAATCAGCCTCAACATCCAAATATACATAATCCGTTGATTTATACATAACTCTAAATTTTGCCATAATTATTATCCTCCAATCTTAAAATGAAATTGCTATTTCTTACCACTTAATTTCTTTTACCATAGCTGTGTAGTATGGTTCAACAATGCTCACAAAAACCAATATTGCATGTTCTAGCGGTTCATACAATACACACTCAACTACTACTTCTATTTTTTTCCATTCAGATGCTTTCATAGAAATCCTGTCATCTTTCCGTGGTGTGAAATCAAGGACTCCTAAATTGCATTTTGTTGTTTTATCAATCACAAAAATATTATTCATTTCTATCGCTCCTTTACTCTAATTTTATCCAACTGTTTCTTTAATTTTCCATCGTTAATTTCAACATCATATCCTGACAAATAAGAAACAATGTCACTTGCTCTTTTGTTACTCTGTGTAATACATACAGGAATCCCATCAACTGAAATAACTGTTTTGTATGTACTGTTATACTGCTTTACTCTTGTCTGTGTAATTTTCATTCCCATCACTCCAATCTATGTTTCCTAATCAAATTCACTTAATCCACCACTTGCAAATACATATTCTGCTACATCTGGAACAAATATCATAAGATTATCAGGATATTTTCTTTCATCCTTTATTGCGAAATATCCTCTTTCTCTTACACCATCATTCTCAAAGTAAAAACCAAAAATCATTTCTATTAAATTTTTCATAGAAGTTTTTGGCTCGTATTTCTGTTCTCTGATCCATGCAGCCATATAATCGTAGTCGCACCATTTTTCCTTTGGATATTTACTATAATCTTTTTCTTCCGTCCATTCACCTGTCCACTGATCTACCATATCAATCACTCCAATCTTCTAATAACTCATACACTTCGTTTTTATTGTCATACATATACTGATTAAAGGCTTCATAATTTCCATCTTTATCAGGAAATTCTTCAATAAATCTTTCCCACATTACATCTGCCACCACATTTTCATTGAATAATTTTCCCTTGTATTCAAGTTCTGCATCTGCCCATTCTCCGTGTGAAATATATCCAATATCTTCAATTCCACAATAGTTTGGATATTCTTTCATCGGGAAGCTTGCTAAACCATTTTTTACTATAAAATCTCTTTCTATTGTGCTTATCATCTTAATCACTCTCCCTTCAAATTAGGACACAAGCCAAGACCACCATCAATCTCAGGTAATCTTCTATATGCTCCTCTGTGTGGACATTCTTCTTTTTTACACTCAGTACAATCGCATTTCTGATATTCCTCATAACTCATTTTCCAGTTTGTCTCTGCAAATCTTTCTCTCGTCATCATATCATTCACTCTCCTTTATACTTCGTTTCCGTCTTCATCTGTTATAAAAGCGACTTCTGATAAATAAATACTTTCAAAAGCTTGATTTTTATATTCACCAGTTCCATTCTTCGCTATTTTCTTTGCCTCTTCTAAAGAAGTTGCTTCAATCGTTTGATCGACCTGTGCAGTATAAGTTACTCTATATTTTTCCTTAATTCCTATAAACTTTTTATATCTATTATAGTTAGGCATGTATTCAAATGACTCAGGTGTAATTTCTTGAATAATATTACTTCCCTTCTGTCCATATTCTTCTGATACAACATAAATATTCTTAGTCTCTGTGTCAAAGAAACTCTGACTTTCCGCAAAGCCCTCAAACATTACAAATCTTTTATCCTGAAACCAATTCTGATTTAACATATTCAATCACTCCTTTAAGCAATCCTTATCAACAACAGCAAATAACTTAATTTCATTTTCCACTTCGCTTTCATCAAGATCCAAATCTTTAAGTAACTCTGCAAACGATTCATCAGTAAAATCTTCCTTATATAAATACACATTATGTACTGTTGGAGTACACAATAAATGCAATCTAATGAACTCTATCAGTTCAATCCATTTGCATTCATTACATATACGTCTTGCACATCTTACTAATGATTGGATAAAATCTTGAGTCATTAATCCGTTGCCTTCGAGTTTTTCAATCTGCTCGTCAGTAATCTCTTTTACGTTGCTCATACCTTTGTCCATAATATAAGAAACAACTGCATTTCCCATTCGTGAATCGAACTCTTCCTCGATTATTTTTCCTATTTTTGTATCGTAGTATGTCATATTACGCTACCTCCTAATAATTTTCATCAATACATTCATCTGCTTCACTATAATATTGACCGTCATATCCTTTTTCCATTAATTTTTCCCAACAATCATTACACACTAATCTAAAAGTGATTCCATGACAATCTCTTGTGAAATTCATATCATTTCTTTCTACTTCCTTATTACATACTGGACAAATTCTAATATCTTTTTCTTCCATAATTATTATCTCCTATTCTTTGTAAACAGTTCTTTCCTTTGGTTTTATGCAACCTCTTTTATTTCCTTTACTGTTTCTTTCCAACAACTATCAATCAGTCCATAAACTTCATCAATATCATATCCATGCATCTTACATCCCTCTACACAAAAGATTGCATATTTAATAGGAAGTTTAACATCCTTATCCAGTTCTACTTCTAATACAGAACCACCACCAGACCAAGAATCATACAACCCACACATTGTTTCTTTTCCAAGAACTATATAAGATTTTGATTTTTCATTCTTTCGTGGATCATATTTTCCTTTTTCGTCATATTCTTTATTCTGTAATTCGATTAAATCAAACAAATCAAATAACGGCATTTTTACAAGAAATGTTACAGTTGCCATATGTGATGGAAGATTTTCAAATTCCTGTATGCAGCTTTCTATAAATTTGTCTTTGTTTTTATCTCTATCTACATAATATCCATCATCCCTATGTACTTGTTTACATGCCTTTCTTAATGCAGTTGCTTTACCTTGTGTTTTTGCTAACCATAGCATAGATGATTCTTTGTCAATACTTCCATCTCCTGAATTTCCATACCAATTCAGAACATTATCGCAAACGCAATCGTAATTCCAATTACCACAATCCACCATAATATTTACTTTGACTTCATTATTAAAATCCTCGGCGTTGTAATAAAAATATGTATTTTCTCTTACATACTCCCATATCTCATTAAAATTATCTGTAAAATACTCTTCCTCTTCATCCGTCATTTCTTCACGAATATCCTTTTCAAACTCATCTTCTCCATACTCCATTGCATAATCCATAGCCCAATCAGCTAATTCATCATTAAATGCCTCTCTTGGATTATCATGCTCAAATATCTCTTTTAAGAAACTATCAGAAAGTTCTCTTTCTCTGTAGTCAGTATAAATTTCGATGCCACCATCTTCATTTACACCCCACATTTTCTTTAATATTTCATCTATTCTGGTTTTTAATATTTCTATTGTCATATCAATCAACCTCACTTTCTTCCCATAAATCAATCAAACCAGGTAATACATAACCTAAGTCTATCCAGCTAAATTCATCAAACTCTTCAAGTTCTTTAAGTTCGTCTTCTGTTGGAATTTCCGCACCCATAATTCGCTTTACATCATTTTCTGTTCCACCAGCTTCAAGTATTCTATGTAATGTCATTTCTAATGCACCAGAAATATCATCACTTCCTTTTACTGTGATTGCATTCCGTGACCAATATTCATTGCAAAGATGAAATGTCACAAGTGTTTCATTTTCTTCCAATAAATCTTTTAACTCAATCATTTCGCTTACCTCCTAATTTTTTATATTTCTCAAACACTTCTTCGCATCTCGCTTTATCACTGCTCCAAAATACTAAATGCCAGGAATAAACCCATTCTCCATTTTCAAAATATTTATATTTCTCTTGGATTTCCCATCGTTTATTCCAATGACTTCCAATTCCTTCAACCATTTTGTATTGCCGTAATTGTACCATTTCGCTTACCTCCTACATATCCTGATTCGCTATACTATCTAATTCTTCAACAATACTATTCATATCTGTATTAGTAAGTTCTCCAACCGCATATAAGATTTCTGTCAATTTTTCATATGCCTTAACACCGCCTTTAGTGAATGGCTGCCTTCCACCATCTTCATCAATTATTATCTTGTCTAAGAATGGTTTTTTACTTCCTAATGCGTTTAAAATATCTTCTAATGTGTTCATAATCACACCCCCATATTATTGTTAATCCATGCATTAATCTTTGCTGTAATAGACTCTGTATTATCAAAGAAAATACCTTTATATCTACCAACAAAAATTAAATCCCAATTTGAACAAATTGAAATATAAACTTCTGTTTGAGTTTCATCGTTATTAGGACAACAGAAAATATATAAATCTTCTATATCTTCATCCGTGATTTCTCCATAATCTTTCCAATCATCAAATGTAGTTTTATATCCAATTCGCTTTATGGGCGTAATTAAGTCACCTGATTTTACTTTGAACACACAATCAGGATCGCCCACCTCATACCGTGAATCTCTTTGCAATATAATCATTTCATTCACTCCTTCCATTACAAAAGGCAGACACATTTGTTTGCGTCTGCCTTAATATATTCTCTATTTCTAATCAATCTCATCACACTCTAAACTATCAACATCCCAATCAAGTTCATCAATCGGCTTATCCCACAATCCATTATCATCCGCAATATAGTTCATAATCTTTGCAAAACTACTTGTTTTTACCTTTTCCATTTCCTCTGTAAATTTATAAGTCGGCTGCATAGCATCGTCTGTTTCATAGATGTACATATCAATTGTGTTGTCACTATTTACGAATGCCTAGATAAAGCCCGTCTCATTTTTATGGAAAATGAAAAATTCACATAACCTGTTATTGCAATTCCAATCAAACGGTGTACTGTCGTTGCCATTCATATAATAAATAGCTCCGTTTGTATCAAGCATCTCATCTGTTACATTAGGGTACATGTTTCGTGCAACCTTAAAAATTCTTTCGATTTCTCTTTTAAATTCATATCCGTTCATATTATTTTTCCTCCTTAACTTCTAAAATCTCGTATTCAACATCTCCATTGTCAAGTCCATAAATTCGCTTACATTCTTCAACAGATGATACTGTACAGCTTTGTGTTCTCCATTCCCAATTACTCATTGCATCTTTATATTTGAATGTTATATTAAGCATCTGTATTTTCCTCCTTTGAAGTAATTAAACTCATAAGATTATCTCTAATATAATTACAGAAAGCATCAATACTTCCATTTCCAATTGTCCAACAACTATCTTCCTCAAAATTCCAATGGATAATTACTTCATGCCCTGCTGTGATATTAGGTAAATCAACATCTTCCTTTCTCGCATATGAACTATTTGAAAAAGCTTTAAGATATACATATCTTCTGATATTCTCAATATCTCTTTCTGTTTCTGCATTGAAAATCTCTACCAGATATTCGTCAGAACATTCACTATAAATGTCATATTCGGAAGCTCCGTTTTTCTCATTATCAAGTCTCTTTAACTCTTTGCTGATTGCAAACAATGCTGATTCCTCATACTTTTTGCACTCCTCTTCGCTTCTAAATATAGTTCCATCCTCTGCAATGTACTCTGTTCTTACTAACTTCTCAATTGTTTCTGTTTTTCTAATTTCGTTTACTTTCATGATATTTACCTTAACCTTTCTTGAAATTCTTTGTTTGTTACACTAAAAAAGCAGATGAATTTTATTTATCCATCTGCCTTATTATTCTCTATTTAATTTACGTTTGTTTACAAGTCTTATCTGCCTTTACTCTTCTTTGATTTCAAGACCATTAATTTCACTTAGCATAATCACCGTCTTTTCTTTTCCCTGATATATAACAAAATATGCTTCAAAGAAATCACCTGCCCCAAAATATTGTATTTTTGTCACATTATCGTAAAACCTAACTGCTTCATCGTACTGTACCACCACTTTTTTCATTCTTTTAATACACCTTTCTTATTTTATATGTTCTTCAAATTTCTTTCTAACTAATATCCAAAATCCTTTATCAGTTAATGGCATCTTAGACACATCGCACACCTTACCACCGTCAAGATATTTTGGATTTCCATTTGGCTTGTACACATCATAATCAATACACCAATTTCCATCGTAATCTCTTAATGTAACATCTACGCTGTACTCATCTGTATTATACTGACCAATGCTGTCATTCATTTCATTATACTGTTTTGACTTTAACTCTTTGCGTAATCTTGCATAATCATTATAACATTTTATTATTTTCATCTCAATCACTTCCTTATAAATTACAATTTCCTTTGCTTTATGGTTGCTGATAAATCCAGTTTCCATGCCTTACCTTATCGCTATCTTTGTCCCAAAAGCCTAATTTAACCATACCTTTAACGCTCCCTGTTCTATGTATACATGGGCAGTTGCTTGTAAATCTTTTACCAGTTGCGTTTTCATACTTTCTTGGACTACTGTAATATGCCATATAATCACGCTCCTATCTGCTCCATTGACCAACTTTATTTCCGTTTATATCAATGATGTTTCCGCTTGTTACACCATCTTCAAGTTTTCTGCAAATATCTTCAAGAAGTCTTTTACATTCAATAGCTTCATCAAATTCGCTTGGTTCACCTGTAAACGGATCACAGAATGCTGCATTACCTGTTTTAATTTCAATTTTTAACATAATTTTTACCTCCTTCCAACCCAAGTACATAACGATCTCTGTATCCATTCCAAAAATATGATTTCAAATCTGCAAGAGTTTTTGTACCATTTTTCAGTTCCTCGTAATCTGCCTTTAACATATCTGATGTATAATTTTTATAGCAACAAATACACGAATGAAATTCTTTTTCTTTTTGTGCATACCATCCAAGATTAGGTGGAAATGTTTTCTTTGCGATTGTACGGAAGACAATTACCAATCCGTTATAGTCTGGCAGCTTGTGTTCATCGCTTAAATCTCTAAGCTCAATTTCTATTCCATCTTGTGTAATGGCTTTATCAAGAATTTTCATATTATTCCACCTCCTTATGTTTTGGAATTTCAATTCCAGACTTTATTTCTTCTCTCGCAACAATATATGTTGGAGTTCTTCTATCAAGTGTATAATATTTTTCTCTTATTTTATTCTGTTCTGCACTTGCCTCAAAGAAGTCTTTAGTTGGATCGTCCCAATACCAAACATAATATGTGTGTACAGTATGAGTAATTTCATCATATTTTCTTTTACATTTCATGATGTCACCATTCATCAGGAATGTATCTTCTTCTAATTTAAGACTATCAAATTCCGTTGGTGATACATGATGCTGTTTCTCTTTCCAAGTCCAAATAATGAACTGATTCTGCCAATGTCCTTTAAAAATTTCTGCTCTATATGTTCTCAGATAAGCATATAAATCTGTTTTACTTTTCCATGCACAACCTTCTCCAAAATATACACAAGGTGAATCTTTAGGATTGAATGATATATACTGTTTATCAAAATCCTTTGTTGTGAACTTATATCCATTTTCACTTACAAAAGGATTTTTACTATCTACATATTCCCATAAACTTACTTCTGCTATAAAATCAATAGCACCATCTGCACAGCCTCCACAATTACCCCAATCACAAAATCTCTTTTCAATTTTACCTATATATTTCAGTTCTCTTGTTGGTAAATATATCCATGCTCCACCACTTGTATTACAACTAATTCTGCCTTCGTATTCATGGATAAAAGGTGTATATGGTCGTTCACAGATATAAATTTCATTCGCATCTGCTTTTTCAATATGAGCTGCTCCATAGTAATCTCCATATTCATTTGTATATCTAACGCAATCACCTATACTTGGAGTCTTTTCAGATCGTGTATTTTCTATAAGTTCAACATACATATTTGCCTTATCTACATCGTAATTCATAAGTATATGCGAATCACAAAATCTTGCGTTAATCTCTCTTAATGTATCTATTGTATACTTCATACTAATCAACCTGCCTTTCCATGTATAACAAACTTGTCATAATTCCCTTCAATGCATACCAACATTGTTCTGCGTTCATATATCCAATCAGTGAACCAGTATCTTTCTTTATGTGGAATTGATTGCCACCTTCAATACTGATTACTACAGATATTTCCGTTTTGCTTACTGCATTGATAGCACTGATTTCTCTATCAATCTTTTCACACAGTTCTTTTTCGCTTTTGCTTAAATATCCTGTAACTCCGTTATCCCATTTGACATTTAACATCTATACCATCTCCTTATCTCACATATGGAATATCTTTTCCATGCATATAATTTTCACCTCTAAAACAATCACCACAGTATTCCCAAATTCCATCATCTACCTTTTTGAATGTAGAATATGTTGTTCTACCTTCTCCGTTTTCATCAATTCTGCTTGAACATGGCTCGCCAATCTGTGAACAATCGCTTCTCATACAAGCTGGTGGCAATAAATCCATAAAGGAATCAATCATATCCTCTGCGAAATACTCACCAACTTCATGTGCATCAAGTCCAAAGTAATGTTCTTTATCTACAATTTCCTTTCCGTTGTACATTTTAGATTCACTTAATGGAACACCATCATATTCGACTTCTTCAATTACCAAGGTATCATTGAACCATGTATATGATTCATAATGCTTTTTATAAACTTCTGCTGCTTTGCGTGTTGGGAAGATTTGCGGATTACCTGCTGATAATCTATATTTTCCTTTGTGATAATACACAACTTCATATCCTTTGAGTCCTTTTATCCATCCTGGAATATCAGTTTCGATTACATAACCTTTATCAACTGACCATTCGGTTGCTTCATAATCATATTCATCTACAGACTCACCAACTGTTTTATGCTTGTAACTTGCACACTCTTCTTTGCCTTTTTCTGTAAGCACAAAATGCTTTCCCTTGTCTGCTTTGTACCAATTATTCCGTAATTCCATAATTCATTTCCTCACTTTCTTGTAATAAAATAGGCAGCTAGGTATTTATTCTCCTAACTGCCTTTAATTTGTGTTATTTTGTTTAGTTGCTAAACATCAATATATTTCACTGCATCATCAATCTCATCTGCCATATCATAATATCTATCAAGATCTGTTCTAATATCATTAACCAAAACAGCTTCTTCTGATGATTCTTCGGGATTCTGCGAATACAACAAATCCCTTGCTCTTTCAAGCTCATTAATTAGATTGTTTATCAAATCAACACCATTCATCATTTCTCTTCACTCCTTTCCCAAGAAATCTTAGTTTAGTTTGCTTATTCTCCGTCATAAAACACCATCGGCATTTCAAAATCCATATCAAAATGATGCGTTCTAATCCACTCATGAGCTTCCTCACTTGTTTTAAAGCCCCTCATTACTTTTTGTTCTCCATCAATATCTAACCATTCAACTCTATACATATTTATCCACCATCCTTTCTAAGCAAATGACTATTTTCATCAGTCAATCTAATTTTACACACTCCCTAAATTCATCAATGTCCCATACCGTAACAACAAATGATGATAAGTCCTCTGACCTATATAAATCAGCACTCCATTTGAATGTAATATTTGTTTCTCTCAAGTATATCCTATCTCCAACTTTAAAACCCCAATAAGGTTTTACAACTATACCACTATACATATTTATCTACTATCCTTTCCAAAGTAAATGCGAATTTAGTTCTCTTTTAAAACCTCCAAAAAATCCAAATACTGCGAGATTTCTTTTCGACACTCTAAAAGAACCTCTTTAGACTCTTCTAGTTTTTCCATGTATTCAGATGCAAGATGCTTATTTTTATCTCTCAACATCTCATAAGTTTCCTTATTTAACCGTACATCTCTTACAAGACCATCCTCTTTTTTCAATAATGCTAATAATGATTCATTCATTTTAATTTCTCCTCCATATAAAACACATATTTAGTGCCAACTTTCGCAAGTAGAATTTCTGTCAACTAATCCTTCTACTTCTGTACAATATCCTTCATAAGTTGTACAAGGATTATACGCACTGCATCCGTCACAACGCTTGCACTTTCGCTTTGAACTGCTTACAATATGATACATATTCGGTTCTACATATTTCTCTTTAATGTCTTCCCATTGTTTTTGAGTTACTTTTAAATAAGCATTTACAATCATCTTCTCTTACCTCCATTCCAAGAGAACACGAATTTTTACAGTTGAATTAATTTATCTTCAATCAATAACTGGTCTAATCGTAAGCTACTTTGTTCAACCTCAAGCATATCTTCAAAACCGTTTTCTTCAAGAATTTGGATTGCCTTTTCTGCCTTTTCTTTAGTAGAACACTGTGCAAAACAAGTGCCTTCTAAGTCATCAATTCCATTTACTTCCCAAATTTGCATTCCGTTCATATATATTTACCCACCTTTCTAATCCAAGGAAACACGCATTTACTTAGTTACATTCTGGTAGTGTTTGCAATTCTTGCACTCGCTACATTCACACCTAATTCCCTTATCTGCATTTATTTTGTAAATACATTTATGTTCTTTATCTAATGGCATTTTTACACCTCCAATCTTCCTTATGAAATATCCATTTCTAATTAATCATTGCTCCATTCACCATTTAGCAATTTATTTATTTTTACTTTATTTATGTCCTGGTCATTAAGAGTAATAGATGAAATGCCTTTAAATTTCTCAATTAATTCTTCTCTTGACATATCCCAATTAAACACTCTTAAATATGTCATTACATCTTCTTTTTTCACATATTCTCCGCTTGTAAAATCATCATATTTCATTTTACTTTCTCCAATCTTTCCTATGTTTTTATATATCTGCATTATTTGCACCATCAGAGAACCCATCATCATATCCCTTGTTATACATTGGGTTCTCAAACTTACTATTTGCTATTGGACTATCTTCTTCAATGCCAAACCATTCTTTCTCTTCTTCTGTCATTTCACAGACTTCATCAAAATATTCCATTGCACTTTCTCTATCATCCGAGATAAGTCCGTCCTTAAAAAATGTTGCAAGTTCTTCAAGTCTTGTCCGTGGAATATAATTTTCATTTACCTTTTCAAATAGCTTTTCAGTTGCTTTATTAAGCGCAACTAATTTCTCTTTGTTGTTTGAAAACATATAATACACACCATGTTCCCACTGTCTACCCCATCTTTCTAAAGCAGAGTATCCGCAAGCTACAATATAATTATTATCTGTTTCAATAAGAGAGAACTTTTTATCTTTTTCATTTGATACCACTAATATTTCTCTATGATTTTCTTTCATATCACACCTCCAACTTATATTCTTTAATCAACCTCTGCTTCACCATGTCGTTTAAATCTTTATTAACAGGCATTATTCTATGCGTATTTCTGTTGATATATACGAAATGACTTCCCTTGCACCTTGTCGGTGTATATCCGTTCTTCCGTAATATCACATCAAAGTCACGCATTCGCTTTGACTTTCTAAAATTGTGCATAAATCTCACTTCCTTTCTTTTACCCGTATAGCCTGATAGTACAGCTTTATATGTATATGTTCTCTCTTATGCTGTTCTCTTTTTAATAAAAATAACCTTTGTACCTTCAATCACTCTTGACTGTTCAAGTCCAAGTCCTTCTACAATCATATCCTCAACATAAAGAGATACCGCTGTTCTAAAATCTAAAATAGGATATTTTGCACAAGCATTTGCCTTTAAATTTTCTGGTGCAATTTTTCTGAACTCATTAGACAAAAAATTCTTCGTTTCGCTTCTATCCTGTGCATATAACTTATACATATCTCTTAATGAACGAGTTACATAACTTACATATCCACTATGCTTTCTGTCAAATCCAGAATTTCTTATTATGTCATATACATATTCTGCACAAGCTCCATTGTCAATCGCACAAAGACCTAATGCTTCTGTATATGAACCAAGAACTCCGCTTCCTCTGTTACCTGCTGTCTCTTTGTACCTAAAGCCATAGATATTTTTCATTTTTTTCAAGTGTTTCCGTTGCTGGATCGTGTAATACAAGCATTGCACCATGCTTCTGAATTGGCGTTACCTTTCTAACTGATACACCTTGAAATGCATATAATTCAGCTTCAAATGCAACTCTTTCAGAATCTTCCGTTGGTGCATTTAAGATTAACTGTACCTTTAAATCCTTGTATTTGTCTTTATCAACAATCTGACTTGCAATCCATCTTCCATAACCATCAACTATATATACTTTACCTTCTTCCCAATGTGGTACACCAAGTAAAGGCATGAGCTTTCTTTCATCCCAATTATTAGTGAGATATTTTAAATCCCTCTCCGTTCTTTCGTCTGTCTGATACCGTGAATCAACTTCCATTAACTCAACAGGTATTCTGATAATTGCAATGTCTTCATGCATATCAGTGTATGCCTTTGTAAGTCCTTCTAACTTGTCAACACTTCCCTTTGACTTTCTTCCTGTTACTACTTCAAACATTTTGCACATAATTAACTACCTCTTTCCTTTTAATATTTTTAATATGTATTTTGGGTAAAAAATAACGGCTTGCCTTTTGGTTCGCCGTTTAGTTACTAAACTTTTCAAATATGCCCGACTTGAGCATGTCAGATTTCCAACACTCAAAGTCAGGATATTCTGCTTTGTCTGCTAAGTCTCTGTAGACTTCATACATCTGCTTTTCTGTGAATGTTTTACCTTTTAGCGGTTCTTCATATGTTATATACTTCATTATATCTCACCTCTTTCTATCAGATAATTTCTGTATGCGTTTTCGCTTTCAAACTGTTGATATTTGCCTATACTTGGCACGAAACCCATATAGGCAAATCCGTTATAATATCCCTTCATGTATTATCCTCCTTGCAAAATTCTTTACCTTATCAATGACTGTTGGCTCGGTTGCCTTCTGCCATCTCTTTTGCCTTTCTGCAAAATACAGGCTGTTTTCAATGTTGATATAATCCAACATTTGCAAAGGCGTTAATGAGTTGTAAGGTGTTGACAATGTATTATCAATCACCTCTGTTCCGTTCCCTGCTTTTATAATTCTAAAATTAAATGCTTCCATTCTACCTTATACCTCCTTTAATCTTGCATCACGCATTATCCGTGATATTTCATTTTCCGTTTTGGCGTTGGCTATTGCCTGTAATGTACCTTCTGAATACTGTAATTGCTTTGCGATGCGTATAGCATCATATTTTGTTTTACTCATAGTTATATTCTCCCTTCTCATTTTGTTATAGTGAAATCATAGCAATCTGTATCTGTGTAGATTGTTATATTGTTTCCGTTTTGTGTTACTGACGTTATCTGGTTTAAATTCAGATAATCGTATTTACTAGGCATATTTTTGCCTATTAAAAAAGCACTCAATATGAGTGCTAAAGTGATGAGTATATAGATTATTTTACGTTTCATTTTGTGTTTACCTCCTTAATTTTGGGTATAAAAATAGCATCTAACAGATTTTCATTTCCATTAGATGCTATATAAATATGACACTTTATGAGATTATTTTTTTACAAGTTCCATTTTATAACCAAGTGCATCAATAATTTTCACAAATAAAACTAATGATGGACTATGTGTTTTCTTTTCAAACCGTGAGATACTTTGCTGTTTGCTTTCCGTTAAATCGGCTAATTCCTTTTGAGAAATATTAGACTCTTTCCGTAATTTAACAACATTATCAATTAAGTTGTTCTCTATATCCTCTGCACGAAAAGTAGTGGCTGGTAAACCACTTACTTCTCGAACTGCAATTTGCTTTTGGTCGATTGCAACAGCTTCTAATAACCCTTGCATTGTATCATCAAAAAATTTGCTCATGATTATTCCTCCTTTAAAATTTTTACTACCGCCTTTAGAGCTTTCTTTTCATCAGGTGTTAAGTCTGCCTTTTCATCTTTTGAGTAGACATTGACAAGATATATAGTTTCTTTTATATCAACATCTACATAAATTACTCTTGCACCACTTCGTTTCCCTTTTCCTTTATTCTCCATTGGAATACGGATTTTTCTTAATCCACCTGTATGAGAAATAGTATCTCCTAATTTCGGATTTTCTAATAAAATTTCTTGTAAGTCTTTTAAATTTTTATCAGTTAATCCTAAATCTTGCCATTTAGCGGTAAAAATTGGTGTTTCAATAAAGGTTCGTGTCATATTTTTATTTCCTCCTTTGTTTATGCACCTATAATACATCAAATTTGTTGTATTTGTCAAGTCAAAAATAGCACCCTTTACGGTTTGCGGTTGGGTGCTTAGTGGTTTGATTATTATATTTGACGCAGTTAGTCTTCAAAATCATAATTTGCGTCTATGTCTGCAATCTGCTCATCATAATATTTACGAGCATTTTCGCAACGGAGTTCATAGTTACTTCCGTTGGATGGATAGCCTTCAGCTTCGCATTGTTCGGCTATCTCCTGGCATTCTTCTTGATATGCCTTTTCAAGTTCGCAGATTTTATCTATATCTGTCTTTGTGTAAATTCCTGCTTTGAGCATAGAGTTACGCATTTCTTCTATTGTCATAATATCCTCCTCACATTTGTTTTAGTTTTGCCTGAAGTTCGGCTATTTGAGCTTCAAGTTTTGCCTTTTCTTCGTTTGCCTTTTCTGAATTTCGTTTTTTAAATTCTATACATAAATCTGTATCCATACCATCACAGATTCGCTTTATATCATTAAATGATAAGCCTTGTTTTTTTAAAGTATTGTAATATGCTTGTGGTATAATTTCCATTTTTTTGCATATTTCCGTTATATTATCAAAATTATTAGCAACTTGAAATAATTTTAATTCTTTCTTTAAAGCTTCATTATCTGTAAATGTAAACATTTGTTATCACTCTCCCTTCAAAGTTTTACACTTACAGTATAAATCTTTATGCTTACATTGTCAAGTTTAGCAGCTAAACCAGATTTCAGTTTAGCCACTAAACATTTGCCTTATCCCTCCATGCCAAACATAATATAAGCATAGATATTCCCTCTAATTTCCGTTGGGATATCATTTTGCCTTTCAATTATATCGTCAATGGTCTTATATCCATTCTTACGCAGATACTCCAATGATTCTTTACGTACTTTTAGAGTTTCTATACTTTGCCTTCTGACATTTTCTGGGACTTTATGAACTATTGCTTTTTCGGACATATTATGTCCTCCTTCCTATTTTTAGGCACACTGTACCTATCTACAATGTTACCATAAAAACAACCTCCTTTCAATTTCCGTTTCGCTTCTGCTCATCGGTTACGGACTTACACCGTAAGACGGAAGGCAGATTGTTAGTCTGCCTTTTCATTACGCATTTGTATATTTTCCATTGCATACATTACATCTGCCTGAATACATAATAACTCCATTACATCATTTGTATTGTGCATATCTGGATCACGCTTAAAGAAATCATTGAAGATTTCCGTTGCTCGTATTATTGTAGTTGCAGTCTGTTTATAAGTCATATTAATTTACCTCCATTTTATCCAAAACACAATGTTATTTTTCGTTCGATATAAGTACACAATTCATTATCCCATATTGTACCTTCTGTATGCGAATATGTACATGGTAACTCCTCACATTTTAAATCTGCAAGACATATATCCTCTAGTGGTTTATTAGGCAATTTAATGTCTAAATTTGCCTTTATAAGTTGAGATATTATATTTTGGGCTTTATAGTTGCCATCTTTATCTGAATGAATTGTTGTTTGTATATTAAGCATAGTTATACCTCCTATTTCTTGCATTCTGAATTTGCGTATTTATAGACAAAGTGCCTTTTGTGAGCCACTCTATCCATAATGCTTTTATTTCCTCACAATCAATTTCAGTTGTGTTGTATAGTCTGAAAATAAAATTCAGAATATTTTCATCAGTTTCGGCGTAGGCATTTTTGCCTTTTAAGTCACGGTATATTTCGTGACAAATTCCATACATATCTAATGTGTTAAGCATAGTTATTTTTGCCTCCTTAAACATAGCTTCTTTGAAAATCATGAAAACGATGATGATTATTCGTGCATTCATAATCGGTAAACGTCTTATCCGCACGAAAGTTTTCTATATCAAGACGGATACCTGAACCGCCTGACTTATGTTTTCTATCGTGCTTCATTAGATTTTTTAAGCTGTTTATATGTCTTTCTTGTCTTATAAGTTGTTTAGTCGCTAAACTTTTTTGCTTATCTTCTTCTTTGAACCATTGACATTTTGTCCACCATAAATGCAGAGCTGTAGCCCACTGACAGATTGCTTGTGTGGTGTCGGAGTTCTCACTCACTTTTACCCAACACTCACCATTAAATCTACGCAGTTCAAGTGTATTATCATTTTCAGGCTTGCCGTGTACTGTGCAGATCCACCAATCCCAACTGTTATCGCCATCCTGACCATACCACGCATTAAGTGGCACATGGAAACCCCAGATATATGTGTTGTTATCTTTGCAAATTTCAATATTCATAACGCAAAACCTCCTATTCTGAAATAACTGCATTTTTTATTTATTATTGCCACATCATAATATTTCATATTTTCGTACCTCCTGGCATTGATTAATATTGTTTTATAGTTTTATAGTTTAGTCGCTAAACAATTTTGATTATTGATTTTTTGTTTAGTCACTAAACTATAAAAGCATTAAAAAACCGGGTAATATACCCGGATAACATTACAAAAAGGGCGGATTTTCACCGCCCTGGTTTTAGTGTTAGTGCTGATTATTTTGCAAGTGTGGCGTTCTCAGCAAGCCACTTTTCAAATACAGCCTTATTGACTGTATAATCCTTGCCCTGGTATGTGAGTACCGCAGTTTCTTCAGAAACTTTTTCTTCAGTCTTTTCTTCTTCCTTGCTGTCGCTGTCTGTCGCTGTCTTATCTTCAGAAATTTTTTCTTCAGTCTTTTCTTCTTCCTTAGATGGTTTGAAATCATTAACCATCTTTTCAAGTGTACTAGCTGATAACTCCATCAATTCTGATAATAACATCCCCTGAAAAACATCCTCATGATTAAAAATGTCATAAATTTTATCATAAGAAAACGGATATAAACCGCTTGCAAAGTCGGTAAAATAACCCTTTTCAATGATTAAATTCATTGCACCTATCCAACGGGAAAGCGTGGCTTTACTTCTTCCTACAAGTTTGATAAAATCAACTTGTTTAAAAGCGTCCTTTTTGTCAAGTTGTGCCTCTCCGTGTTCTATGCCCTTATTATCAATATAACTAGGAATACAAGTACCACATGAATAAGCAGAAATTAAAGCAATGTTAAAAGCAGACTTTTCAACAGACTCAAGCCGTGATTGTACATTTTTTACCCCTTCTGAAGCTTTCATACCATTTACTACTACATTAATGATTGAATTGTTTTTTGTTTCCTGGTTTGTTGTGTTTTTTGTACTCATAATAAGTACCTCCTATTCTTTATTGTTTTGTTTAGTCGCTAAACTTTGTTATTTTTGTTTAGTGGACTAAACTTTTTTGTACATTACCACATAGCATTTAATTACTATGCTTACATTATAAAGTCTTACGCTTTATATGTCAAGTACTTTTTTAAATATTTTTAATTTATTTTCAAAGTACTATAAATGTTATATAAAGTGTATTACTTTATACTTACATTATATAGCTTTGTATTTATATGTCAAGTGTTTTTTTGAATAATTTTTATATTTTGTTAGATATAAATAAAAACTATAATAAACGATATGTCATAGTCTAAAACTATATATTATAATAATATCAATACTATCTGACATAGTTTTAAAAACTATATCAATTTTGCTCAAAAGTACCAGAAAAAAGAATGTATAATATATATCTATTAGCCATTGTTTTAGACTGACTGGGGGTACTTAAAACCAACTTGATGGACTGGAAATGCAGCAAACCCTATAGCTGATTCATCTCTACACCAACTCAAAAATCTAACCCTCTCTCCAATCCATTAAATCCAACAAAATCAAGCAAAATTCTAATTTTCCCATCTCAAACCCTTTATCGTACCCCATATCGCTCAAACCCACTAACCAAGTCACTTTTAGCCACTTCACAACCAAAAAATTAAACTTCCATCTTATCAAAAATTCATTCACAAATCCAAAATCTTCCTTATTTATAAATACTTTTACCGATAACCATTTTTAATCTAAAATCTATCATTATAATCAATCACACAAATTACAACTCTCTCATCTACAATACGGGGGTACAGAAAAACCAAAAATTACCTATATACTTCACAAAAATAACCAAAAATCCAATATAAACCATTAAAAAATCCTACTATAGCAATACCAAAAAATCCCATTTCTCATCTAACCCCTCTATCTCACCCATACACAGCGTTTTTATTCTACTCTACCAATAACACCTAAAATCATTTTTACCCACCTAAATGTTCAAAATACAAGGTCAATTTTTTACATCACCCAAAATTACATTAACTATTTATATATATTCATCATATTTACTATAAATAATATTATCAATTCTCACACCTATACAAAAATCCATTCTCACAACTCAAATTTCAATTTTTCTCTCTACCCTAACAACTAGCCACTTGACATATAAAAATCTAAAATAGATTCAAAATCATACATTTTTCTCCTTATATTCCATGTAAAGAATTTTATATTAACTCTCTTTATTAATTAACATATCCATACAATACTAAAAATTCATAAATTCAAAGTCATATAAGAGAAAAATCTATTGTAAATAATCATCACACTACTCTTGCCAAACAAAAAAAAATAATAAATTTAAAGGAGGACTCATTATGAGCAATTTAACATATTACAACAGAAACATTTAATAACTTATTATGTAACTTTTATAGAAATATATTTGATGAATTAGTCGGCAGAATTGCATTTTAATCTATTTAGGGACAAAATTACACCTCATAGAAAAATTAGCCATTTTTATCTCATACCCTTATAAGTTATCACCTAAGACATAAAAATTAAAAATTACTCTCAAAAACTCATTTTTAACCCACAGATAGGGGTATGAGAAAACTACACACAAGTTCAAAAAGATAGTATGTGCGTAAGCACAAGATGTAGCCCTTTGATAAGGGCGGTCTTTTCGCAGCGTCAGCAAGAAAAGAACATCTCTGGGTAGATAATTGACAAAAGAATAATATATTAAAATTAAAGGAGTAATCTATGATACAAGAACATGAAATACCCAAATATAAAAAATCTAAGAAAAGCAATATCTCAAAAAGCAATCATAAGTCCAAACACAAACATCAATATGAAGAATGCTTGATTCAATATTATTCGACATTTGTTGGGAAAACAAATAGACATACAAGATTAACTGGATATTGTACTATTTGTGGAAAAATAGGTTCAGTCAAAAATGGAAAATATGAAACTGAACTAGAACAACTAAGAAAAGAAAGACAAGGTGATAGTAAATTTGTCGTATTTATATCAGATGAAGAAATATATGAAAGATACCACAATAAGTTACCTGCATTTTATATTGATGATCAATTTGCTGATTATGTTGTTTTAGAAAGAGAAAAATAATTCAGAAGGAGAATGATATTATGAAGAAACCAATTTTATTTAAAAGAACAAGAGAATCCGTTGCCAAGAAATTATCTAATCATATTTATGTAGATATCATTAATAGCCATGATACAAAATTAATAATAGATAACTTCACATTATTAGAACTTATTTATATTGAAAGAGCATTAAAGAAATTGGATTCTATGTCAGAAGAAGAAATTCAAGAATTAAATAGAGAATGATGTCACATAGGTACATCTCATATGTACCCAAATGAAAATATCAATTAAAAAACACCATGTACCTAAACCAACTAATAACAATCAAACAAAAAAATATAGAGCTTGTATGAAGCGTAAGCGAAATACAAGCGTAATAGTCTGTCTTATTAATATTGTTATATATCTTCTTTCAGTTCAGTTGACCTACACAAAAGTGTAGTCAAAATTCTCATATTTTAAAATTGGACATACATAAAAGTGTAGTTTACTGAACGCTCGTAAAGGCGTTTCTCTTTAAATAGAAACAGAGAATAAATAAATATCACATATAAAGGAGGATTTTTAATTGCAACAAAAAATAGAATATTTTACACGTTTCCCAAATGGCTATATTCAAGGGAATATCAAAACAAAATATGGAGTTAGTAGGAAATTTTATATCACATACATACTTATAGATAAATACAGATCGTATGAAGACTATAGTTGGATTACTATTCGTAAAGTAATGGAATTCTATGGGTATAAAACAACCAAGCATAAACCAAAAGCATTTCAAGAAATTCTTGATGTACTGGAATATATGATTAATAACAAAATGATTGAAGTTCAACAGGATCTTGACACACTCGGATATGATACTGGCATTGAAATTAAGATCATTCCTGAAAATTTTGATGCTGCTGACAAATTCTCAAAAATCACATCCTCTCAGCTTGATTTTATTATGATGAATGAATCTAGTATCAATAAAGAGAATATACTAATGGCTTTTTTATATATTAACTCATATATCTTTATTCGTCCTAAAAATAAAGATGATGAAGATGTCATGTATAATCCTGAATCTAAGCCAGAAGCTTTTTGGCGAAGTATAGAATCTATGTCAAAAGAGCTTTCTATGTCAAAGGATACAATTAATCAATGTATCCAATGTCTCACTTCTTCTATTGGAAATAAAGAACCTCTCTTAATAAAAAAAGAAGTTGGCAGCATTAAACCTGATCCAAAGAAACCACCACAAAATGTACCAAATATATATGTACTTAATAAAGAAGGATATGAGCAAGAAATCGAATGGGCTATTGCTAAGATGTTGGAGATTTATAATGTAGATTCATTTGGAGAAATTAAAAACGGCAATTAAGAATAAATTTTAATAAAACCCTTTTGTAATAAGGGAATATATAAATGTAACACATAAACCGTATCACACTAGCGATGATATGAATAAAAATTTTTATTTAATAAGGAGAACAAATATTTATGACAAATGAAACACAGAATCATATAATGACAAGAACTATGGAACTTAAGACTCGCAACAAGTTAATCTGCTCACCATTATTATTAAAATCAGGAGCAGATTTTGGTGGAACTGATTTAGATATTGCTGAAAGAATTTTTACAGATATTAAATTTGATCGTGCTATGCAAAAGGAATGCGATGTAAGAGATTTAAAGAAAATGGAGGAAATAGCTTAATGAAATACGAAATAATTGGAGATACATCAATAATAATAGATTTACATAATGGATATTCAATACTTGCAATGAGTAGATGGAATAAAGAAGAAAGATTGTATAACACTACCTTATACATTAAGAAGAATGACATAGATAGATTTGATCTTATAGATTTTGCTCTTAGTGTTGAAACAGATAATAAAAAAGAATTATGTATGAAAGTTCTTAAATATGTTGAAAATACTGATTTTACTTATTATGTTAATCGTACTAAGTATGAACTTGATTGTTTTGAACGTGGAAATGCATTATATGAAAAAGAAAAGTTAAATGTTAAGTAAAAGTGATTATAAATACTACGAGAAAGCAAAAATAGCTGCGGATTTATCAGATTATAAAAAAACACATATAGGTTGTATAGCCGTTTATCAAGGAAATGTAATAGGAATTGGTTGTAATACAATTAAAACACATCCTATACAGAAATATTATAACAGATATAGAAAGTCTTGGAATAAGAACGGCATTAAACCAACTTTACATGCTGAAATTAACTGTCTTAATTGTATCCGTCATCTGGATATAAATTTTCAAAAAGTAAAATTATATATTTTTAGAACGAGACTTGACAGAGAGTTTGGTATGTGTCGTCCATGTCCAAGTTGTATGGCAGCTATTAAAGATTTAGGAATTAAGCATATATACTATACAACAAATGATGGATATGCATATGAAAAATTATAAGATATAAGTAAGGAGATTTTTTAAAATGGGTTGTGAATATTGTGAAAGAATTAACGGGCATGAGACTGGTTGTCCAAATTTTGTGCCACCGAAAACTAATTTCAGTTGTTGCTATTGTAAAGAAGGTATCTATGATGGTGAAGAATTTTTGTGTAATTGTGAAGGACAATACATACACAGAGACTGTATTCCATGTATTGATTTTGTAATTGACTGGCTTGGTTATGAGGTTAAAGAAATGGAAAATAGTAATTGTTTCGATTGAAAATAAGAAATAGAAATTTCATTTGGAGAATATAATGGTGGGAAATAATAAAGATAAAAGGAGGATTTTTATATGGTCAATTATGAACCAGAGTTAATGTACGCATTGGATTCTAAAAGTGAATATGCTGATTGGAAGAATGTTTACAATGTAAGTGGCAATGATGTACTTTATTGTCCTATTTGTTTAGGAAGAGTCAAACTTTGGAATGGACAAAATCCAGATAAAACATACAAAAAACAAAGATGTTTCCATCATATTGATGGAATGTGTTCACAAGAAAGTAGGATTCATTTTGCTTATAAAACTTGGCTGCTTGATAAAAATAGTAAATTTAAAGTTGGACAAACTATATACGAGGTTGCTAACTCATGTATTGAAAAGACTTTTCACACCAAATTTGGAGATTATCGTCCTGATATTTTTATAGAAACTATAAATGGGCAGGAATTTTATGTCGAAATTGCTAATACAAACAAGAAAACAAATGATTATATTGAAAAATGGGATGAGCTTGGTTGTGATGTTTTAGAGTTAGATGTGAATGAGGAACTTCTTAAAGTAACGACAGATGACATCCCTAAATTTAAACTTATCTACTCATCTTCTACTGGTGAATGTTTTATAAAACATTATGTTAGACAAGATTATGATGATTTGATTACTTTAAGAAAAACTTATTGGAAAAGAACGGACTTAATTGAGTATAAAATTCAGTGGGAACGATTAGATTGGTTCTGGACAAAGCTTCAAGAATATTATACTAATAAATCAGTACAAGCAGATTTAATTGATGCCTTTCAATTATTAGAACCTGAAGATCAAAGATTTATTTGTAAAAAAATGAATGAAAAACACTCATCGTTAAGATATATTCTTGAGAAGAATTATATAGATTTAGATGATTATGATAATGCACGATTAAAACATATTGGACTAACCATCAAAAATCTTAACAAAGAATTTGGTTATAGTAGTAGCAATAAAAAAGAAGATACATACTTATTCAGAAAATATAACCATATAATTTTTAAAGATGCTGTTTATTGGGAAAATCGTTCTCACTTACTTGTAGATGAGTTTATTACAGACACAGACGTATTTAATTTTTTTCATCCAATAATGGAAAAATATTATAATGAACATACAATACCGCTCAGAGAGGAAATCAAGAAGAAAAAAGAAAAAGAACACAAAAACGAAAAGTATATAAGTGAATATTTATCTCCATGTATAGACAATATGATAAAACAGATACATAGTAGTAAAAAATCGTCATGGAAAATTATTTATGATGTTTACTCTAATGAGGGAAATACATATTTAAATATTAAAATATCTCTTCTTAATCATTGGTTTGAACACCTTACATTTAATATTAATTTATTGAATAGCATTTCTGAAATTGAAATAACTAATAGCATTGTAAAGGCAATGAATAAGTTATTAGTTCAAGGAAAGATTGGTGATAATCATTTAAGGATAATGGAATTAAAGGAGAAAAATGCTGATGACAAACAATAATATATATATTCCCTCTATTGATGCAAAAGATATTTATTTATCAGCACATTACATTGAGGAAAATCCAGAAGGATATAATTTAAAGCTCAAAGATGGACAGTATAATTTACGAAAATTTATCAATACACTTGATTATAGCTTAGACCTTATAGAGTTAAAGGATATTTATTATAGAAAATTCAGAAAACATGATTTTTCATTTAGAATTAAAAAACATGATTATTCTGTAAATGTAATTAATCTCACGTTTAAGTATTCTGTAAAAGAATGGAATCAGATGAACAAAAATACTTTTGTCAGGCTTGGATATGATTATAGAAATCTGTCTTTTAAAGATGGTATTGCTAAAAATAGCGAAGGTGAAATTGTTGGAATTAAGACGAATGAAAAAATTGAAAACCCAACTGATATACCAAAGCCATTTGTTAAAAAGCAGGTAAATATCTATGATAAAAAGGATAAAACTGTTATTAAAGAGATTCAAACTCAATACCATAAAAAAGGTGAACCGAAGACTATAAAGACAAATGCAGAACTTAGAACTGAGTTGTATAAAGATGGATTTATATGTAATGGTATTAAATATTGTCGTATGAAACGTTCTACTGGCTCTGCAAGAGTTGGTAAATGTCTTTTTATCAGAGAAGATTTATATGAACCGATTATAAAATTCAGTTCAGGTGGTCTTAAATATAACCAAGGAGATCCGATTGATTTAGCTGCATATGAGGGATATATTGCTCTCCCATCTAGTAGCATTATTGATACCATTCCAATTAAACCAGAAAATATTCTTTTAATTGATGATTATGACAGCGTGTTTAATGAGGACGTAATCGAGACTCATGATGAAGACGGATGGCTTAAAACTACTGAAAAGAATTGTGAAATTACAAATACAATTTGGGATGGTCAGTCTCTTATGGATATATCTCTATTTGGTGATTATTCAGAATATGGTATGCTTCTACTTAGAAATCTAATGTTCAAATCTTGTTGTTTCAACTGTAATATCCAACAATGGTTCAAAGATAATAATATAACGGATGTGTCTCAGCTTAATGGTAAAACAAGAGCTACACGAATTGAAGATGTAAAGTTAATTACCACACCTAACAGTATTAAATATTTGAAATTTAGTACATGGGATGAATGGCTTAACCACTTATATCCTGATTTTGGTGTTGTAAAGCATGATAAGAAAACTCATTTCTTTGGAGGTCGCTTAGTACAGACTCATTATCAGTTGCTCAATACCCTTCAGATGTCCAAAGATGAAGTAAGAGAATTTTTGCAGGAATCGCTTGACTTTGCACAAATGCTTAGAGATAGACCAGAAGTTGTACGTTATTACATTAAATATCCTGATATTGATGAAATGTCACCTATGGATAAACCTATGAGTAGCAAGAATGATGTGGTTTATAATTTAATGTGTGTAAATGATAATTTTACTAAAACTAAATATTATCAAGACTTTTTACATGATTTATTGGCATCATATTACAAAAATCTCAAAAATGGGCATATCTATGTAAATGGTAACTACTCTACTCTTCTTGGTAATCCAATAGAGATGTTACAGCAATCAATTGGTAAGTTTGAAGGAAAAAGTCAAATTGGAATTGGTAATATACATAGTACACGCTTTGAATATAATAAAACTCTTCTTGCCAGTCGTTCACCTCATGTTACAATCGGAAACATTTGGCTTCCATATAATACGGAGAATAAATTGATAGATTGTTATCTTAATCTTACAAATGAGATTGTGTGTATTAATTCTATTGGAGAAAATGTATTGCAGAGGTTATCGGGTGCTGACTTCGATAGTGATACAGTAATGTTGACAGATAATGAAAAGCTCATTCGTGCAGCTAAAAGAAATTATCAGTTGTTTAAAACACCAACTGCGAATGTTGATTCTACAAAGAAAAAAAGATATTATACACCAGAACAGCAAGCAGATCTTGACATTAAAACATCTGTAAATAAAATCGGTGAGATTGTTAATCTATCTCAGGAATTAAATTCTTTACTTTGGGATAAGATGTATCATGGTGCTACTTATAATGATATTAAGGAGTTATATTATGATATATGTCAATTAGATGTAATGTCTGGAATTGAAATTGATAAGGCAAAGAAAGAATTTATTATCAACAACGGTAAAGAGTTAGATAAACTACGTGAAAAGTATGATGAACTTTTGCGTGAGTATGAAGAGAATGAAGAAGGCGAATTAGTAAGAGGTAAGAAACGTATGCCACACTTCTTCTCTCATATCTCTAAACAAAAAGGATATTACAATCCTGATAAGAAACATTATTGTAAATGTCACACTTCAATGGACTATTTACAGACCATTATTAATGGATTCAAAATTAAGAATCCATATAAAAAGGATTGGCTACCATTTGTATCTATATTAGATAACTCTTTATTTAGAACAAATCGTGTAAATCAAAAACAAATAAATAAAATTTATAGTATTTTAAAAAGATATATAAATGAAAGAAAAAATATTTACGCTTCTGACTCAGATACAAAAGAAGATAAAAATGAAAAAGCGAATAAATTAAGAGAAGACCTTATTTCCGACATTGAAGATGAAACAATTGGATTTTCTACATTATATCGTCTGCTCTCTTCTCTTGAAGATAAAGAGAATTCTCAAATCAAAAATCTTTTATTAGAAATTATGTATCTCTGTGGCAATGATAGTTTCAATAAAGCTATTATCCAGTCGAAACATGAAATTTCCCAATTAGAAGAAAATGGTGCTGATGTTAAATTGTTTGATATTGGCTTCAAAATTACAAAAAAACAGGCAAAATGCGAAATCGACAGCTAATTACGGCTCTAGCTGTACTGCATATTTTTATTTTACATAGGAGAGGGTAGTTTTCTATCTATTATTTTTTAATTACTGCCCTACTCTATTGTAAAATTCTATGTCTGCTATTATAGCAAAGGAGGAATTGCAATACAAGAAGAAAAAAAATATTATAATCAAAAAGATATAATAAATAACATTTGTGAAGAAACTGGTTGCTCTATACGTGACGTTACGCTTATTTTGAATTCGTTGGGTAGTGTGGTAAAGGATAAGTTTGGTGATAGGAATAATTATGTAGAAGTAAAATTATTTCCAGGACTAAAGGTAACTTCAAGATTTATACCATTTGAGCAAGCTCAGTCTAATTTAAAAGGTTATATAAATAATCACGATATGTTATTTTTATCTGCTGACTTTAGCAGAAATTTTAAGGATTCTGTAAAAGAATTACATAATAATTTAGAATGAAATCAGCTTTTCTTGGCTGATAAAACAGAGAATATAATAGTGTAACAAGTAAACACATTATTGGAACAAAAGGAGAAATAAACATGAATTTAAAGGAATCATATCGTTATGCAAACTATCTTGACCGTCTGTTAATGACAGCAGACACATATCTTAGAAATAAAGGATTTGTAACAACTACAGAACAAAATCACTTACGCTCTAAGGCTAATCCAGATGCACAGGATGAGAAAATTGCGGTTCAGAAACCATATGATGTAGATTTTAAGCCAAATGATATAATCGACTTTGTGGTTAAGGTTATTAATGAGAAGGAAAAACTTTTCTCATCAATCGCAGATGCAAAGGCGAGAACAGAAATTAATATTGACAATGCTGTTGCTATGAATAAAAAGAAACAGTCATTTGTGAATACACTAAATTCAATCGTTTCTATTAAGCCTAGTGAAACACAGTCAATGGGAAAGGATTATAAATTTGATATTAATAATGAGCAGAAACCTTACTCTTACCAGATTATTTCTAAAACATCCATTGATTTTGACCGAAACAGCGTCAAAGGTCTGATTAAGAAATATAATAAAGAATGTGATGAGATTTCTTCAAAACTTGATGAAATTGAAATCACAACACAGGTTAATTTTACACCATTATTTGATGTAAATGATTCCTTTGAGGATTTGGTTGTGGGTTAATTCCCACACTAATCTTCTATCGGATATTTACAATAGGGCTGAGATTGATTTTTATAATTGTCAATCGGTTCAGATGCAGATGAACTATAATGCTGCAAGGCTGGATATTAGCCATATAATATTAAAAAGAGTAAATCATGCATTGTTTAGAATGCAAAATATTACATATAAACAAAAATCAAGAATATTTCATAAATATTGTATTATTGAGTCTCCTGTATGTTTGAGGAAAATTACTTTAAAGGTCGTTATATGTATTGTTATTTGCTACTTTGTTATTTTGTAATTTTGTCAGTTTGATATATTGAAAATTTGATATTTTGTCATACGTGTCATGAAGATTCTTAATAAAATTAAAACTTACTGAAAGTATAATTAGTGATATAAAAATATTATAAAAGAATGAACAATTTTTAATTGTTAATAATTATAAAGCTTATCTATATTCGTATAGATATATCAAATTGATTGAAATTATGAGGACATTTTCAGTTCTATTTTAAATATCCGATAGATTTTGTAATTCATATTGTACCTTACCTTTCTATAATCGGTGGCTGTGCTACAGCTCTTGTAGTATGGTTGCCGATTTTCTCTTTGAGCCATTAGCTCAGTCGGTAGAGCACTAGACTTTTAATCTAGGTGTCGTAGGTTCGAACCCCACATGGCTCACTCTCTTCTGCTATTAGGCAGGAAATAAATCAAGAAAGAAGTGAAAATTATTAAGTACATTTCAAAAAATGAAATTGAAAAATTATTATCTGAAGGTGTAATTAGGAACACAAGACGAGGATATGTAGATTGCAGAGGCGAACATATTGGGTATTATAAAACTTGTGGTGGAAAGCGTTACATTGAAGATAAATACGTTAAGTAGGTTCTGCCTATGAAAAATCGAATTGAATATAAAGGTTTTTATATTGACAAGACTGAAAATGGCTATCGTATCTGTAGACAAGAAGATACAGAAAAGCATACCCATCTCTCGAATCTTAATCCATCATATAGGCTCATAGATAATGTATTATCAAATAAAATTCCTACTCGTTGTGGATGTTATTATTTAGAATCACATGCTAGATTAAGCTATGATGAAAATTATATTAGGAAGATTCGTGAGTATATTAAAGTAAAGCAGAATAAAAGTAAACAAATGTATTACAATCCTGGCAGAAAGCGTTCTGGTGGGAATTTTTAATTTTATGGAGGATTTAAAGGATTATGGCAAATTTTGTTTTTAAGGAAACCAAGCAGACTTCTATGAAGATTGCAGGTATCATTGACACAGATAATATGACTGTTGAAGTAGATGGTGGAGAAAAGAAACTTGCTACTCTTCTATCAGTATTTAATGGTGGTAGTGTTGAAATAAATGTGAAGGTAAAAGAGGAAAGTGAACTCGATGAACCTGTTGAATCTAATGAAGAATAGAGAGTAGGTGAACTATATTTATAATTTCGAAGAAGAATTAAAAAAATATGGGCTAACCCAATCAACTTATGAACAGGTTTTACAAGAAATTTCTAATAAAATGTCTGGAATATCAGATATGGATTGGAAAGAAATAGTGGATAAATATGATATAAAATGTCATTATGATAGCGTCAGAAAGGCTAGTCAGACCATATTTGGCAATTATTTTGTTAGAGAATATTTAAAAGCTAAAAACATAACAGAAAAAAGTACTACTCTTGATGATGCTAAAGAAGTATTAGGTGAACAATATATTGTTAAACAGCAAATACATAATGATAGATTGAAACTCAATAAGTTAAAAAGAGATTTAGTTCCTTGTATTACAGTTGCAGACGAATTAAAACAGTATATGAAAGATAATAATTTCTCAATGGAAATTCCTAAATATATGTACTCTTCTGTTGAAGAAGAATCTGATTATACTATGATATGTCATATTACCGATTGGCATATTGGTTATATAATCAACAATTGTAATGGTAATAATTTTAATTGGGAAATTGCAAATGAAAGAATAAACAAATATATTTCTGAATGTAAGAAGTATATTGAATTATATAATATTCGTCAGGTTCTAGTTATATCAACAGGTGATATGATTGAGAATTCATATATGAGAGAAACACAAGCACATAATTGTGAATTTTTACAATCTATGCAGATACATAAGGCTACTAAACTCATATATAGACTATTAGTCGCTTTAGCTGAAGATTGTAATGTTATATTCGGTGGTATTGCTGGAAATCATGATCGCATGTCAGGTGATAAGAGAAAAAATTATGAAGGTGATAATGCAAATGTGCTTATTACTGAACATATTAAAGACTTGGTTGATGTAAGTGGATGTGAACGTATTTCTATATTAAATACAAACTATAATGATTCTGAAATAAATATTACTGTTTGTGGTTTATCTTGTAAATTCATTCATGGTGATAAATATAAAAATGATAGATATAATCTTGCAAAAATTATTTCTAGTGATAATCAGTTCTATGATTTAATCTTTAGTGGACATCTCCACAATTTTTCCATTCAGTCAGAAAATCATGGTAGATATGCTATATCTACAGGCTGCTTAAGCGGATTTAATGATTTTTCCAAAAATTTTTATTGTAGTAGTGTAGCATCTCAAACAATAGCAATTTTAAAAGATAACGAAGTTGAAATGATAAAGGACATTCAGCTTAGTTAATTATATTTTGTTCTTACGAGGATAGTTTGTACTACCCTCTTTTATTTTTATTTATTTTATATAGGAGGAATATATAATGTCTACATATAATGTACATGCAGGTCACTGTCCGCAGGATGAGGGTGCTTATGGTGCGGTTGGTATTTTACAGGAGTCTGTTGAAGATAGAATTGTTAAGAATGCTGTAATTGCCAAATTAGAAAACCTTGGACATACTGTTTACGATTGCACTTGTGATGAAAATACATCGCAGAATGGTTGTTTAGCAACAATTGTTGGCAAGTGTAATTCACATAATGTTGATTTAGATATATCTATACACCTTAACTCTGGTAGAGATGATTACGAAGGTGATGATTCTACTGGCGGTACAGAAGTGTATGGATATGATGACGAAACAGAGGAAATAGGTTCAAAGATATGTCAGGCAATATCCAAGAAGCTTGATATAAGAAACAGAGGATTTAAAACCAATCCAGGACTTTATGTTCTTAGAAACACAAAAGCCCCTGCTATCTTAATTGAATGTTGCTTCGTGGATGACAGAGATGATGCAAACAGATGGAATGCTGAAGCTTGTGCCAATGCTATAGTCGAAGCTTTAACAGGCGAAGTAGTATCAGAAGATTCAAGTGAAGATTGTTCGGATAATAATGAAACTACAGGTGGTAGAACTAATGATTTAGGTCATGTTGATGTTTACTATAGGGCTAAGACAAATCGTTGGTGGGATGAAGTTCATGATAGAGATGATTGGGCTGGTGCCAATGATGATCAGGCAATTACAGGTATTGCCATTGGCGTTAGTGAAGGTTATGTGAGATATCAAGTTCACTTACTTAATGGCGATTGGCTTCCAGAAGTTGATGGTTATGACATCAATGATGACGAAAATGGTTACGCAGGTAACGGTAGAACACCTATTGACGCATTAAAAGCAGTATTCTATACACCTGATGGTTATGAATACAAGTGTCTATATATACAGGTATCGCCACAGGGTATGGACGAATATTACCCTGTTCAGATAGATGATCAAACTGTAAATGGACAGGACGGATATGCTGGTTGTTTTGGTAGATATATTGATAAGGTTCAGCTTTGGGTTGAATAAGATTTTTTGAGGGAGTAGACCAAATTGGCTGCTACCCTCTTTTATTATTAAATCGGCATTTATCATTAAAAGTGTCAAAATATTATTGATTAAAAGGAGATTTTTTATAAATGATTAAAACAGAGTTAATTAATGCAATTGCAGAAAGAATTGAAGGAGCTAAGAAAGGTGATATTGCTCTTATACTTGATACATACGCAGAGGTTATTACAGATACATTAAAAGCTGATACTACAGAATCTGTTCCTGTAGGTAAACTTGGTAAGTTTAAGGTTAAGACAGTTCCAGAGCGTAGAGGAAAAATTATGATGGGCGATCGCAAGGGTGAGGAGTATGTAACTCCACAGCATGATGAGATTTGCTTTAAGATGTCAAAGTCTGCAAAACAGCTCTAATCTGAAAGGTCGTGATTATTATAAAAACATTACATTTTGAAAATTATGAAGATTTTGCTTGTGCTGTTTCAGATACATATGACAGAGTAAAATCTGATGATGAATATAATTCAGTAGATATTGTTGCTAAATATGAAGATGTAAAAGAGATTATTCGTGAACTCGTTGGAATCGGATATGGTATTGCATTTATTGATAAGTTTGGTAATCCTGAATGGGATGGTTATGACGACTCTTTCATTATCAGCTTATTAGATGATGAAATCTGGTGCGAACCAGTTAAGAGAGATGATGGATATATCTTTATTGAAGCCGATGTTGTATACATCTTTGATGATTGTAATTCTAAGATTATTCCAAAGATTGAATCTGATGAGATATATGAAGTGGAAATTGGCAATGAATATGATGATTGCAATGGTGATTGTGAGAACTGTAATTGTCATAATGAAACTTATTTACATACTTCTGAAGACGAAGATGAAAATACTCACGGATTTACTGCTAGTAGGTCAGATGGTGACTCTTATATGAGTTATTCTTACTACTCTAGCGATGAGTTAAGTCATGAAGATATTCAGAAGATGTTAAAGGTTTTTGGATTTTAGATTTTAGATTATAGGATATGTTATAGAAGAATCAGTGTGTAAGTGTTTAAGAGACAAATTTGCTGATTCCAAATAACATTTGAACTTGGAGTGTGTGGTGTATGCTACACACTCTTTTTGTATGACTTTATAGCTTAATGGTTAAAGCATCCAAGGTAAAACCGCAGACACCAGTGTGAAAGCCACTGACGGAATGGATATAGGTTCGAATCCTATTAAAGTCAATTTTCTGTGTTTCTGTGAATGAAAACAGAGAATAAATATATGTACTCATGATTGGTGTCATAGCTGATTGTGGGATTTATGAAATGGGACAAATCGGAGTTATTCAATCATATAGAAGATTTGAAAGAAGTGGCTTAGTAATTATTACTATATCACTTCTTTTTATTTGAAAGGAAGTGAGATTTAATGGGTAGAAAAATACAACACAATAATATTGTTACTGATGAGTTATTGGCTCAGTGTAATAAAGAGAATATAGAGTTAGGAAATGACTTTTTGGATTATCTTCGTTCAGTTGATAGATCACCAAATACAATCAATGCGTACAGGCGTGACCTTTACATTTTCTGGGTTTATTTACTTCAGCATTGTGACAACAAATTTTTTATTGATTTGTCTAAGAGGGATATTGCTCGTTATCAGAGTTTTTGTCTTACTGAATATAAGTGGTCGCCAGCTAGAATGCGTAGAGTAAAGTCTACTCTCTCATCGCTTTCAAATTATGTAGAAGCTATATTGGATGATGAGTATGAAAACTTTAAACCGATTATACGCAAAATTGAAAATCCTGCAAATGAGAAAGTATTTACTAAAACTGTACTGTCTGATGAACAAGTACAAGGTATGCTTGATTATTGGGTTGAGAAAGGTAAATATGATAAGGCTTGTATTTTAGCATTAGCTGCATTTAGCGGTAGACGTAAGAGTGAATTACCACGATTTAAAGTGTCTTATTTCGATGACGAAAATATTATATATGGTTCTTTATATAAAACACCTGAAAAGATTCAAACAAAAGGAAGAGGATCTCGTGGAAAAATGTTAGTGGCATATACACTTGCAAAACCATTTAAGCCATATTTTGATTTGTGGATGAATTATAGAAAAGAACATGGAATTGAATCAGAATGGTTATTCCCAAAGAAAGTAAATGGAGAATATATAGATGAACCTATGGATTCAAGTACTCTTGACAGTTGGGCTGATACATTCAGTAAACATTTAGGAGAAGACTTTTATTTCCACAGTCTTCGTCACTTCTTTACAACTTCTTGTTCTCGAAGCGGTCTTCCTGATGATGTAATTCAAATGCTAGTTGGTTGGAATTCGCTTGATATGGTTGCAGTGTATAAGGATATTGACGCTGATGAGCAATTTGCAAAATATTTTGCTAATGGAGAAATAAAACAAGTAGAACAAAAATCACTTTCTGATTTGTAGACAATCCCGATGAAACTTTCATCTAATACTTCGTCTAATTCAGAGAATAATAAAATATAAAAAGATTAGGTTGCACCTTTACAGGCATATTGGATGGTGGCATTCAATAGCGTAAAACCTATGTCAACGTAAACCGACATTAATTTCCTAATCTTTTTTTGCTTTTAAATGGAGAATAATTATAAGCCGAATGCTCTGAGTTACGCATTCACTAAGGTTCTGTGAAAATCAGACGGACTAACAGACCGATATAACTGCATTATCCCAATAAAGTCCTTATAAACAGGCACGAAAGGTATATATAAAGGTGACGACAATGTAGAGAACAAATAAAAGAACCCTTAAATGGGCAACCAAACAGAGAATATATAAGTATCACATCTTGGCATTTACTATTCATATAGCATTGTAAGTCCTAAAACGGTCAATATCAACCATAGAAGTAATCGTGCTTCTCTGCGTTAATGAGAACCATTAAATTCAAGTTTGTACTACAGTGTTTTTCGAGCTTGTGGTCTAAATATTAAAAACCAATGTCTATTAGGCTTTTATATGAAATGGAATTATCGCTAGTTTATTTTCTGAATTTTTGAGATAGACAATAGCGAATGACTACTGGGCGGTTTGACATCTGGAAAGACAGATAAATATGGAGTGTCACTATATAAGCGCAATATATTTTGGGTGACACAGGTAGTAATCTCCTTCTCGTGCGTTGGTTAGCAAGTAAATCTGATTAAAGTGATTTTGAAAAGCATGGATACCTAGTGTGTCTAATTTATAAACTGGATGTGTACAGTCCAATATCAGCTAGTTAGTGCTTTATGCTAATTATCATAGCGGAATGACGAGCAATGGAAGCTCACTTGGCTCATAACCAAGAGTATGCAGGTTCGAGTCCTGCTTCCACAATTCAATGATTAAAAGGAAAATGAAAAAATAAAAGAAAGGAGTATGTATAATGGCAAGTAGATTATCTATTGAAAATGATAGATTAAAAGTCGGTCAAGTAAAACGAGTAACATCGAATAATGGAAATAAAATTGATTCTATTACTCTTCTACTTAATGAATCTGTGGAAGTTTTATTTGCACCAAATGGAAACACATTGGAATTTACGGTATCAAATCCAAATATTGATATGAGCAATTTGGACTGTACTATTGATAAAGATACTTTAAGAGATTTAGTAATCAGTTTCAAAGACGCATACAACCAAATAATTACAAACGAAAGCGAGGGTACAAATTCATGAAATTAGATCAGAAATTTAATGTAGAAAATGATATTGCAAGTGTAGACATTATGGTTACAAGTCTTGGCACTGCTGATTTGACAAGTGAGCAGGAAAAAGAATTACTTGCAAATTACAATAAGTATATCGAGTATAGTAAAATTCAGTTCAAAGGAAATATCAAACTTAATAATGGTGTTCCAGAAGTAACAACAGATCCAAAAGACGATTCTACTATTGTTGAATTGGAGATTACGGATGTAACAAATGAGAGAAAACTTATCAATGAAGATTTAGCATTTCATTTTGAAAGAGATGTAACAAAATATCCTGATACAGTATTAAATACTGTTCTCGATAAGAAGGAACTGTATGCACAGGCTCAGTGTGTATTATTTGCTACGAAAGTTAAGGAGGCTGTTACTGAGAAGTTGGCTGAAATTCGTGCATTGAATAATACTTTTGAAGGAACTACAGAATATACTCTGTAAAAAATAATGGGTGGTACTCTTCCACCCTAAATATGCTCGGTTAGTCAAGTGGTCAAAGACCTCCGACTTTCTATCGGATAACATGGGTTCGAATCCCATACCGAGTATTATGCGGTAAGCCTGATGTCGAAGGATTTTGCTGTGGTGCACATACGGTTCTATCCCTGGTAGTTCATCACTACCCTACCGCCCTATACAGTTATAATCAGTTTGGCGACTGATTGGTAAATATTTTAAAGAAAGAGTCATTTCCTTTGGAGATGGCTCTTTTATTATATACGCCTTTAGTTTAATTGGTTAGAATATCAGACTCCAAATCTGAGAGATGTGGGTTCGACTCCTACAGGGCGTGTTATAAGTGTCAAGAATTTGCACTTTCATAGTGTTTTATAAGTTGAATTTTTATGAGAAGTGGTATTGCTACTGCTTCTCTTTTTTATTGGAATAAAAAGAAAGAAGGTGAAACAATGGCTAATTTAAGACAAGCCAAAACTGATGATGAGGTCAAAAAGTTAACAGTAAATAATGTAAAAGGTGCGTATCATGATTTAGCCATTGACTACAACCATTTACTAGATTTGGATTATATCTATTGTCCTCATTGTGGAAAATGGAAATCAACTAAAGGTAATGGAAACTTTTATAAATCTAACAAAAGTAAAAGCGGATTTGAGCATTTTGCATGTAAGGCTTGTATTTTAGATTTGTGTACTGACGTAGATCCTAAAACTGGCGTTAAAACAGACAATAGAGAAAAAACAATTAACACTTTTAGACAGCTTGATTGGAAATTTAGCGAAAGTGATTATAACGCACAACTACAAGCTATTAATGAAGGTGTTGGTGAAAAAGTTCGTGGAACGGCTGTTCAAAATCTTATTGTAATGGTAGCTTCTCTTCCACAGTATAATAACACTTCCTATAAAGACTCTGAATTTTCTGTTGATGATATAGAAAATAATCAAGAAACAAATACAAAGATTGTCCAAAAAACTCTCAAATCTGCAAAAAAGCGATTTGGAAACAATTATAACAATGAAGAACTTATGTATCTTGAGACGGAATACCAAGATTGGACGACACGTTACCCTTGTGAAAATAAATCTCAAGAACTTTTATTTAAACGAGTATGTTGTAAGGAACTTGAAATAGATAATGCTCAAAAAAATGGGAAAGATACAAAAGATTTAGATGCTACTTTGCAGAATTTATTAGGAAGTTTAAATATCAAGCCTAATCAGAAAACTGCATCTGAATTAACTGATAATCTTACATTTGGGCAACTTATTGATAAATGGGAGCAGGAACAACCTATACCAGAGCCACAAGGAGAATTTAAAGATCCTGATAAAATTGGATTGCTGATTGATGTATTCTTCAAAGGGCACTTATCTAAGATGATGGGATTAAAGAATGCATTTTCTGCAACATATGAGAAATTCATTTCTAAATATACCGTTAAGAAACCTGAGTATGATGAAGATACTGATTCAGAAGCATTATTTGATAAGATATTTGGTCAAAAAGCTGATGAGGAGGTATAATTATGCCTCAAGTAAAAACTCAAACAGAGATAGAAAAAGACAAGCAACAAAAAATAATGGAAACTGTTGCTTGGAGAGCTGGGTATTATCGCAGCAATCCACATAGATATGTTATTGACGTGTTGGGACTATCTTTAAAATGGTTTCAACAAATTTTGTTATGGTGCATGATGCACTATAATTTCGTTATGTATTTGGCAGCGAGGGGACAAGGTAAGACATACCTAACTGCCCTCTTCTGTTGTGTAAGATGTATCTTATTTCCTGGAACAAAAATCGTTGTAAGTTCTGGAACTTTAAAACAGGCAAACGAAGTCTTACTAAAAATACAAGATGATTTTATGAAACAATCTTCTATATTACGTTCTGAAATTGAGAAATGTAATATAGGTCAAAATGATGCTTCTATTTATTTCAAAAATGGTTCATGGATAAAAACAAGAACCAGTTCAGAAAATTCAAGATCAGCCAGGGCAAATTGCATAGTCGTGGATGAATTTCGTATGGTCGATGAAACAGTTATCAATACTGTATTGCGTAAATTCTTAACAAGTCCAAGACAGCCAAAATATTTACAAAAACCTGAATATGCTCATATGCAGGAAAGAAACAAAGAAATATATATGTCCAGTGCATATTTTAAAAGCTCATGGGCTTATAGAAAAGCACAAAGTTACACTCTTAATTTCTTTGATGACACAAAAAAATATTTTATATGTGGATTACCTTATCAGGTATCAGTGCGTGAAGGACTACTCTCTCGTTCTCAGCTTGAAGATGAAATGAGTGAAGCTGATTACAATGAACTTGTTCAGCAGATGGAAATGGAATGTTTGTGGTTTGGTGATACAGATGGTAGTTTGTTTAAATTTGATGAATTAACCGCTCGTAGAAGATTACGCAAAGCATTTCCACCATTGAGTTTCTGCAATGACAAAATATCAATTCCGAAATTAACAGCTACTGGTAAAAGAATACTATCTATTGACGTTGCTCTTATGCAATCTACGAAAAAGAAAAAGAATGATGCCTCTGCTATTTTTATCAACGACTTAATTCAAGTAAATGATACTGCATATCAATCAAATTTCGTATATGGTGAAACTTTTGAAGGTTTGAAAACAGATGAATTAGGAATGATTGTTATGAAATATTTTTATGAGTATCAATGTACAGATTTAGTTTTAGATACAAACGGAATCGGCTTGGGAGTATATGATTTTATCACCAAGGAACAAATTTGCCAAGAAAACGGTAAAAGATACCAAGCAATGACTTGTATAAATGATAAAGATATGGCTGAACGATGCAAAGTTCGTGATGCTAATAAGGTTGTTTGGTCTGTAAAAGCTAATGCTAATTTTAATAATGAGATATGCGTATTACTTAGAAATGGTATACAGAATGGAAAAATTAATTTTCTTATTCCTGAACAGGATGCAGATAGTTCATTAAAAGAAACATATAAGGGATATTTCAAAATGTCTCCAACAGAGCAAGCAAAATTGAAAATGTCTTATATACAAACAACGTTTGCCGTTTACGAATTGATTAAATTGGATCATGAAGTTAAAAACGGAAATATCAAGGTTAAAGAAGTTGAAGGTATGAGGAAAGATAGGTATTCTTCTATTGCCTATTCTTATTGGTGTGCTTGTCAATTGGAATTAAAATTAAAACCTAAGACACAAGATACACAATCATTAGTCAACAAGCTTCCAATCCGTCAATCAAAACGATTTAGCCTATACAATTAAAAAGGAGGTGTGCTATCAAATATGGCGCAAACAAAAAGTAAGGTGTCAAGCACACCTACTCGTACTGCCGCAGAAATTAAAGAGTGGTATGAGAAAAATGAAAAAAATATATCAAATTTTGCAAAGGCACAAAATGCCTTGAAGCAGTTGGTAGATCCAACAAAATCTACAACAAGAACTTATTCAACCTTTGATAAAACAAAACTTCGTACATATATGAAGAATCCACCAGCTCAGTATAAAAACTTACGAAATCTGAGTAGATATCTTTATTATCGAAGTAGTGTTTATAGGAGGTTGGTTTGGTTTAACGCAACAATGATTGATACAAATGCTCGTGCAGTAATTCCAATCATTGATATTAATAAGGGTGGAGATAAAGCAAAGGTACTAAAAAGTTATTATGATACACTGTCTGTATTAAATAATATGAATTTAGCACTTGAATTTCTCAAAGCATATATAATTGCTTGGCGAGAAGATGTATTTTTCGGAATGGCTTTTTATGATGATACAGGATATTTTATTCTTCCTGTTGATCCAGATTATGCAAAAGTAAATGGTGCTTATATGACAGGTGATTTATCTTATGTAATGGATATGTCGTATTATTCAAGACATGAGGATATGGTTGAATGGATTGGAGAACCACTCACTTCTATGTATCGTCAGTATCAGAACAATTCAACGGAAAATCGTTGGCAACAAATGCCAGATGAATACTGTGTATGTTTCAAAGTGAATATAGATGATTATGAAATTCCACTTCCACCTTATATGAATCTATTCAATTCTCTTATAAATCTTGCTGACCTCGAAGATATTCAAGCTGTAGCTGACGAAGCTAATATTTATAAATTGGTTACTGCTACTATTCCATTATCAAATGACCAAGATGGTGTAGACCAATTTTTAGTAGATCCAGATACTGCTATAGAATATTATAATAAATTTGTTGATTCATTGCCTGATTATATAGCTGCTGCTATTACGCCTATTCCATTAGATGTACTTACATTTGGTGATGATCAAGCAACAGATGTTAATAAAATTGAAAACGCCACAAAAACAGTATTCAATACTTCTGGTGGTGCACAGTTACTAAATTCAAGCTCTATCTCAGGAACTACTGCCTGGCAGGGAGCAATTAAATTCGATGAGAAATATGCAACATCTTCTCTTCTACCTCAAACACAGGCATATCTAAATAGATTTTTATCTTATCAAGTTTCTAATCCAGCAAAAGTTAAAATGCTAGAAACGTCCCCATATACAAAAAGTACATTAAAAAAAGAAATGCTTGAGGATGCTACTTATGGTCTTCCTACTGCATTAGTTGTAAATAATTTAAATGGATTTAATGAATTGGAGACACTAAGTATGAATTTCTTATTGCATGATACATTGGACATCACATCTTCTTTTGTTCCACTTCAGTCGAGCCACACCCAATCTTCTTCGGATAATCAAGGTGGCGGTCAAACCAAGGATATTGGTGGAGCTGATTCTATTACAGACGATGGGGAAGCTTCGCAGGATAAGAGAGAGCAGAGTAATGGATAAGGAGAAAAGGATGAATGACAAAAAACTAATTTGTACGGCAGATGAAGATACTGCTTCTGCTTTACGCAAATCTGGTTTCAGAGAAATGAAAACAGGTAATAAAAACATCTACACGTTTCTGAATAATACAACATTAAAATTTTCAGAAGGTGTTGATATAAACAAAATCAAGTATAGCAATATGCTTACATTCTAGTTGTCCTCTTTGGGCAACTTTTATTTTGTAAAAATTTAGAAAAGGAGGAGACATGGATAAAAAGCATACTTCGCTAAAATTTAAGGCAAAAGTCACGCCTATTGAAAAAATAAATGATGAATTCACATTATGCAAGTGTTATGTACAGGGTGTTGGAAAGAATAGAAATTTTTCTTATATGAGCAAAGAAAATATTCAGAGATGTTTACCAACTCTATCATACGCACCTGTTGTTGGTCATTTAATTGACAAATTAGATGAAGATGGAAATCCAACTGGTGAAAAGTACATGGGTGGTCATGATTACTATATTGATGATGACTGGAATTTAAAAAGTGCTTGTGTTCCTTATGGTGTTGTAAAAGCAGATTCATTTGACTTTGAAACCGTAAAAGAATATGAAGACGAAATCGAAACAGAATATCTTACTGCCGAAATTGTTCTTTGGACTGGTAGATATCCTGAGTTAATGGAAGCTATTTATTCCGATGACTTTTATTTTAATGAATCAATGGAAATTTCTGTATCAGAATACAGACCTTATGAGGAAGATAGTAACTATACAGAATTAACAGACTTTACATATTCTGCTCTTTGTCTTTTAGGCAAGGCAGATGACAAAACAAGTCCAGAACATACAGAACCATGTTTTGTAGAATCAAAAGTAATTCCTGTTCAGTATTCACTTGAAAGAGAAGAATTTTCAAAAGTAATGGGCGAACTCAAAAATGAATTAGCCTTTTATTTTAATAAAGACAACACTGACGGAAAGGAGGATGAAGTTGTGGAAAACGAAAACGAAAACGAAGAAGTAATTGAAACTGTTGAGGAAGTAAATGAAGAGTCCACAGAGGAAGTTGTTGAAAATACAACTGAGGAAACTCCTGACGCAGAAGTAAATGAAGACACAAATACTGAATCTGAAAATGAAGAAGTACAGGAGGATGAAACTGTTATTGAGGCTTCTGTAGAAGAAACTGTTGAAGAGACTGTAGAAATGTCAGAACTTGATTCTTTAAAAGCTAAGTACGAAGAGTATAAGAATTCTCACTCTCACACAAACGAGGAATTTGATGAGTTACAGAGATATTATGATAAAGCTGAATTTGAAAAGATTCATGCAGAACGTGATGCTATGTTATCTGATGAAAAATACTCTGTATTAGCTGAGAACGAAGCTTTTACTGAGTTAAAGAAAAATATGGACAACTACTCTCTTGCTGATCTTGAAAAAGAAGCAAAGGTTATTTTTGCTGACTATGTATCTTCTGTTGGAACATTTTCTATGAATGATTCTAATAAGAAATCTACTTCAAAGATTAGATTTAGTATGAAGAAAGATACTGGCAAGACAAAGGCTTATTCAACATTATTTAAGTAAAAAAGAATATAAACACATTTTTTGAGAGCGTCATAAGACGTTCTTTTTTATTGCACAAAAATATTAAGGAGGAAATTAAAATGGCAACAAGTTTTATTGATTTTAGTACAAAACATGCCGTAGCTGAGTCTACAAAGCTCAAGGCTACTCAGATTGGAAATATCTGGAACATCGAAGCAAAAGCAGATATTGATAACGGAACTATTGTTAAAAAAGGGGCGTATCTCAGACCAGAGGTTTATGAGGAAGATACTGCTGTTACTTTCGCAGGAAAGATTATTGAAAAAGCAGCCAATGGTGGATTCAGAGTAGAAGTTACTGCTATTGGTGACGGTGAAGGATTAGTTCTTTCCGTACCTCTTATTTATGAGGAGTACACAACAAAAATGCAGGAAGAGTCAAATTTCTTCAATGCAAAAGGAGACATTCTCAGAGTGTACGAGCTTTATGTCGGTGACGTGTTTACTGTTTCTGCCGAAGCATTCACTACTGATAAAGCACCCGCTGTAACTGACACTGTTGCTGTTTCTGCTAAGAAATTAAAGGCTACTGCGGTTTAATCGAAAGGAGGATAAAGAATAATGAAGAAATTAACATTTAGCAATGCTGATACTAGAGAAGTATTTGCTGATAAGGATTATACTGAATTTTCTCAGTTAATGATTGATACTGCTTGCGGAAAGCAGAAAGATGTATCTAAGGAAGATGCAGATGCTAAAATTCGTGAAGTTATGTTTGAGATTCTTGGTGTAGATGAGGAATGTTCTCGCAAGGATTTACATAAGGCAATTCGTAGACATAAGGTTGATGTCTTCGAAGTTATTGAAGAGACAGTTGAGAATTTACTTGTTTCTGGTTGGGGAGATAACCCATTCTTCAACGAATTCGTAGAAGTTAAGTCTATGAATACAGGTGATACAAATGAGTTCTATGTTCCTGATGAGACTGTATTAACTGTATCTGAATTAAGTGGAAACCACCACAACCTCTTCCGTCAGAGACTTGGTGCTGGTAGTACATTCTCTGTAAAGACATCTTGGTACGGGGTTAAGATTTATGCCGAGTACGAGCTGTTTATGGCTGGTAAGGTTGACTGGGCAGGATTTATCAATAAGATTTATGAAGCTTTCGACAAGAAAGTAAACGATATGGTTTATGCTGCTGTTATGGCTGCTGGCGACAAGGTTCTTCCTACAAGCCAGTTTACAAAGACAGGTACATTAAATAAGGATACTCTTATTACTCTTGTTGAGGACGTACAGACAGCAAACGGTGTCGAAGCTGTAATTATGGGTACTAAGACCGCACTTTCTAAGCTTAATGCTCTTGCTGATACACAGTGGATTTCAGACTCTATGAAAGAGGAAAGACATACTACTGGTCGTCTTGGTATCTGGGAAGGAATTCGTCTTGTAGAGATTCCTCAGAGTTTTGCTCCAAATGATACTTCTAAGAAGTTAGTAGCAAATGACGTTCTCCTTGTTATGCCTGTTGCAGACAACAAATTCATCAAGATTTATGATGAGGGTGAGGCACAGGTTAAGGAAGTATCTGATGGCAACACAAATATGGATAAGACAATTGAATACGAATACCAGCAGAAAATGGGTGTAGCAACTGTACTTCAGAGAAAGTTTGGTTTCTACAAGAACATTGCCTAGTATTCTGTGTAGATTTTATGGAGAGTGTATTATGCACTCTCCTATTTTAATGCAAGGAGATAAAAGGAAATGGCATATACAAAAAAGACCAATACAGAAGAAAAGACCGTAAAGACTACTACTGAAAAAACAACATCAAAAACTGTTGAACCAGTAAAGGTAAAGGAATACAAGTCTGATGACCTGATCCCATGTCGTTCTATGACAAAGGGAGAACTTATTTATGTAGGAAAGAAAAGTGGCGAAGTTTACACTTGGGAAGATTATGGTGATATTACAGAGATTGAATATCAGGATTTACTTGGATTAAGAGCTAAAAAGTCACCATTTATTTTTGAGACATTGTTTGTAATTGAAGATGAAGAACTGTTGGAAGATCCTAAGTGGAAAGATGTAAAAGCACTTTACGAAAAGATTTATTCAGAAGATGTAGAAACACTTATAGATATGAATCTTAATGACTTTAAGCGTATATTCCCTACCCTTCCAAACGGATTACAGAGAGCTGTATGTGCAGAAGTTGCTACTGAAATGGAAGCAGGAACTTTTGATTCATTACAGAAAATCAAAGTAATTGATGAGGTTTGCGGTACAGACTTATCTTCTATTTTATAATAAAGGAGGCTCACAATGACGCTTCCATATGAAACAATTTTTTCACGAACAAGAGGACGAATTTCAGATCCGAAAGAACTCTCTCTTGACGAAAACGATTTGCTTGAAATATATACAGAGCGATTAAGCAATGTAATTTCTAATCCAAGGGTGCGTAGACTATTCTCTTCTCTCACACTCGATGATGAAATTCAACAGTTGGATTTCACACTGAATAATTCAGTAGATGAAACGGCTGATATGAATTTTGTCGTAGGAATTCTTGTACTTGGAATGACGATTGAGTGGTTACAGCCACAGGTTGATTCTATTATGCACACATCAGTAATGATAGGTGGAAAGGAAGAAAAGAAGCTACTTGACAATCATAAAAATATGATTGACCGTCTGGATTCCATGAAAACTGAATTGAATAAACGTATTCGTGATTACGGATATATGTATAATTCCTATATTAACACGGAGTCCTAATATGCAATACATATATGGCAACTTCACAGACAAGCAAATCAATGAAGCAGTTCGTGCAATGCATGGCGACATTCACAAGCTACTGCTCTATAAAGACAAGACAATTGAAGAGAAAATATTTGAAGATGATGAAGCATTTCTCGTCTTCTTTGAGAATGTTATGTTTAAATTAGGTGGTACAAAAACCTTATTTAATGATAACGGACTTATGGTAACTCTTATGGCAACCTTACAAGGTGCTATGGATAATTTTAAGAGCGACCATTTTAGTTATAAAAAATTCCGCAGGGCAATCTTGGATTCTCACGGATATATTAAGCAGATGTTTGAGGGAGGTGTAAGCGATGCCGAGTCTACAAACAGCTAGGCGTGTCGCAAACGACAAGAATAACGGAGCTAAAACGATTGGTCAGATTTATAAGGAACAGTCTGATTGGGCGATGGAACAGACATGGGACAATGACATACAGAGTAAAGTAGCATACATTTATGACTTCTTCCACGATGACCAACCACAATTAGCTGAAGGTATGACATATGAGAACACAACTAAAACTCGTATAGATGTTAAATTTATTGTCAAGTCATATCAGTCAATGGATAAAGATCAAGTTGATTATTATGTTCAGTTCCGTCCTTCGCAGTCAATTCGATTTTCAGAAGATGATGAATTATATTATTTTGAAACCGATTATAAGACTACTTATGGCAATACATTCCCAATCGGATTATATTTAGATATTCCAGATGATAGAAATGTTTATCACAAATGGTTAATCTGTCGAGAGGAAAAAGCAAATCAATTTCCAAAATATCTCGTACTTCCATGCGACTATGAATTGTGTTGGATTGAAGTGAATGGTAAAGATAGAATTAAGCGTAGAATGTGGTCTGTTCTTCGTATGCAAAGCAGTTACACTATCGGGCAGTACACCGATCGAGTATTTACAAGAACTGATAACCAAAATAAAATTTGGCTTCCGCTCAATAAATATACTGAAAAGTTTTGGTACACAACTAATGAAGATACAACAATGCGTATTGTAGTTAGTGCTCCAACTGAACACCCTCTGATATGGGCTTGTACAAAAATTGAAAACATTCAACCTGTCGGGATTCAGAAACTTACAATATATCAAACTGTATGGTCTGATAATCGAGATTATATCGAAAAAGACGAAAATGGTCATATTGTTGGTATGTGGGCTTCATATTTCGATTCAGAAATCGCACCAACAGATCCATCTACTCCAACCACTCCCCCATCTTCTATTACAGCAAGAATTTCAGCATCCACCTCAACAATCAAAGTAGGTGGCTCTTATAAAAATCTTACAGTAAATCTATTCAATGATTCCAATGAAGATATTACAACTGAATATTCTGATGCAACCTTTATATGGACTTGCTCTATTGACGATAAAGATTGGACTGATAAAATAACATGGCGAGCTGGTACAGAGTACAACCAAAAGAAAGTAAAGTTTCCTAATGATACTTCTGCTATCGGCAAAATATTATCTGTTAAGTGTGAAATTGTTAAGGATAACTTGCCGATTGAATCTGAAATTTTGTCATTAGAATTAACTGAATAGGAGGTGTTATATGGAAGAAAAATTAGTTACAAAGGATGATTTGTTGAATAAACTTCGTGCATATAACAACACTCCTGATGATGAAAATATTTTATATAAAAAAAAGATAGAAAAGGCTTTATTATCAAATCCTTGTTTACTTTATGCACTCAATGAAAAAACGTTAGAGCCTGAACTTTTTGATGATGATGGTAATATCAATTGGGAATGGAATAAAGAAAAGAAGGAATACGACCCTCTTGGAGAATGGGATAGATATTTTTCAGATACAGCAGGCGATGGAAATATACTTCCGTATTTATTTATTCCAGACACTCAGACAAAAGTACGAAATTATCTTTGTTATCAAGTAAGTTTTCAAGACACAGTTAGATATCAACCTGGATTAAAAGAAACGTTGGTTACTTTTACTATTTTTGTCCATGGTAATGATAGGATGGACAAATTAACAGGTATTCCAAGACACGATCTTATTGCTTCTATTATAAGAGAACGATTTGCATGGTCAAATATATTTGGGATGCAAACGCACATTATATCAAATCGTGAATCTACTACGGATAACAATTACGTTGTTCGTACTCTTGTATTCCAACTTACGGACTTAAACAGTAAGGTTCAGACACCTTATGGTGGACAATCTCAGATGATGAACTATCAGTTAAGGCGGTGATATTATGTCACAGCAAAATACTGATATGCTAGATGGACTTCAAGCTGCTGTTATAGCCGAAGCCCAAAAGAAAAAAGAAAATATACAAGAACATAAATTTGATCCCCTTAAAATGTATTTTAGAGAAGATTACTTTGTTAAAGGCATTCGTATTGTACAGCCAACAATAGGTGATATTCTCAATATGGGTGAATCAAAATTTTATTCTGGTCTTTCGCCTTTTCTATATAATTCTACTTCTATTCGTGTAATGTTATGGGATTTACCACAACGAATAGATTGGTGCAAAGTTAAAGATATTGAAGTATTTGGTATGTTAAAAAGTATGACAGATACTGATAATTCTGCTATTCGATTGTTATTCCCAGATTATAGAATTGAATATATGCAGTTAATGCAGTTTCAAGAAAAAGATTCTGATAAACCTCAATTGTGTTTATATGATTCTGAAAATGATTTTATTTTAAAAGAATCTGAATATATGGAAATAGCTGAATATATCAGAACCTTGCTTAATATCCATCCAAAAATAGAAAAAGCAAGGGGAAAGACAACAAAACAATGGATGATAGATGAAGATAAAATGAATATGGCACAAAGAGATGAGAAAAATACTTCTACTCTTCTGCTACTTATATCGGCTTGTATAAATCACCCAGGTTTTAAATACAAGTTACAGGAACTTAGAGATGTTGGAATTTATGAATTTATGGATTCTGTACAGAGATTGCAAATATATGAATCCACTCGTGCTTTAATGAGTGGAATGTATTCAGGTATGTGCGATATGTCCAAAGTTCCAAAAGAACAATTTAATTTCATGCGTGAGTTACATGAATAGTTAGAGAGATTGAGCGATTTATATCGCTCTTTTTTAATACAAATTTTTATATTATAAGGAGGAATTATATTATGGCATTTAAACTTGGTGACGTAATTATTGACCGTCTTCAGTTCGGCTATGGTGCGACAAAGACAAAAGCTCTTTATGCATTGACACAGTTGACAAATGCAACTATTGATATCACTGCCGACTCAACAGATATTAAAGACAAAGATGGTAACTTAATTTATAGAAAGTATTCAGGTAAGAGTGGTGAGGTTACTGCCACTAATGCATTTATGAATCTTTCTGTAATTGAAGCTATTTCTGCTCAGGACGCTGAGATTGCTTCTGATTCTAATACAATTGTTATGCCTATCTTTAAGATTGTAAAAGCAGGTGAAACACTTGATATTACAGATGCTGTTGAGGATTCATTTATTGTAAATGCACTTTCAGCAAATGGTTCACTTGGAAAGGCTTATACAAAAGGTTCTGCTGCTTCTGCAACAGAATTTAAGGTAGATACAGAAACAGATCATAAGCTTACACCACCATCAGATCCAGAGGAAACACAGTACCTCGTTAAGTTTAAGAAGAATGTTAAGAGTGGTGCTAAGCTTACAATTTCTGGTGATAAATATCCAAAGGCTCATGAGTTATACTTCAAGGCTCTTGCAGTTGATAAATGTGAAATTGGAAGCTATCGTGGTTGCATTATCCATATTTCATCATTTATGCCAAGTCCAGAAGTAAGCCTTGCCCTTCAGGGTGGAGATTCACAGACAATGGATTATAAGGGTGCAATCCTTACAAACGCATGTTCTACATCTCAGGATATGGTTGAAATCTATTTTGTAGATGAAGAAGAGGAAGTCTAATCTTTATACAACCAAAACATATTTAGAAGAGTGGTTTACCACTCTTCTATTATATTAAGGAGATGAATGAATGAGCAAGAATGATTTAAGAACGTGTTGCGTTTGCCATAAAGAGTATTCGTTTTGCCCAGTTTGTAATCCAGAAGACAGATTTAAACCTACATGGCATTTTGCTTATTGTAGTGAAAATTGCAAAGACATTTACAATATTACTTCTTCATTTGAAGATGGACGTATGACAGATATTGAAGCTAAAGCAAAATTAGAAAAATTGGATTTAAGCAGGAAAGAATATTTTGGCGAAAGCTATAAGAATTCTATTGCTTCTATTATGAAAGCAAAAGCACAAGTTATTAAGAAAGAAAATAAAAAGACAGAAGTTAAGTCTGTCAAAAAGGATATTGTTACAAAAGTCGAAAATGAGGCTGAAAGTAATGTTGAATAGTGATTTTTAAATAAGGGATTATAACATGCCGCTATTCACTGTTGTAATCCCTATTTTTTACGCTATTTATATAAGGGATAAAAAGGAATGATTAAAACAAATTTAAAACCAAGAGATTATTCAATATATGAAGTTGTAAGAATAGTTAATCCAAAGCAATATTTGTTATATATCAAAAATGGCGTATATCCAATAGATATGTATACGAGTATGGATGCGGATACAAACAACATTATTTTGGCAGTTGTATTTCTTAAAGAAGAAACAACAGAAGTCTATAAAAAATGGTGCAATCATGAATTAGTATGATTGATGTGATGTATTAAGACAATTAAATAAAGTTATAGTATAAGGAGGATTAAAATTATGACAGATTTATCATTTTTAACAAATTTTGCAGTACCGATTATTGTTGGTATTTGTTTATGTATCGGCTATGTATTAAAAAATATTGTTACAACAGATGCAGTTAATAAGTATATTCCTGCAATCATGGGTGTGTTAGGTGTTGTTTTAAATATTTGGATGAATATGGCTTTTACACCTGAGATATTACTTGGCGGTCTTGTCTCTGGTCTTGCTTCTACAGGTTTATATGAAGCGTTCAAGAATTTTTTGAAGAAGTAAGAAGGGATGGTACATATGAGTGGGAGCTATAGAAAAACTTGCACAAATTGATTATTTATTAGTCATTCTTGGGTTCTTTGCCATCTTATTTGCAGCTAAGGAAATTATTGAAATATTCAGTTATTTCAAAAAAAAATATCGCATTAAAACAGGAAACGAAGAAGATAAAGAAATTGTTGAAAATCGTATTAAAACGCTTGAAAAACATGACAATTGGCAGTATCAGGAAATCCAAAAAATATCTAAAGGTATTGATGACATTAAGGACAATCTTGTACAAAAAGAGATATCTGATATTCGATGGGAGCTTCTTAATTTTTGTTCTGCTCTTACGGGTGGGCAGGATTATAATAGAGAAGCTTTTGAACATATTTTTCGGACTTATGAGCAATATGAAAAAATACTTGCTGATAATCATATGACTAATGGATATATTGTAGAATCAATGAAAGCTGTTAGAGAAATATATCATAACAAACTTGTTAGTGGTGATTTTAGGTAATTTAGCCATAATCTTCATTATATCACATATTGTATAAACCAATGTTTATTAAATTTCAGTTATTCTATGTATAACAAAATTTTTCTTGAGAATACTTATGATATGAAGAATAAAGTTGGCGAATATAGATATAAGCAAAATATAACATTAAAGGAACTATCTCAGAGAAGTGGTATTTCTGCAACCACCCTGTCAAAAATTGAAAACAATCAAACTAATGATATTCTACTTAGTCACGCTATTACTTTATCTCATATACTAAAAGTTGACTTGTACGAATTATTTTGTATAAAGAGATAGGAGGAATCTAACATGAGGATGTACTTTAATTTAATTTGTGAAGAAGTTGAACTAACAGGTGGAAAAATTATCCATATTGATATTAATATTGGCAATATGGAAGAAGTACACAAAGTCGTACTTGATAATATTGATAAATATCCCAACGCTAAGTGGGAGCTATACCCAATGTTTGTTTGTGCGTAATTACATATTTTATTTTATGAAAGAGCGATTTCATACAAGATCGCTCTTTTGTTATATCTTTATATTAATAAGGAAGAAACTCATAGAAAATTAAAGTGCTTTTACCATTATCTAGTCATATGGTAAGGGCATTTTTTAGTTAGGGCAGATGACTAGACTGCCTGCCCTTAATCAGAAAGGAATGAATAATTATAGCAAAAAATATAGGTAAAGTTTTTGAACAGAATTTCAAAAAATCGTGTCCAGAAGATATATTAATTTATCGCCCTCCTGATGCTGCTCAATCATTTGATATGAGTTCAAAGCTAAGATTCAGTCAACATAGTCCATGTGATTTTATGATTTTTAGTGGTGACAGAAATACATTTTGGACATTAGAATTAAAGAGTTTCGAAGGTTCTTGTTCGTTTGAACGAACTAAAGAAGATAAAGGAATTATACATCACTATCAAGTAGAATCATTAAAGAAGTTTTCTACTTATAAAAATGTTTGTAGTGGGTTTATTTTAGATTTTAGAAAAACAGGTAATACATATTTTCTTATGATAGATGAATGGGATGGATTAATAAATTCTTTATCTAAGAAAAGTTTCAATGAAAGTGATTTATTGAAATATTGTAATCCAATATTGATTAATAAGAAAAAATTAAAAGTGAATTATCGTTATGATATAAATAAGTTTCTTAACGATACAAGATTATAAAGGAGAATATTTGAATATGAAGAAAATAATGAAGCTTTACGAAGCAACAAACATATATGAGATAACAAAAGGCATTATAGAGAACAACGACTCTAACATTACATCTCTTTCTAAGTTTAAGCTACTTGGCATAATAAGAAGTTTTTCTGGTATCTATACAGATTACGATCAGACAAGACAGGATCTTGTTAAAAAATATGGTGAGCCAGTTCTTGATGATGAAGGCAATGAAACAGGAAATATAGAAATCAAGAAAGACTCTGAAAATATAGATAAGTTTGTTGAAGAGATGAATATACTTAGAAACCAGAATATTGATGTGGAATTTACTTCAATGACTGTTGATGAATTGTTTAGTTTAGGACTTAGTGCAGAATCATATACTATATTTATGCCTATTGTAGAAGAATGATTTATAAAGGAGAAAAAGGATTATGAATAAGATAACAGTTAAAGAATTTGTTGAAGGATATATAAATTGTACAGATTCATTAAAGAAAAGATATATACAAGAAAAGTTAAAGGTTATATCTTATATTCCTATAAATGTTAAAGATGCTATTGCAATAGTTATTACAGATAGAACTATGTTTGAACAGGAAAAATATACAGATAAAGATGGCGAAACGAAGTTCCGAAAAACTGACAATATACATGTTAATTCATTTGTTCAGTATATGTTATTTGTTAGAGAAATTATTGAGAAGTATACAAATCTTATTTGTAGTGATGATGCTAATTTTATGACAGATTATGACTTATTAAAGTCTTCTGGGTTACTTGATAAATTAATGATTGGTGAAGTTATAGATAGAAAAGATATTCCATCACTTATTCCTGCAAGTGAAATATCTGAAATAAAAACTCTTATTGATATGCACAAGTCTGATATTATGCAGAATATGTATGAACCACACGCATATGTTAGTCGTCAGGTCGAAAGATTTGGAGCTTTAATTAATACCCTCGTTGAACCTTTTATGGAAGCTGTGCAGAAGAAAATTGCAGATATTCCACAAGAAGATGTACAGAAGGTCGTTGAATTTGCTAAAGCTGGTGGATTTAAGGAAGTGGAATAATGATAGGTGGAATATTATACGGACTTCTATGCGGATGGATTCTTGCATTGTTCAATGTAGATAATATTTGTATAGAAGTTTTACAACCAATTATTCCTTTTGTATTAACTACAGCTCATTACTATTTTGTGTTTGGATTGGTTGGTATGATATATGGAATAATACATAATTAATAAAAGAAAAATAGCACCGTATTTCTACGATGCTATTTTCCTTCCATAAACATAACCCCTTCTTTAGTAAATAGATAAATGTTATTTATTTAAGAAGTTACAATTAGCCAAATTGCAATGTCTTTTTAGATAGGATAAAATGTAATGGATTTTGTTTGCTTGTTCTAAATCCAATTATATACACTATATGTAGTGTTGTCAAGAAAGAAAATACTTTCTCTACTTGTTTTATTATACCTCAAGAACCTATGTAAATATAGGGTTTACAATTATAGTTTTGTGTAGAAGAAGGTGGCTAATCTTCTTCACGTTCTATCAAATTCACAATTCAAGTAGGTACTTGTATTTTTGTAATATATTTAAATCATATTACTTTTTCTTATTGTCTCTGTAGACTGTATATGCAAATCCTAAGACTGCAACACAGGCAGAAACTAATGAACACGCAAACTCCATTTCAGTTTCTCCTTATCTACCTATACTTACCACAGATGTTAGTATGATTATATCATACATAGAATAAAATAAAAAGTAATAATTTAATTTTAGGCTCTATACGTATCAAAGCGTATAGGGTTTTTCTTATGGAGAGTGGTAATACTGCTCTCCTATTTTAGTGAATAAATAGTGAAATTTTGGAGGTGATTAGATTGGGACTAAATAAAGACACTATTAAATATTTGGAAAAACAGGCTCAGAAAAAAGCTTCCGAATTGGCACACGAAGCTCAACAGAGATTAACAGATGGTTATGTGTCGTTTATTGATTTATATTATAGCGATTACACACCACAACAGTATGTAAGAACGCATAATTTATACAGGTCTTATAACAAATTTTATAAAAATAGCCACGGTACTATTTTTTATGGTGGCGTTGAAGTAACACCTGAAAGAATGTTTGATAACTATGACCAAATTACACCTTCAGATCTTATGTCGGAATTTATTTACAATCCGAAAGGTACTTATCATGGTTGGTATAACATTCCTGCTAGTTTCAGTGTGTATAGAGAAATACATAAATATCATGAACGGTTAAAGGATGAATATAGAAAGCGTTGTACAGTTTAGAAAGGATGTGAATAAATGGCTAATTCAGATATTATTAAGATTGGTTTTGATTATAGAGCTAGTCTTGCACAATTTGAAAAAGAAACAAATGGTGTATTCGATGGTATTAGTAATAAAGCTGGTAAACAAAAAATCACAATTCAATTAGATGCAAAAGATGATAAAGTAATTGATAAAATTAAGGAATTGCAGAAACTCAAATTAGACAAGTTCACATTCGAGTTTGGTAATTCTGGATTAAAAGAACAGCTACAGACATTTGATAAATTAGAGAATAAGATTAATGAGATTATTAGTTTATCAAAAGGAATTGACTTATCATTTAATACCAAAAATAAGACAGATGCTTATAACCAGTTAAAAAAATATGCAGATGCTTTTAAAGACTATTATGGTAATGAAGAAGCAATGGCTACCAATGCAGGTGCAAAGGCTGGTTATGCGTACTACAAAGCCTATGAAGAAGCATTGCGAAAAGGTGTCGCACAAAGTAAATTAGAAAAAGTAACTATTGATTTTGATGTAAACGATTCATTTTTCAGTAAAGAGAGAATCGTAGGAAATAGAATTAAAGAGTTTGAAAATTTTCAAAAGTATGGTAATGCAGATGAAAGTAATTTAATTGCAGAAATCACATCACTAGAAAATCGACTTTTGAAATTTAATTCTGCTTATTCTCAAGTAAAAGCTAATTTAGGTGATGCACCAATTACACCTGAAATCACAAAAAACATTGAAGAATATGTCAGGTTATTAGAAGTTGCAGAAAGCAGAGCAAAAGATGCAGAATTATTTGGTTATTCAAGCGAAGATATCAATTCAGATAAAGATCTTGCAAATATGTATCTTGACTTTGCGAAAGAAGATGCTACTGCCGAAAATAAAAAATATATTGAATCATTAAAACAAGAAGAGACACAAGCTATTGCTACTGCTGAAGCTGAACAGAAATTAGCAGTAGCTCAAAAGGAAACAGTTTCTAATACTTCTAATTCAAATAATTCTCAAATTGAAGAGTTAAAATCTGATATTCAAGAGGTAAAAACTGAACTTGGTGATGTAAAAGATAGAATTTCTTCTATTGAATCGAATGGTTTTGAAAATGTACGAGATGATGTTGAAAAGACAAAGGAATCTGTAAAAGAACTTAACAGTGAATTTGCAGAAATGAAATCCAACCTCTCTTCTACTTCACAAGAATCGAATATTTCATCTGGAAGGAAAGACGCATTTCCTGACAAGGATGTTTCTGCATCTGTAGCGTCTGCTACTAATTCCATCAAAGAAGAGAATAATGTATTAGAGCAAAATACTCAAAAAGTTAAGGAAAACGCCGATGCAAAAAAGAAATTAACTGATACTGATAAGGAAGTATCAAATGTTAATCTGTCAAAATATGATAACCGTCTTGAATCATATACTAAGAAAACATCTGGTTATGATGCAACTATTACTAGATTTGAAAATGGTGGTTGGACAAGTGATACATATAAGCAAAGGGTTAATGCTGTCAAAGAAGCTGTTGCAGAATATGAAAGAATTCTTAGTAGTTTGAAAAACAATCCCGATCTTGTAACAGAGGAAAACCTAAATAAATTAAATAAACAGGAAAAACTCATCAAAGATAATATTACTGCTGTTCAGAATATGTCGGCTGCTGAGAAAGGATATAGTCTTATATCTGCTCAAAAAGAATTAGATAAAATCAATAATATTCTTAAAGAACATTCTGGAATGTCACGAGAAGCTAAGAATCAGATGAAAGCTTACTACGCTGAAATTAAATCTGGTAACCCAAGTGCTAGTTTAGATGTTATTCATGGAAAGATTATGCAAATAGTCAATGCCGAAATTGAAGCTGGTCGTGGCGGCAAGAGTATGTTTGATGCTATCAAAGAAAAAGCTTGGTATGGTGTTGCTAGTGCTATCGGTACATATTTTGGTTTTAATGATTTCATAAGATACGGTAAAGAAGGAGTTAGTATTGTCAGACAATTAGATACTGCTCTTACTGAAATGAGAAAAGTATCGAATGAATCTGTTCAAAGTTTGAAGAAATATCAAGATACCACATTTGATACAGCAGATGCAGTTGGAACTACTGCGAAACAGATACAAAATTCCACAGCGGATTGGATGCGTTTAGGTGAAAGTATGGATACTGCTGCTAAATCAGCTAAAGATGCAAATATCTTACTTGACGTATCTGAATTTGAAGGAATAGATGAGGCAACCGAATCACTTGTGTCTATGAGTCAGGCGTATAAAGATCTTGATAAAATGGATATAATTGATGTTCTCAATAATATTGGCAACAATTATAGTATCTCGACAGATGGATTAGCAACTGCTCTTAAAGATTCAGCAAGTGCATTAGTAACTGCAAATAATGATCTTAATGAAGCTGTTTCGTTGACTACGGCTGGCAATGCTATAACTCAAGATCCATCTAAGGTAGGGGCAGGTTTAAGAACGATTTCTCTTAGATTGGTTGGTACAGAGGAAGCCAAGGAGGAACTTTCAGATTTAGGCGAAGAAACAGATGGAATGATAACCACAGTATCAAAACTGAGAAATACTATCCAGTCTGCAACTTCTGCTGCAACAAAAGACGGTAAAGGTTTTGATATTTTTGATTCAAACGGAAATTATAAGAGTACATATGAAATCATGCAAGGATTGGCAGATTTGTATGATGAAATTGTCAAGAAAGATAAAGAATTAGGAACAAATAATCTTAACTTATTATTGGAGACTATAGCAGGCAAAAACCGCAGCAATATTGCTGCTTCTATTCTCCAAAACGGTGATATGCTTCGTTCAGTATACGAGGATGCTCAAAATTCCGAAGGTTCAGCAGAAAAAGAATTAAATTCTTATTTAGATAGTGTTGATGGAAAGTTTCAACAACTTCAAAATAGAACGCAAGAATTTTGGTACAATGTAATTGATACTACAACTGTTAAATCTGTTTTAGATTTTACCACAGATTTAACTGAAGGTGCTTCTAAATTTTTTAAATTAGTAGAAAAGCATCTTCCAACCATATTAGGAGCAATTGCAACTATTATTGCTTCAAATAAAAGCGGTGGTTTGATAAGGTTAATAAATTTTATTAACAATTCTCCTTTCCTAGCTACCGTAGAGTTTAACCGTGAGGTGTGCGAACTTATTGTATAATAAGCAAGGACTCTAATTGTAAAATAGTAGAGAATGACTGGCACTTAATCGTGGCTATGAGTCAATATGGCATAATAGCGAGGTTCATAAATAAAACCTTTCAGTTACTATGAATTCAACATAGTACGGGAAAACCAAAAAAATTTGTTCTAGTAACCAAACTATAATACGAAAGGTTATAGCGGCGAATGTGAAAGCATGAGGTATGGTAATATCACTAAAACAAGGTAAATCCGCATCCGACAGTCTTAAACATTTTTGCAAAGACTACGATCATCGAGCATAAGGACTAGACGGTTGATGAAATCGTTAATGTGTGCTCAGGGGAGAATAAGAGGTGTACTTAAAATGAAGGTGATAGTTGATACACTTTACACCATAATTAATATATTGTGAGAGGTATGTTAATTATAATCAACATAACAGAGAATAATAAAATAGGACTGTCGTGAGACAGCCCTACCGTTGGATTAAAAGGAGAAAAATGAATTACGACATATAGGAGAAAATATTAAAATTTTTTGCTCTTAGAGAACATTTGGGTTATATATTTAACTTTCTTATCAGAGAGTTCGTTATGTCTACAGATAAGAACTATTGAAATGAATTCATATGTCAACCAGATAAAGTAACATATGCCTCCACAACCCATAAGTTTTAAAATGGCTATAATAATATCAACCATTATTATAATTTCACCTCCCTTCTCTATAGAATAGAAATATAAATTAGGGAAATATGTGCCCAGAAAGGGCAGATTCATTTTTCCGAATGCCATAAATATAGACATTGGGACAACCTTCGGTTATAGAGTGTTATGGCACACATCTATGTTGTTTCTCCAATGTCTATATTTTACCATTGTACAAAATTAAATACAATTCAGAACAGTAGTTTGTATTCTATAAGCCAATGTGTTTCGATATATATTCTTTTCTTTCGACTTCATTCATTGAGAAGAATTCTTCAAAGTCAATATCGAGTTTTATACAATCACAATTACATACTCGACATACATTTGTAAGATAATGTGTATATGTAACTCTGTGACAATTTGGACAATAATGAATTTTTAGCATAATTGACTACTCTTTTATTATATCTATTTATTTGGACGGAATAACCTAAATTATTATGATGTGAGGTAAAAAATAATGACAAATTTAAATATTAAAATTAAAATCAACGAATTAGAGGAATTAAAACCAGCTATTGAATATATAAAGGCTCTTGATCTTAATAAAATACCCGAACTCAATACAGAAGTGATAATTGAATTCGGGTATGGTAATTAATTTTCTTTTACTACTTCTATAACTGAAATTTCTGACCTAGCGATGGTAAATGCATTATTCTCAGAATATAAATGCAAATCATATCCCGTAGAGTATTGATGATTGAATATTTCATCACCTTCAAGAGTATGTTCGGATATACCCTTATGTCCATAATATACTTTTTTGATATGTTCATACTCTTGAACTTTACCATCTTTGTTTTTAATTTTAAATGTGTACATTGTGATACTCCTCCGTAATTTGATAACACCATCATACTACTTTGAGGAATATTTTACCATTCGGAACATATGTTTACCAAGTATAACCGCAGTTACCACACTTAAATGTCTTGTTAATCTTCTTACTAAAGATACCGAAAGCCCATATTGATGCCCCACGTTCTACTCCACCTATCTTTTTAATGTTTGTAGAACCGCAAGTTGGGCACTTAGGTTTATTAGCATTTTCCTGTTCTTCACGTTTTTGTTTACCAAGATTGAAATAGTAATCCGCTTCTGCTCCACGCATAGATTCCTCGAATTTACGCTTTTCTTCAGCTTCTTCTTCGAGGGTTAGTTTTTGACCAGCTTTTTTGTTACCAGTCAGTCTTGTATATTTGTCATAACGAAAACCGAACCAGAAATCAGGATTACCAAGGGCTAATTCTTTATATGATTTTTCGTTAAAATATGGTGAGTTTTCAACTTCTAATTGAATTTTAACTTCATATTCATCTTTTTCATCTTCGGTCATTTGTTCATATTGTTCTCTTGTTAAACCATCATCAACAATATGAGTGCTACCACAATTGCAACAATAGTCTTCATAGAACCAACAACAATCTTCTGCTCTAATAAAACAGCATGATAAACAATATTTCATATATATTTACCTCTCACACTTAATATATAAAATATAATATCATTTTTATATATATACTGCAATATTTTCAGCATATAATTAACGATAGGAAAAATTTTAGCTGATAATTGGGGTATTACTGATAAATTAGGTGGAACAAAGAATTTTAAAGAAGTCGAAAAATTATCTACATTAGATTTTAAAAATTTCAAAGAATTAGAAAATACCATCGCCAATGCTAAAGGCGATACAATTCAACTTCAGAAGGTATTAACCGAAACTTTTGAAGATGGTAAGTACTCAAAAGTAAATGGTCTTGAGGAATACATTAAGAAAAATAAAACACTTGATAAGGATTCTATTAATGAACTTATTACTAAACAGAATTATGAGAACATTGCAAAACAGTCTTTCAGTTTTCAAGGTATTAATGCAAATATTAAAGAATATAACAGTCTCTTAAAGAGTTCTGTAAAAGAGGGTAATGCTTTTGCTGAAGTTGTTGCTTCTCATAATATGAAACTTGGTAATTATCTTACAAGTCTTAATGGTGCAAATGCTGGACTTGGTGGATATATCAAGAGTCTTGGTATTGCAAAATTAAAGACAATTGCATTATCAATTGCTACTACTGCCTTAAATATGGTCATAGGTGCTATAGCTTCTGCTATTGCTTCATTCATTATAAAGGGTGTTACCAACATAATAAATAGTGCCGAGAATATGAAAAAAGCCGTAGATGATATGGTTACATCATATAATGATAGTTTAAAGACTCTTGAATCGCACAAAAAGACTATCAATGACATAAAAGATGATTATGCAACTTTATCAAAGGGTGTTGATGAATTAGGCAATAACGTTTCACTTACGACTGATGAATATAAAAAATATCAAGATATTTGTAACCAGATTGCCGATATTTACCCCTCTTTGATAGCAGGACATACTTCTGAGGGTAATGCAATATTAACCTTAAAGGGCAATGTTGAAGCTTTAACAAAAGCATATAAGGATGAACAGAAAGCAGCCGCTGCAAGTGTTATAAGTGGCAGTGATAAGGAAAATACCAATGTAGTCAAGAATTATAAAAACGAATCAAAAACTGGCATAAAAAGTGCCTTTAAATCTGCTTTTACATTTAATTCTGATAAATCTATGGTGAATGGATTATCAACAACTCAAAAGATATCTTATCTCAAAAGAGCTACAACTCTATCTACTAATGACTTAAAAAACAAATCGGGTTCTATAGGCTCAGATAATGTATTTAGAAGTTTATTAAAGACATATGGATTAGATACTGATAGCACTGACCAAGAGGTTACTACTATCATTCAGAATATGAAAGCTGATTTATCAACTTATCAGGCTGAAGTTGATGAAGCAATGAAAGGAATTAAAACTAAAGCGAATGCGTATTTTATATATAATTCAGATTATGATAATTTGAATGACGAACAAATAAATCAAATAAGTTCCTTAATTGATAAGTCATTAACTGAAGAAATCGCTGACACTTTTAATAAAGATTCTGATATCAATAGTAAATTTGTACAAAAAATCATTGATGGTATCGAGAATAATAAAGAGGGTATTTCTAATGCATATAAGTCTTTATTGACAATTGATCCTAATAACATGGGTGATGTATCAAAAGATAAGCAAGCAATTGATAATTACATTAAGAAAATTGCTGATTATATTGGAACGGATGCAGATTCTTTAAAAAAAGGTCTTGGTTATGATGTAGCTGATAATATATCTCAACAGTATAATAATATCATAGAAGAGGCAAAGAAGAAAGAATCAGACTTTGATTGGGATAATTGGTTCAAAGAACATTCAGTTAATACTCAAGAAGAAATTGACAAATGGAAAGAAATAGCATCTTCTGCTAATAGTGCTGCTGAAGCACGAAAAAAATACGCTAAACAAGCAGATACATTTAAAGAAACTAAATTGTTTGATATGGGAAGTGACAGTGCTCCATCGACATTAAGTAAGCTAAATTCTCAATTAGACGAAATCCAATCTGCCTATTCTACACTCTCTTCTGCTGTTTCTGAATATAATAGTAATGGAAATATGTCAATTGACACAATGCAATCCATTATTGCATTAGGTGATAATTGGCTTGATTACATTGATATGGAATCAGGAGCATTTACTCTCGACCAAGAAGCCTTAGATAAACTTACTCAAGCTCGTATTGAGGATATGAAGCAACAAGCACTTGCTAATTTAACTTCAACCGTTGAAAGTATTACAACCGAAGCCGATGCAACAAAGTATTTAGCTTCAACTAATTACGATGCTGCAAATTCATATAAAGAATTAGCAAAAGCAAAATTATCAGAAGTACAAGGTAATCTTCAGAAGAAAGTAGAAGAAGGTTCACTCTCACAAGATTCTTATGATAAGATAATTTCTAAATTTGAATCTGATGCTAATAAGATATCTCAGATATTTGATAATACAAGTTTCAAACTTACAGCAGATGGTTCAATTGGAGATAGTTTATCAGAACTTGAATCACATGCGGATTTACTTAAATCTGTACAAGACGAGTTACAAAACACAAGTAGATTATCATCTTCTACTTTGGATTCAATTGCTAAAGCATTTCCTGAGTTGAACGAAGCTACTCAAAAGTTCAGGGATGGACTTATGTCGTCTAGTGAATTATTTGCATTGCTAGAGCAAGCGTATAACGATGACGCTGAAGCTTATAAGTTATCTGAGCAAAATAAGTATATTTACTCCAATGACTTTTGGAATCAAGTTATAGTTGGTAATGAAAAACTTCAAAATATGCTTACGAGTTTCTATGGTGATGACTGGAAAAATTGGAAAAATTTAGCTGAAGCGAAAGCTGGCTGTGAACAAGAACTCGTTAAAAAACTTGGCGATTTGTGGGATAAATATTTCAATAATCAGCTTACAGCATTTAAGATAGTAAAAGATGCCGAAACTGGTATGATGAGTGTTCAAGATAATGAAGATTCTCCATTAAATCAAAAAAGCAATCCATTAAAAACGGGATTTGCAGGCGCAAAAATGATGGACAACCTTCATCAAGATGTAAAAGCAGCTCAGGAAGAAGATAAAAAAGTAGTTCTTGATTATATTAATCAATATAATTATGCACGAAAACAACTTCAAGGATTATTTGATAGTTCCACTCCCAATTTAGACATAACAACTGACTGGAAATCCATTGGAAGTAGTTCGTCTTCAAGTGATAGTGGAAGTGATTCATCCTCAGAACCATCGCCACAGGACTTCAATTGGGTAGAACGTCTCTTATCTAAAATCTCTAAAGCCTATGACCGCTTAAAGAATAAAGTAGCAGATACAACACGTACATGGCTTAATCGTAATAATGCCCTCTCCGATTCTATGGAAACATTGTTATCAGAGATTAACGCACAGTCAGATGCTTATGACTTCTATATGGATAGATTTAATTCATATGACCTTGACGGATATTACAAAGACCAGATAGCCAATGGTTCTATAAGTATAGATGTTATTTATGATGAAGACCTCAAGGATGCTATTTCAGATTGCCAGGATTTATATGATAAGGCACAAGATGCTGCTGATTCTGTACAGTCATTAAACATTGAGATAAGACAGCTTGCTAAAAGTAGATTCGATAATATTCAATCACAGTTTGAAGAAGTTCTTGGGAAAGTAAATTCTATTAAGGATTTATATAACAAAGATAATGATCTCTTAGAAGAACAGGGCTGGTTCGCTTCTACTCTGCTTAACAGTTCTATGATTGAACAGGAACAAAAGAATCTTGAAAAACTTGAACAGGAAAGAGATGCACTTACAAAGGCACTTAATTCTGCTATGGCTTCAGGTAAGATTGAGGCTGAATCTGAGGACTGGTATTCTATGCAGTCTGCTATAGATGATTGTACCTCTTCCATATATGATGCTAAAAAGGCATTGGTTGAGTATGATAATGCTATAAGACAGATTAATTGGGATGCTTTCGATAGAACAAGGGATGATGTCAGCAACCTTATAGACGAAACTCAGTTTCTTGTTGACTTACTAAAGGATGAAGATATTACTGATGATAATGGTAATATGAATGACAATGGCAAGGCTGCACAGGCATTAATCGCACAGAAGTATCAATTATATCTTAATCAGGCTAAAGCTTATAAGGATGAGATACTTAAAATTAATGAAGAGTTGGCTAATGATCCTTATGATAAGGAATTACTGGATAGGAAGCAGGAACTTATTAAGGCTCAACAGGATGCTATTAATTCAAGTATATCTGAAAAGGATGCTCTTAAGGATTTAGTTCAAGAAGGTTATGATACATTTCTTGATAAACTTGATGAAGTCATCCAAAAGTATAAAGACCTTATGAGTCAGCAAAAGGATGCTTATGATTATGAGAAATCTATAGCTGAAAAAACAAAGGCTCTTAATGCTTTAGAGAAACAATATTCTGCCGTTCAAGGAGATAATTCTGAGGAAGGCAAGAAAAATATTCAGCAACTTAAAGATCAGATTAACAGTGCAAAAGATGATTTGAAAGATACTGAATACGAAAAGCTTATAAGCGATACTCAAGCTATTTTAGATAATCTTGCCGATACTACAAAAACGTGGCTTGATGAGCGACTTGATTCATTTGATATAACTATGCAGGAAATTATTGACCAGTCTAATGAAAATGCTTCTAATATCTCACAGACTATCACTGATACTGCTGAGAACTATGGTTATAAGCTTAGTGAATCTATGTCAAATATATGGAGTACAAACGCTAGTAATATAACAAATGGTATTAATAGTGTATTAGGTGACTTCAGTAACAAGTTTGTTGAAGGCAACAACGCTATTAATAAGGTTTGTGGTGACATTAATGCTGCTGTACAAGGTTTATTGAAGAATAGTAATGATGAAGCACAAAGAGTTGCTGATGAGATTGCTAGACAGCAGGCAGAACAGAATGCTAATACCGATGGTGGTTATTCTGATGGCGGTGGTTCATCTGATAGTGGTGATGATTGGTCTGATAATTGGGATAACTCTGATAGTGGCTCATCTAATAATGGTGGGTCTGATGGAGTTAATTGGATATACTCGCCTGACGATTTCCCGAAGGACGAATTGGATATATCAAGCTCGATCGTAGATAGAATTAAGTGGCATGACTATGATTCATCTTTTAGTGCAAGAGCTGGTTATTATGAACAGATGGGTAATGATGATCCTTATTATGGAACAAGTGAGCAAAATATACAAATGTTAGAGTATATGAAATCTCACGGACTAAAGAAAGGCTCTAAATCTGCTCATGGTGGTCTTACTCTTACAGATGAAGATGGTCTTGGTTCAGAAGTAATCTTCTCTAAGAAGTATGGTACACTTCGTAAGTTAGATACGGGCGATATGGTATTTAACAAAGACCAAGTAGAAAAGCTTTGGAATCTTTCTAAGGGTATTACCACTCCGAATATGTATATGGATAACTTAGGTGCTAAGTTGCCAGATATTCCTAATATATCGAATAACTTGGCTAATAAGGTTGATGTATCATATGGTGATGTGTCATTATCGTTCCCAAATGTTCACAATTATGAAGACTTTATGAAACAAGCACAACAAGATCCTAAATTTGAAAAGATGGTTCAGAATATGACTCTTGGACAGACTTTAGGTAGAAATTCACTTAGTAAACTGACCTTTAGATAAGGTTTATGGGCGTACTGACATTGTGTTGGTATGCCCGTGATATTGATTAATAAATCAGATTTACGAATGTATGTTTCTGTGGTATTCTGTCGATTATTGGTATATAATATTGTATTGTATATTGATAATTGGGGGATATATTATGAGTATAATACAAGCTGTAATAACAGATAATTTTTGTTTAATGTCAGGCGATAGTCGTGCAACATATAGTAACAATAATACGTGTAGAAGTGGCTTTAATAAGGTGATTAAATTAAATAATCAAATATTATTCGGGGTTACGGGAAATCCAATACATTGTTTTAAATTATTTGATGGCTATTGTTTTTATGATACAAAAAAGGGATTTGTAAATTCAGATAAAGAGTTTGATGATCTATCCTATATAGAATTTATAGGTATTATTACATCAAAATTTTATAAAATGCTTAAAGAACATATAGAAGGAATTAGCAAATATGAATTTGGAGTTATAATATGTGGATATAATGGTAAACGATTTGAAATAACAAGTTTTTCTATTGGTTCTAAATTTGGAGTTCCCAATGGAATAAATATAATACATAAAGCAGATGATTTTCCATATAAATGCGCAATGGTAGGATTACCAAAACATATTAATAAATTCGAGATTTTAACAAATGAATTACATGAAAAATATTTATCTGAAAATTTTTCAATTAGACAATTTAAAAATATAATGCAAGAAGTGGTGGATGATGGTTCGAAATTTGATTATACAATAGATAATAAATTAAATTTTGAAACCATTAGGAAATTAAATAAAAATGATGATATTATTTTCAAATGATTATTGGATGGGGTGTAAAACAAATACATATAATTTAGAACGTATGCGATATGATTTATTCATTAAAAAATATCCTGTTTTTAAAGATATATTAATAATTATTAGAAAAATTAATTTTAATATAAAAATATATTCTGAAAACATTGTAAATAAATTATATATTTAGAAAATAAAGCATAAATAACCTCCCCTACTCTTTCAATTACAACTAAATATAAAACACAAAAAGACACATTAGTTTAGGCTAGTGTGTCTTTTATTATATTAGAAATTATTAAGAATTATTAAAGATATTAAAATTAAGGATAGATTGGAGAAAATAGGATGTCAAATAAGTTAGTTAAGAGTAAAAGTAATATGGAAAAGAAGCTGGAATATTATGAAAGACATTGCGCTCTACTGGAAAAGGAAAATGAAGACTTGAAACAGCAAATTATTGACAATGAAATCGGTCTTTCAATCGTTAAAGAAAATGCCTCTGAGTCTTATGATAATCTCTCTATTTTAATTAAAAAAGCAAAAACAGCTAAAAATGTATACGAAATGTTATGTATGAAATATAATGACCGAATTAAGGTTTTAGATGAGCAAAAAGCCGAAGCAGATAAAGCTAAAAAAGAATATATTAAAAAAATGGAAGCATTTGAAAAACAATATCAAAAAATGCTTGATAACTTATTAAAAAAATAAAATTAAAAAGGATGGTGAAAATATGTTTACTGACTTTCAATTTGGGGATAATTTTGCTAGTGATTTTGGATTAATGGTTGCTACTTTTGATTCGTCTGGTGGTGTTGAGACTGTATCTTCTGGTTCTACTCTAACATTTAACACTGTTAAATCAGTCGGACAAGATATTTCTGAATTATATGGAAGTACATATGATGAAGACTACTCTTTCACTATTCAATTATGCCGACTAGACAATCATTGTAATCCTATTCCTCTTATGCCAGAAGAATATGGAGCGATAAATAGATGGTTAAACAGAAAAACTTTTGATCAGTTTAAAATAAACAAAGAAGGTTATGAAAATATAAGATTTTACGGCACATTCAATGTTCAAGCTGTGAAAATTAATGATGATATATATGGAATTGAATGTACGTTCACTTCTAATGCACCATATGGTTTTGCTAAAGAAAGAACTCATACTTTTTCTAATGTAAAATCTTTTTATATATATGATGATTCAGATGAGGTTGGAGAAATATATCCTTATACGATTATAACTTGTAATGAAGCAGGTAATCTTACTATTACTAACTCAGCAGATAACGAATTATGTATTATCAATAATTGTATAAAGGGTGAAGTAATCACTATTGATAATCAACATCGAATAATTACATCTGATAAACTTGCTCACAACATAGCAAATGACTTTAATTATAATTTTCTTAAATTAATAAACACATATAAGAATAGGGATAACTACTACTCTTCTACACTTAATATAAATGTAACTATGAGTTATTCTCCTATTAGAAAGGTAGGAATTTAATTTAATGCAGAAAATTAATGTAAGAAATTTACTTAGAATACAAAAAACTGGACAAACAATTAGACCATTACATATTATTCTAGGTAACAGAAATCTTGAAAAATTCGGTGAAATAGTTAATATTCCTGCCGATTCTATAACATATCATCCACAATTTAACGCCGTGGATGAATTATCTTTTAATGTGTATAATGAACAAAATGGAGAAATTGAAAGACTATGGGATAAAATTATTGATTTTAAAACTGTATACGTTAAGGAATATAACGAATGGTTTGAAATTACAGCAAGTATTGATGAGTCAGAAATAAATACAAAGAAAGTTATAACTGCCAAATCATTATGTGAAGCCGAACTTGGACAGGTGATTTTACACGATGTTGAAATCAATACAGAAGATGATATTACTCGTGAAGAATATACAGAACCAACTATATTCTATAATCCTAGTAAGAAAAATTGTTCATTGCTAAATAGAATTCTTGAAAAAGTCCCTGGTTATACTATTGCCCACGTTGATGAAACTCTTTTAAATATTCAGCGTTCATTCAGTATAGATGGGACAAGTGTTTATGATTTTTTAACAACCACTCTATCGCAGGAAATTGGCTGTATATTTTTATTTGATTCAAATACAAGAAGTATCTATGTATATGATATGGAAACCTGTTGTTTGAGCTGCGATTATAGAAGTGAAGATTCATTTACTGTTTGTCCTGAGTGTGGAGGAACAATTATACATGAACCATATGGAAAAGATACATCAATATTTATTGATAAAAATAATCTTGGCTCAGGCATTCAGTTGACTTCTGAAACAGACAGTATTAAGAATTGTTTTAGAGTCATCGGTGGAGACGATTTAATCAACGCAACTTTAAAGAATATTAACCCTAATGGCAGCAATTATATTTATTATTTTAATAATGATACCCTATTAGATATGCCAAATGAGTTGCAATCTAAAATAAAATCATATGATGAACTTGTTAATGAATATTCTAATAGCAAATCTTTTTCCTTAGAAGCTTCTCTTGTAAATCAATATAATGATATTATTGAATATATCAAGAAATATTATCCTGATACCACATATTCTTCTATTCAACAGCAGTATATAGGTTGGAGTAATATAACATCTGTATATTATAATATTATTGATTTATACTCGTATCTTAATAGTTCTATGATGCCAACTTGGAAACAGCAAGATAAAACGGCAGCATCTCAATTGGCTTTGCTTACTCCTTCTAATTTGTCTCCTGTAGCAGTAACGGATGTAAGTAAAATATCTGTTTATACTGCTAATAACGCAGTTCTTGCAATGGCGAAAGCAATCATTGATACATCCATTTATAAGGTTGAAATTCTTGACGGTTCAACTCTTAAATCACAAACTTGGACAGGTCGATTTAAATTAACAAGTTATTCAGATAAGGAAGATACGGCTGAAATGAAAACGGCAATAAGTATTGCAATTAACGATGATTATATTGCCTATGTTAATCAGCAGGTTGATAAAGCAATGGGGAAAGTAAATGATCAAGGGTTACAAGAAATATATAAAATTGAATCTTTAGATACATTTAAAATAGAATTGCATAAATATTCTGCACAGAGATTAACTTCTTATCAGTCAGCTTATCAGACTGCTATTAATGTCTTAACTGAACAAGGTGTTGCATCTGAATCTTCTAATTTACACGATTCTATTTATCTTCCATATTATGAACGGTTTATTGCTTTAGAATCAGAATTATCTTATAGAAACTCTCAAATAGATACACTTACAGGTCTTGAGAAATACATTGAGGATTTGATTTCAAAAACCCATAATGATCTTGATTTTGAATCGTATATAGGTGAAAAATATTGGAAGTTATTCACTTATTATAGACGTGAAGATGATTATAGCAATGACAATTATATTTCTGATGGACTAACTAATACTGAATTAATTGACAAGGCAAATGAATTATTGGTGGTTGCCAAGAAGGAATTGGTTAAATCTGGCGAGAAACAATTCACTATTTCAGGAACACTACAAAACCTCCTTCTATTAACAGATAAAGACGGAAATAGAATTTTTGAACCCATTCTTGATGATTTTACTCTTGGTAATTTTATCAGAACTAAAATTGATGGAAAAATTTATGTAATGAGATTAGCAGATATCTCAATTTCATACGGAGATTTAAGTAAATTGTCAGTTACATTTTCGGATGCATATAGATACGGAAGTTCAAATGTTAATATAGTTAAAGACATTCTTGCAAAATCTCAGTCTATGGCAACGAGCTACTCTTCTACTATTAAACAGGCAAGTCAAGGTGAAAAAGCTAACCTTACATTTGAGAAATTGCAAAAAGAGGGATTAGACTCTGCTTTATATAGTGTTCATAATACTAATTCGACTGCGATATTTGATGAACACGGAATCCTTATTAGAAGTTATGATGATGTGATTGATGATTATAAAGATGAACAGGCACGAATTAATGTTAATGAATTTGTTTATACAACAGATAGATGGAGAACTGCTGTTACAGCCTTGGGTAAACAAAAATATACTCTCAATGGTACTATGTATGAGAAGTATGGCTTAAATACAGACTTTGTTATATCAGGTCTTATTATCGCAGGTGATTTATATTCTGCTAATTACACAACAGATTCAAGGGGTATATGTACTGCTGGTACTCACATTAATTTAAACGATGGTAGCTTTGTGTTTGCAGGTGGTAACTTAAAATATGATAACAATGAGTTATATGTTAATGGAAAAATAACAGCAATTTCAGGAAAAATTGGAAAGTACAATATTACAAACTCTTATCTTTCAACTGGAACTGATTCGACTTGTACAGGTTTAGGTGGTAATCAAGCTTTCTGGGCAGGTAGTGAAAACAGCAATAACGCACCTTTTAGGGTTGATTATAATGGATATATGTATGCTAATAACGTTGATATATCTGGAAAAATAAATGCTAACGATGGCAAGATCGGCGGTTGGAACATTGATTCTAGCACGATTTACCAGGATTATGATAAATATCGAGTGTATATTCAAAATCCTTCTTCACCAGAAACTTGGGTGTTATCTTGTCAAGAAAATAAAAATAATTCTTATTATGGTAATTGGTATGTTCGTGCAGACGGATATATGTATGCCTCTAAGGGTCAGATTGGTAATTTCACGATCGATAATGGTACATTGGTAACATATCAGAAAAATGGAGTTAAAGGAATATCAATGAATCAGAATTACATAAATTTTTATTCTTGGGTAGATGATTATGAGAATTATGTAGGCTCAATAACTACAACGAAATACTATACAAACAATGGTGAAACAAGAAGGGCTTTAACATTGAATGCAGATTATGGAGATGTTGTCGGAATAAATTGCACCAAGGAGAAAACAGGAAATACGGAATATGAATTCGTTGTAAGAATAAATGACGATTTAAATAAATCATTAGAGTTTTTTTCACCAAACATTTCGGTTAATGGTGGATTTCAAAACAACATAAAAACACCAACAACCCTTACAATTTATTGCTATAACCCAAATTCAGGAAAAGATACTCAAAATGTTAGAATTACCAATACGGATGATAGGCATTACGAAAATTGCGAACTGTCAGTATATGGAAGTGCATACATAGGGTATGATTTAAGATGCTTTGGATCTATCTATGGAACAATCGCCTCTGATTCAGATAAAGATATTAAAAAAGATATTTGCTTATTAGATTTACAGAAATCTTCTGAATTTATATACAGTTTAAAACCTTGTGAGTTTAAGATGATCAATGGTACTTCTGACCGCTATCATCATGGATTCATAGCACAACAGGTTAAAGAAACTATGAAAGATGACTGGGGATTATTTATTGATAAGAAAGTAGCTAACAATCATTATGTAACACATATTTCAGATGCAAATGGAAATATTCAAACAATAACAACAGCACGCTATGCACTTCGATATGATGAATTTATTGCAGATATAGTGGCAACTTTACAATTGCAAAATGATAGAATTGTTAAATTGGAAAACAATATTATTAAAGAGGAATAATTTTACATTATCCCTCTCTTGTAGTATAAAAATAAGGAGTGAGACAAAATGAATTTACAACATATAAATGAAATCGTTCTTGATGTTGATAATAGAAATATTATTGCAATTAATGCAAAACAATATGATAAAAAGTCAAGATATATACAAATTTCTGTTATTGATGGTAGCAACATTTTGAAGCTTGATAAAAAATCTATATCAGCGTTTATGCGTTTAAAAAAACCAGACGATTTAGGAGTGTTTAACCAATGTTCTGTTACTGATGAAGGTAAAATTCTAGTTGAATTAACAGAACAATGTCTGAGCACACCTGGTCGAGCTAATGTTGATATCGTTTTAGTTGAAAAAATATTTTCAAGTGGGAAAGTTACAGTTGATGATATAAACAAGTTGAACAGTCCAATTTTGTCAACTATGAACTTTATTATTAATATAACGCCAACAGCTTTAGAAAATTCTACGATTGAATCTTCTTATGAATTCAATGCATTAAATAATGCATTATCTCAGATTGATTATAATAATAAAAAAGTTGAATCTCTTGACAAAACAATGACCACAAATGAGAATCAACGAATTCAAAATGAAAATACCAGAATAACAAATGAAACAAATCGAGTTTCTGCTGAAAATAAAAGGCAGACAGATACTGCTGATGCTATTAAAAAAACCAATGCCGCAATTGATAAAGCTAATGATTTTATCTTTAAAGCCGATGGTGCTTTAAATACCATTAATCAAAAAGCACAGGAAGTTCAGACAAATGCAAATAACGCAAAAACTTCTGAAACAAATTCAAAAAATTCTGCCACAGCCTCTGCTACTTCAGCAACAAATTCCGCAAACAGTGCTTTAGAATCTAAATCATATGCGATTGGAACAAATAATTCTTTTCGAAAAAATGATTCTACTGATAATTCAAAATATTATTCCGAAAAGTCAAGGGAATATTCGAATACATGGAAAGGTTCTCTGCTTCCAAAAGGAATTATATCTTTTACTCAACTTCCTACTTCAAACTTAATTGCTGGTTTTTTATATTCTATTAACGAAGCATTTGTTACAGATGATAGATTTGTAGAAGGTGCAGGATTTTCATATCCAAAGGGCACAAATGTTTATTGGACTGAAAATAATAAATGGAAAGCATTATCTGGTGTTCTTAGTAGAGAAATAAGTAAACAAAACTATGCAGCTTTATCAGAAGCTGAAAAGAAAAATGGTACAATTTATTATGTCACAGATGATGATTATACATTATCTATTGACTCTTCCCTCTCTTCTACCTCTAAAAACCCCATTCAAAATAAGGCTGTAAGCAATAAATTTGCAGAAATTGAAACAAGTATTTCCTCTGCAAAATCAGAGACAAAAACTTACACAGATACAAAAATTGCTAATCTTATCAATGGCGCACCTGAAACATTAGATACTTTAAAAGAAGTTGCGGATGCCATAGAATCAAGCAAATCCGTTGAGGAAGCCTTGAATAAAGCAATTGGAACAAAAGCTAATAACAGTGTTTTATCTTCTCATACCTCTAATACGACTATCCATGTAACATCAGAGGAACGAACAAAATGGAATACAGTAAATGATAAAGTTGATAAGGTTAATGGAAAAGTGTTATCAAGTAATGATTATACAACTACCGAAAAAAATAAATTAGCAGGAATTGCTAATAATGCAACTGCTGTTACTGATTCAACTGTATCTGGATGGGGATATAAAAAAACTGATACAAACACTTGGCGACCACAACCAGATTGGAACGCTACATCAGGAGATGCTACAATAAAAAATAAACCCACAAGTATGCCAGCCTCTGATGTATACTCATGGGCAAAGGCAAGCTCAAAGCCAAGTTATACATGGAGTGAGATTGGAAATAAGCCAAGTACATTCACACCATCATCACACACACATAATTATGCAGGAAGTTCTAGTGCTGGTGGTTCAGCCAACAGTTTATCTTATTTTCAAAATACATCATCTACTAATGTTGGACAAGCTGAAGGGGGATCTAATGCTATAGCCTATATTTCCGACTATAGTGGTACAGCATTAACATCTGGTGTTAAAGATGGTGCTTTATATCGACAAGCATATTCAACTTCATGGGTACATCAAATTTATGGAGATTATAGAACTGGTCAAATTGCTGTCCGTGGCAAAAATAATGGGGCTTGGCAGAACTGGAGAAGAGTTTTAGATGAATCAAATTATAAAACATTTTGTACTCCTGCGAATATAGGTGCTGCGGCTACAAATCATTCACACAGCAATTACCTTACAGCAATTAATAAGACAATGGTTGTAAATGCATTAGGTTATACTCCACCAACAACAAACACAACATATAGTGTCGCCACTCAATCTACAAACGGCTTGTTTTCGGCATCAGATAAAAAGAAATTAGATGGAATTACAAGCGGTTCTAATACAGTTATGAAACTTATTTCAAGTACAGATTATTCAAAATTAAGTGATGCTCAAAAGAAAAATGGAACTGTTTATTTTGTAGTCTAATAAATATTTTAAAGGAAGGAAAATATAATTATGGGAAAAATATATTATAATGGAGTTGATTATTCTACTCCTGTTGTTTCAGGTGTTTCAGGCATTAAGGGAAATGCCGAAACTACTTATAGAACAGGTAATGTTAATATTACGCCTGCAAACATTGGTTTGGGAAATGTTAATAATACTGCTGATTCTGCGAAAAGTGTAAAGTATGCTGCAACTGCTGGTAGTGCTACTCCTGTTGCTCACGCTTCAACTGCAACTACATATGGCAAAAGTACAGGAAGTAATTATGGACATACAAAACTTAGTGATACATATACATCTTCTGTCGGAGATGCATCAAGTGGTGTAGCTGCTTCTCAGAAGGCACTTTTTGATGCTTATAGTACACTAAACTCCAATATAGATTATTTTCATGATGAAACCGCAGTTTGTTTATATACAACAAAAAGTTGGAGTATTGGTTCAGGTGGTTATAGATGGGTGTGTCCATCTGACGGATTATATTTTTTAACCAGTTTTTTTTATTTTGTTGATCCTTTAAATGTCAATGAAGCTTATCAGTTTCAAATGAAAGTTGGTGAATTTTTGTTAGCTATATATGGTGGAACAGATTCTTGGGAGAGCAGTATGAATAGTAGAATGATAAGTGCCCTTGTTCCATTAAGACAAGGTGAAGTTATTACTCCATATGTTCATATTAGTAGAGAGAATGTTAGATTTGGTACTAAATTATATTATTGCAGAATTATTAATAAATAACTTCAATATAGATAATATAGAGTAAAAACTCCAATTTTTCCGATAAAATAAAAGTTACGAAATATAAAATATGTACTAATAACATATAAGAATATTTTGAATTAATAGAGGGTTATCTTCCAATTGTTATTGTTTTTGATGATCCTATCCTAATTCAAATACTCATTGTGTCGGCTTTAATAAAACTACTTGGGTTGATAATCTAGGAAATTTATTTGTTGCATGATTTTCAGAGAAAGTTAGCTAAGGTGTTTCATTTTTTGTTATATCGGTAAAAGTGTAATTTCGTTCTACTGTAAATATAAAGTATAAATAGATACCCACGGTTTTGTTGAGGAATTTCCACCGAAATTACAAGCACAATCACGAAAATACAAAATATTATCTTTTACAGAATATTCAAATCTTCCCCTTGTAAAAAAATTATCGCTTGCATACATATTCATAACAAAATTTCTATCATCAGCCCTATCTAAAGGAATAATCATTGACTCAACACATATTCCATGCGGTGCAAAAAGTAGTTTTATCTTCATAAGTAAGTAATAAAAGGGAGCAATCTGATGGTATTGTAAATGTTGTAATATTATCACCATCGTTGTTTATTTTCATATGACCAAGGTATGTCCAAGAAATCCTTTTGTTATTTATATTGGTGTTTAATTAATTTTATTGTTTGAAATTTTTAGCAAGTTTTTGTTTCTTCTTGTATATTAAAAAGAAACAAAATATTAAATAAAAAAGGAGAAAATTATATGTTTGTAAAAAATACTGACAATAATGAAAATATTGCTATTAAATCATATGAATTTATTTCATATCCTAATATTATCCGAATTAATTTTGATAATAATGATACAATTTCTTTACAATCATTACAAGGTTTTGAGATATATATTGATGAAGAAACTCGTGTTTATGATTGTAAAGAATATAAATATATATATGATATTCAAGATAATTACATTGAATTTAGCAATGAGAATACTATGTACTATACATATTACAATGTTAATAAGGAAGGATATGTAACTGGTATATACACTGTTAATGCTGAACAACCAAATGCCATGCTTCTTCTATCTGGAACTAACAAAAAGGCAAAATATCCTGAATTTACATTGGAAATTAAAGATAAAAATAATTGTTATAATTATAAAATTGTTAATAGCGAATTAACAGAAGTCTCTAGTGAAGAAAAGAAAATATTATTAGAAAACTTAAAGAAAGAAACCCTTAAAATTGCCAAAGTTACTAAAATTATTGAACTAACTACGGCTTGTCAAAATATAATTCTTAACGGAATTGATTATAATGGAAAACATTATACATATAATTATTCTGATCAGAATAATATATCTAATCTTGTTCAAATGGCTAAGACAACAGGAATGGATGTTCCTTATCACGCTGACGGAGATTTATGTGAACTTTATTCTCCATCTGAAATATATGCTATTTATATTGCAGAAGAAATAAATGTTACAAAAAATACAACATATCTTAACCAGCTCAAGGCTTATGTTGATACACTCGAAGAGACTGACGATGTTAATAATATTGTGTACGGACAAGAACTTACAGGTGAATATCTTAAGAATCTTAATGATATCATGGATCATTCACAGAAGATAATTGAGGTATTAAATGCAGAAACGGCTAAAATTACTCAGTAAATATTTATTTCTATTTTGTGTCGGTGCAGGATTATATATTTCTATTGAATTGTTATACAGAGGGTTTTCACATTGGACAATGGGTGTATTAGGAGGTATATCTTTTGTATCAATAGGACTTATTAACGAAATATTAACTTGGAATACTCCTCTTGCATTACAAGCTTTAATAGGAAGCGTCACAATAACTTTTTATGAATTTATTTTTGGTGTTATATTAAATATATGGTTAGGATTAAATATATGGGATTATAGCAATCTTCCATTTAATATTTTAGGTCAAATTTGTATACCTTTTTCTACAATATGGTACTTTTTATCTATAATAGGAATTTGTTTAGATGATTTTTTTAGATGGAAATTGTTCAATGAAGAGAAACCTAGATATAAAATATTTTAATAACACTCCAATAATGGTAAATATTAATATAAACAATATGTATATTCTCCGCAAATATATGTTTCTATAGAATTACTTATATTATCTTTCATAGAAGTTATATACCATTTCTTTAAATCGGTTGGATAACATTTTAGACATAGTCTATTTTGATTACTTGCAATAGGAACTAACATATTTACTGGTGGAGCTAACTTTTCAGGAAAATTTTGAAAAACATATCCAGCAGAAAATGCGGTAATATTGTTTGTTATTTTTCCACTGTAATAAATCCAGCATTGGGAATTGTTATATTTATATAACAACGTTATTCCACAAGCAGTTCCAGCATTTTCCCAATTAGTCCAATTATAATTGCCAATATTGGAGTTTAGGTTATTGATTAAGTTCTCGTTAAAAAATTTATATAATTATAATTTTTTACCTAAACTCCAATTTAACTAATATATCTAATAAAGTAAATACAAAAGATTTAGAAGCTTTAACAATAGACATTAGTAACAAAACAAGACTCAAAATTTCTTTTGCAACCGAACACGGATTTTGTCTTATTTTCGGAGAAGCTAATCATACAGCCTTTGGTTATATTGTAACTTATACAGATTGCATAGAGTTAAAGGGCGGTTATAAAACCGAAAGGTTTGGAAACACATGGATGGTAACACTTGGAAATTGGGCAACTGCCACTATAATAAGAGGTAGTATATCTGGTATTGTTGTTGCTGTCGATTAATCTACTATGAGATTTAATATCTTATAAGCTCTTTGTCCATTAAAAAGATAACCTACATAAATGGCATCCGAACATAGTATATATACCAAAATATTCCCTTCTAGGTTCTGTCCAAGAGTTATACCGTATTGTTTTCCACTCCAACCACCTTGTATACAAAAAATACCATTTTTATTTTTTGATTTGATTAATTCAATTTTTTTATCTACAAGTTCTTTCCAGCTATTAGCTATTGTATTATCGAATCCCAAATTAATTATACCAATATTGGTGTTTAGGTTATAAAATTTCTATATTTTTCCAAAAATAATAATTATCTAAACCAAACAGAGAATAATAAGCTGAACTCAAACTGATGTTCGAATTATTATTTTTGGAGGTATATAGAGATATGACAGATGCAAAAGAATTATTAGAATTGAGAATTTATGGAGCATTAAGAAAAAGTAAACTTTCAGAAAGTGATTATTGTCGCTTAAAGAATAATATAACCACTATTATGTATGATTTCTCAATTAATGAAATTAAAAATACGGAGATTGTAAAAGCAAGTACTAATAAAACGGACGAATTATTAGAATATTTTATTATGACTAAAGCTAGTGAAAAAATGTCACGAAATTCAATAGATCAATATGTACGAGTTGTTCATCAATTATGTAACTTGGTTCATAAAGAATTAAACGAAATCACTAAAGAGGACATAAGGTATTTTTTAATACGCTATCAGCAATTATATAATATTCAGGATAGCACCTTAGACAATAAGAGAAGACTCCTATCTTCTGTTTTTTCATTGTTATATGCTAATGAAAGAATATCTAAGAATCCTATGAGTGCAATAGGCTGCATTAAATATAAAAAGGTTGTAAAACAGCCTCTTAAAGATGATGAAATAGAAAGAATTAAATTAGCTTGTGCTGGAAATAAGCGTAACATTGCTATTGTTACATTCTTCTTAGAAACAGGTGTACGAGTAACAGAATTATGTAATATAAAGCTATGTGATATTGATTTTATCAATCATAGGTGCAAAGTAACTGGAAAGGGAAATAAAGAACGTATTGTTTATTTTACAGGTAAGAGCTATGTAATGTTACACGAATATCTTAAAACACGAACAGATATTAATTTAGAAAGTATTATATATAGTGGATATAATGATGTTCCTTTATTTGCCTGTAACCGACACGGAACTAAAGCTATGAGTAAGGAAGGTGTTGAGGCAATGGTAAGGAAATTACGAGAACCTAGCGGAGTTACTAGATTACATTGTCATTTATTTAGAGCTACATATGCCACTAATCTTGCCAGAAAAGGTGTTAGTATAGAATTAATAGCAAAATTATTAGGACACGCTAATCTTAACTCTATTGACAGATATGTTCTAACAGGAAATGATGAGGTCGAATTAGCCCTCAAACGTGTTGGGAGTCTTTCATAATATTAAAATTATTTTTAATTTTTAGGGATATTAGATTAATTTCTAGTATCCCTATTTTTTACGATTCTTATTTGACTTATTTCTTTTTATTTTTATATAATAATCAGAACAGACGTTTTATTATAATGGAGGTATGTTATGAAAGAAGGTATTACTGCTTACATCATAGAAAATAATCTAAAAATAAGAAAAGTTACTGTAGCTCATATAACTGGTAATATGGCTCTTGTTAAGTTCGATGAAGGCGGTGGAATCAGAGTTCGTTTAGATAGGTTATTTGATAGCGAAGAAGCTGCTAGAAGATATTTGGGTATTAAGGGGTTTGTACACGATAAATATCATTGACAATTAATGTGAAAGTATAAACCAATTATATCTTATAAAAAGTTATATCAACAATTAATATGTAGACAAAATTAGAGTAAAAGAGAAAATAAGAAAATTTTATATAAAAGAAAAAGGGATAAAGAATTATATCTTTATCCCTATGCAAATAATATCACTCACTCCTAATTGTTAAATGGGTTATAATTGGGTTATTTTTAACATTTAACCCATTTAAAATCATCAGAAAACCTTGATTTTACTGCA